ATTAAATATTTTAAATTTTGTTCTTTTATTTCTTCTATTTTATTATTTATAAATAAAAAATTTTTAACTATATAATCTAATTCATCATAATTATAATTTTTTAATGATTTATTCATTTCATACCCGAAACCATCTAGACTAGAGAAATCAAAACTCCCTGTGACGTCTTCTTTAAACGAATCATAGGTTTGATATCTTTTAGCCAATTCTCTTGCAATAGTTCTTCCAATGAGTGGTATACCTGCAGCTGAGATAATCGACTCGAGGTTGGTATTACAACTTGTTTTGATGGCACTAAGAATATTATCGACAGACTTCTCACCAAAACCTGCCTTGTTTTTCCACTCTGTTTCATATGTTGATAAAGTGAACACATCTGCGATTCCATTTACCCACCCCCAATTTATTAATTTTTCAATAGTTGCTTTTGATAATCCTTTAACATCTAAACCTTTTTTGCTAAAAAAATGCTCTATACGATTGATTAATTTTCCTTCACAAGCGGGGTTATCACAGAATAACACCTCACTATCATTATCTTTATGTATAGAAGTTTCTCCTCCACAAATAGGACAATGAACTGGATATACAATAACTTCTTTGCTATCATCTGAAACAACACTTGCAACTTGAGGAATTATTTGATTGGCCTTAAAAATACTAATGCGGCATCCATAATGACTTATTCCAAGCTCTTTCATAATACTAATATTATGTAAACTTGCACGAGAAACTTCTGTCCCATCAATATCAATAGGAGTAAATATAGCAACAGGAGTTAATTGACCGAGTTCTTCCCATCGTCCACTCTATATCTTCTAAAGTAGTTTCATATTCTTCATCATAAAATTTGAATGCGAGTCCTCCTTTAAAATGATGGTCTGTGCGGCCGACCGCATTATATTCGCTGCAATTATTATATTTAAACACAATTCCATCTATTGGATATTCTAAATCTTTACATATATTTTTAATATTTTCAACTGTATTTTCAATATCTTCATTACAAAAATAAGGAACTACTGTGAAACCTAAACTCTCTAACCATTGTAATTTTAAATCTAAAAAATGAATACCTTCTATTCCACCTTCTATTAAATCCCAAACAACAAAAGTAAGATTTCTCATAGCACTTTCTTCGCTATTTAATAATCTAATAGAACCAGAAGCAAAATTTCTAGGATTTTTATATTCACTAGAAAATTTTTCAAAATTTTTATATGTACAAATGACTTCTCCATCAATAACTAGTTTCTCTTTATAATTTATTTTATTTGGAATATTTTTTATTTGTAAGGCATTATGTAATATATCTTCTCCTACTGTTCCATTTCCTCTTGTTTCTGCGGCAATAAGTTTACCATTTTCATATGTTAAAGAACAAGTTAAACCATCCATTTTTGCCATAGCTATATAATCATGATTACCAATAAAAGATTTTATAATATTTATATCCTTAGTTTTATCAAGAGAAAGCATAGGGTGACTATGTTCAACCTTATTAAGTTTGTTTACTACTTGATAATTAACTCTCTGAGTTGGACTATCTTCAAAATATATTTTATATTGATTTTCTAATTTAACTAGTTTAAAATATAAATTATCCCATGCTTGGTCAGAAATTTCTGGGTGGCCCTCATCATAAAGTTTAGTATAATAATTCAATTCATTAATTAAATCTCTAATTTCTTCCATTTTTTATCTCCATAAATTTTTCTTCAGCTTTTTCATAGCCTTCCCAAGACTCTACATCAGACTCATATAGGCAGTGTAAAAATAAATCATTTTCTATTAATTTATTTAACCACATTTCTATACGATTAATTTCATCAACTGTTAATTTTGAATGACATAGATTATTTAAAATTTCTTGCCTTAGTTCCATATTTTTTTCCTCTTTATTTATTATTTATATAAATTATATACTTTTTTTAATAAAAAGTCAAAATAAAAAATGCGGCAGTCGGTCTAAGAATGTAAGATCTCGTCAAATTTTTCTTAGACCGGCGTCCGCGCTATATTTTTACAACTTTATTTATATTATTTTTTGCTAATTTTGTACCTATTGTATTTCTACCTTGTGTAACTAATTCTGTTGCAGAAATACATATACTATTTGGTTTTCCTATTAATAATAAGTTATCCTCATCTGTTACTAATTCTGCTCCAGCAATTTTGCAACCTGTTTTTAAACCTTTTCCACCTCTACCTTGAATAACAAATTCATCTAACTTACATTTTTTCCCATATCCATTTATATCTACTATTGCAATTGTTGCATTTTTATTTGTAATAGGAATACCTTTAACTATATAGTCATTTTCATTTAATTTAATTCCTTTCACTCCAGATGTTACTCTGCCTATTGGATTAATATCATTAGTTATAAATCTAATTATCATTCCTTCTTTTGAAAACAATATTAAATCTTCTTCTTTCATGAATAAAATATCAACAATAGAATCTCCATCTTTAAGTTTTATTGCTTGCGTTCCAGTAGATTTCTTAATAGAAGTATATTCTTCTAATAAAGTTTTCTTTACCAATCCTTGCTTTGTGATAAAGACAACATAATCCTCGTCTAGATCCCTGTTAAGGCTGGCCGCCGCAACAACTTTTTCATTTGTTTCCATCTCTATTAAACTAGCTATATTTTGCCCTTTAGAAGCATTTGTTCCTATTGGTAATTTATCAACTAATATTTTATACATTTTTCCTTTATTAGTAAAAATTAACAAATTATCAATAGTATTAGTTTTTATAGAAGTTAAGATAGCATCTTCTTCAGATTTTATTCCTTTTCCATTTCTTCTTTGTGCTCTAAAACTAGATTTTGGAATTCGTTTAACATCTCCAGATTTTGAGACCATAACTACTACATCTTCAGGAACTACTGTAATTATTTCTTTTTCTTCTTTTGGAATATCAATTTGAGTTAATTCAGTTCTTCTCTCATCTCCATATTTTTTAACAAGATCAGACAATCTTTGTCTAATTATTCCTTTTTGTTTTTCTGAAGAAATTAAAATACTTTTAAATTCTTCTATATTTTTTATTAATTCATTTTTTTCGTTATTTAATTCTATTTTCTCTAATTTAGCAAGAGAACCTAATCTCATAGCTACAATTGATTTTGCTTGATTTTCAGTAAATTTATATGTTTTAATTAATCCTTCTTTTGCGGCGGTGCTAGATTCAGATTTTTTAATAAAAGCAATAATATTATCAATATCTTCTAAAGCTTTTAATAAACCATCTACAATTTCATAGCGGGCATCCGCAGCTCTTAAATCAAAATTAACTTCTTTAATTAAACATTTTATATTATGTTCTAAGTATATTTCAATACAATCTCTTAAATTTACTTCTGTTGGAGTTTTATTTATTAAAGCAACTTGATTATATGAAAAACTTGTTTGTAAATTTGTTTTTAAGAAAAGTTTATTTGCTATTGCTTCTGGATTAGTATCTTTTTTACATTCTATAACTATTCTTAATCCTTTTTTATTACTTTCATTTCTAATATTAACTATTTCTGAAATTTCTTCTTCTGCAATTTTGCCAATTTCCGCAATTAAATCTTCAGTATTCGTTCCATAAGGAATTTCATAAAATACTAAATTTTGTTTTTCTGTTTTATATTTAGCTCTAACTTTTACGCTCCCATGTCCAGTTTTCATTATCATTGGAATATCATTTTTATTAATGATAATTCCGCCAGTTGGAAAATCAGGACCAGGTAATATTGGTTCTTTATCATCCATAAAATCATATATTGCTTGAGCAACTTCTTTTAGATTATGTGGAGCAAAATTACAAGCCATAGCAACACCAATACCTGTATTTGGATTACATAATAAATTAGGAAATATTGCAGGTAATGTTACTGGTTCTTCACAATCTTCTGAATAATTAGGAATAAAATCAACATTTCTTTTCTTTATTCCTTTTAACATTCCATCTTCTGCAAGTTTTGATAATCTAGACTCTGTATAACGCATTGCCGCAGGTCCATCTCCATCTATATTACCATTAGAGCCATGCCAATCGATAAGTGGATATCTCATAGCCCAAGGTTGAGATAGTCTTACAAGAGCTCCATATATTGATGAATCTCCATGAGGGTGATATGTTCCCATTACATCTCCAACTATTTTTGCTGATTTTACATGAGGTTTAGAAGAAGTATATCCTTTTTCAAAAGCTCCTCATAATAATCTGCGGGCAACGGGTTTTAATCCACTTGTCGCATCTGGAATCGCACGATCCGAGTTAACCGCAACTGCATATTCGATAAAATTTGTACTTAACTCACTTAATAAATCATTATTCTGCATTGTACAATCCTCCTTCCGCGCTATGAATTTTAATAAATTCTTTTCTAGGAATAACTTTTGTTCCCATTAAATCATCAAAAAGATCCTCTGCCGCTTCAAAATCATTAAGAGTTATTTGTTTAATAATTCTGTTATTAGGATCAGTTAATGTTTCTTCAGTTTCATCTACTGACATTTCTCCGAAGACCTTTCATTCTATTAACTAAATATTTTTTATCTCCTAATGTTAATTTGAATTTTTCTAGTTCTTCATCATTTTTTATATATTTATATTCTTTTCCTATTGTAACTTTATATAATGGAGGTACTCCCGCATATATATAACCATCTTCAATTAATTGTGGGCAGAAATTCCATATAAAAGTATAGAATAGGTTCTTGATATGAGCGCCATCAACATCTGCATCACTCTCGATTATAATTTTTCCATATCTTAAACTATTTTTATCATAAGTAACTTTCATAGTTTTTGTATCTATATAAAGACCAAAAGCATCAATCATTGTCATTATTTCAGCATTTTTTTGAATTTGAGCTAAAGTTGCTTTTTGACAATTTAATATTTTTCCTCTAACAGGCATTACTGCTTGAAATTCATTATTACGAGCTGATTTAAGATTTCCACTTGCTGAATCGCCCTCAGTTATATATATTTCACATTTATTTCTATCTTTTGAATAGCAATCAGCTAATTTACTATCAAATTTCAATGCTTTTTCTTTTTTCTTATTATTTTCTCTAACTCTTTCACGAGCATTTTTTGCTGCTTCTCTGGCTTTTCGTGCGGCCGCCGCTTTATCAAAAATTACTTTTATTTCTTTTTCATTATTAGCTAACCAATATTGTAAATTAGTAGCAATAACATTTGAAAAATTACTCATATCAAGTTTGGTTACTGTTGATTTAACTTGAGCATCATACGCAACATTAGGCGCAGTCATATTAAATACTATATACATTCCTTCTTGTATATCATCTCCAGTTAAATTTTCTTCTTTTTCTTTTAACCATTTTTTATCTCTAAAAAATTTATTAAACTCTCTTGTAATAATAGTTTTAACCTGAGTTATATGAGGACCTTTTTCTGTTAAACCTGTATTTACATAAGGAATTAATATAAGAGAATAATTAGATGTATATGTTAATACCATATCTAATTTTTCTTTACCTTCACTATATTTCATATTAAATCTATTTGCAATAATTTCTTTATTTTTTACAGCTTCATCTACTAAATCATTAAGTCCATGATCTGAAAAATAAGTTATTTGTTCTCCATTTATATTTAAAATTATTTTTAAGCCAGGACATAAACAACTTATAGTATTTAATAAAGATTTAATTTTTCCTTCTTCAACCATTGTATGAGTAAAAAATTGCTCACTAGGAGACCATTCAACAGTAGTTCCTGAAGTATGTTTTAAAAAACCAGTTTCTCTTTTCTCAAAAACACCTTCTTTAAAATATACTGTTTCATATTTATTATCTCTATAGGTTGTAACTTTTAATGAGTGAGATAAAAAAGTCGTGATTTTAGATCCTATTCCGAAAGAACCAAGAGAAGTTCCTTCATATGTGCCATCTTCTCTATATTTTCCTGAAGTATTAAGAACATTAAATGCGGCCTCCAATACTGATTTTCCATCTTCTCGCATTTCATTTACAAGGAAGCCCTGTCCATAATCTTTAACTATAATATTAGTATTTTTATCTTCATTATTAATTAAAATATCAATTTGATTTCCATGCCCTAATCTAAACTCATCAACTGCATTAGAAATTATTTCTACTAATAGTTGAGTTGAGTAGGTAGTGTCCCCTGCATACACTCCGAGGTTTTAGTCGAGTGAATTGAAGGGGAGAGAGACTTTCTATTGAATTCTTATCATATAATTTTCCCATATTATCTCCTTTATTTTACATCTTCTACTTTTAAAATTTCATATTCACAATCTCGCCCTAAACCATATATTTCTTTGCATTCTTCTATTGACTCAACAATACATTCTTGAGTATTCCAATTAGGGTAAGAATAGCTATCTCTATATTGAAATTTAATTTTTACCATAATTCTCTCTCCTTTCTTAAAATCATATATATAAATTATATTACAATTTTTTACTAAAATCAAAAAAAATTACCTCTAATGAAGAGGTAATCCTTTTTTAGAATTTTTTTAGTAATTTTATTTATTTTCTTGCGGACCGCCGCGTTTTTCTTCTATTTTCTTATAGAATTGTTCTTTATCTTTTCTATAATTTTCCATTTTTTGATTTAAATAATTATCTAAATTTTCAATAGATTGATTTACTTTTTTAAATTCTGCATTTTGTATATAATACTGTTTTTTAACATATTTAGCTTCATTTGAATAAGGATTATAACCTTTTAATTTAGTAAAATTATCTATAATATTTTTTAAAATGTCAATTTTTGCTTTTATTTTTCTTCTTTTAGCTTTTAAATATTTTTTAATAGCTCGTACTTTTGCATATTCACACCCTTGAAATTTAGAAGCAATATCTTTATCTTCTTCATGTAATTGACTTGTTCCAGAGAACACTCCAAATTTTGTCATTATCTCTGCATATGATATTCCAGTATTTTCATCATACCAAGCTTTTGTTATTTTATATTGACTCATTAAGCACCTCTTTCTTATTATCATATCTTCTATGAGAACATTTAAAGCTTTTATTTGCATTCCAACAAAATTTATTTATATTATATTTACATTTTAAATTAGTACAAAGCGTTAATTTTTTTTGTTCTATGCGGCGGCCGCGATCAAATCTGCCTAGTTCAAATTCTTTTTGAAAATCTTCTTCAGTATAATTGCTTACTTCACGAATTTCCGCATGATTAGTTTCTTTTTTACAGTTTAAACAATATAATTTTTTTAAATGTCCTGTTTCTCTTTGTTGGTTCTCTTGTCTAATAATAGAAATTCCTTGTTTTCCACATTCAGTACAAAAGAATTTATTTTGTATTATTTTCATATCATCAACTCCTTTCCATTTGATGAAAGCTTTTATAAAAAAATTATAAGAAAAAATTTTTTAAAAAGCAAAAAGAATAGTTTACTTGAAATTTTTAAAAATCTGTTATATTATTTATATATAAAAAATAAAAAGGATAGAAAAAATGCCAAGCAATAAAAAGAAGCGAGAAGAATTAGAACGAATTTATGGCAAGGGGTGTATGTTTGAGAGATCGAAGGCTGAGGAATATATTTCAACATTACCTAAGATAAAAGGATATAAACAATTTATAAAAGAACAACATTTTACCTCAAAAGAAATTGCTATATTAAAAAAGAGAATGAATTATCATCATTTACAACATAAAAGTGAAGGGGGCCCAACAAGTAATGAAAATGGGGCTGAAGTAAGTGAATTAGCACATAGATATATGCATTCTCTTCCAAGAAATCAAGAAGAAATAGTTAATAATCATATTAGACAATGAAAATTAGATTTTGTTACTCTTTCAACAGAAACAGTTATAGACAGTGGAAAAATTGATATTGATTTAAATACTGATTACATGGAGATTCAAGCTTTTGATTATGATAAGCCTATAAATACAAAATTAACAAAACAACAATTATTAGAAAAACAAAGAAGAAAAGAAAAAAGAGAAATGCAAAGATTAAAAAAAGAATATGAAGAAAGGTAAAAAATGATTGATTTAATTATAAATTTATTATGTATTTTAAGTATTATATTAAGTCCAATTTTAGTAATTTTAATTTTAATAAAAATATTTAAAGGAGATTAAATATGGAAATATGTACAGATAGAAAAATTTATTCAAATGGACAAGTATATCCTGGAGGAGCTTTTACTTTTTATGATTATAGTAAAAAGAATATTTTATCAAATGAAATAGATTTAAAAAATTTTATAAAAGAAGAAACAAAAAAAGAAGTAAGAAATAATTTAGATAGTGCATTAATTTTTAATTATATTCAACAATTAGAAAAAGAAAATAAAGATTTAAAAAATTTATTGAAAGAAAAATTTGGTTATTTGATAGAGGAATAAATTGATAATTTTAAAATTATTTTATATTATAAAAATAAAGGGAGATAATTATAATGACTTATGAAGAGAAATGAGAATTTGATTATATAAAAAGAAAAATTAAAGAAAATACAAATAATTTACAAATATTAAATTTACTTGATTTAATAGAAATATTAGAAAAAGAAATAAATAAAATAACAAAGGAGAAATAAAAATATGAGTGAGTTAGAAGAAGAAGAGCTAGATTATACTAGATTTCATTGGGGCGTTTGTAGTTTAGATGAATTAAAAAAATTAAAAGAAAAATATAAAGATAGACCTATTGCAATAGAAATACAAAAGAAAATTGAAGAAATTGAAGATGAATATGTAAGATAGAACATAAAAATATGAGAGGAAAATTAATGAAAAAATTTATACTATATTTAATAAGATGGCAATTAAGTACTCCTGTATTAGCATTATGTTTAAAAAATTTACATTTTTCAACATTAACAAATACAATAATAGCAAACTTAATAGGCGGAATAATATTTTTCTTTATAGACAAAAAAATTTTTAAAGAAAAAAAGGAAGGGGAAAAATAAAATGTTCAAATTTGATAATCCGATGGATCCGACAAAAGATGGAAATAATTTATTTATAGATGGGATAAGATTTCATATTAGAAACTCAGCTATTTTAAAAAATGATATACAAAATTATATAAAAAATAATTATATAGCAAATCCTTTTAATAGTAAATTAAAATTTTTAGAAAAAGTAATGCAAGAATTAAATATAGATAGCGATGAATTAACAATAGCAGATGAACATGAATTATTAGATTGGATATATGCAAATTATTAAAATAGATATGCGCGGCCGCATATCTTTTTTTTTGATTTTTTAGAAAATTTAATATATAATAAAATATATATTATCTAAAAAGGAATAAAAAATGAAAACAAAAAAAGAATATTTTGAAAAAATAATTAAAATTTTATACAAATCAGATGATTTAGAAAAAAATGAATTAATTTATTTTTTAAATAATCAGATTGCTTCTGTTGACAAAAAGGCGGCAGGAGCTAAAAAGCGTAATGAGCAAAAGAAAAAAGAACAAGATGATTTAAAAAATAAAATTTTATCAATATTAGAAACAGATAAAACAAAAACAATTCAAGATATTATTGATATTTTAAAAATAGAAGTTAGTAAACAAAAAATAGTTTCTAGATTAACTCAATTAGAAAAAGAAAATTTAATTACTAAAGAGATTGTAAGAACTGATGATGGAATTTTTAGAGTATATAAAAAGAAATAAAGGAGGAAATTTTGAAATATTGTATTGATTTTAATAAAAATAATATTCCTTCAGATATAGATGAAATAAATATTCAATATGATAAAATTTTATCTTTAGAAGCTTTAACAAAGTTAAATAATGAACAAAACAAAAGATTTAATATTTGTTTTAATGAAGAAAATGCAACATTAGAAAATGTTAAAAAAATATTAGATTTAAATAATAAAAATTTTTATTTAAAATTTATAAAAAGAACACCAGAAATAGATAAAATAAAAGAAACATATAAAGATATTAAATTATTTTTTGATATAAAAGCTAATACTTGAAGCACTTTTATTGGGCTAGTTAATTATAGAGTTACAGATATTTATATTACTGAATTATTAGGATTTGAATTAGATAAAATTTCTAAAATAGCAAAAAATAATAATATTCAAATAAGAACTTTTCCAAATATAGCACAAACAAGTTGAACTGATAATAATGATATAACTAAGTTTTGAATTAGACCTGAAGATATTTCTATTTATGAACCATATATTGATGTATGTGAATTTTATGGAGATATAAATAATTTTAATATTTATTATAAAATATATAAAAAAGATAAAAAATGATTTGGAAATTTAAAAGAAATAATAATTGATTTACAAGAAAATTTAGATAGTAGATTTATTATTCCTGAGTTTGCGCAAAAAAGAACTCGATGCGGCTGCCGCTGTTTAAAAGGAGATAATTGTAAGTTATGTTATGAAATTATAGATTTATCTAAGTCATTAGAAAAAGCAAATTTAATAGTTACTAAAAAGAAAAAAGAGGAGGAAGAAGAAAGAAATGGCTAAAGGTGCAATATTAAAAGGTGAGATTATAGAAAAAATATTAAAAACATTTGATGGTGCTTTTTTATATAATGGCGGAAAAGAAATTAGAATTTGTGGAGAAGAAGATGGTTTACCAATTCAAATAAAAGTTTCTTTAACTTGTGCAAAAGAAAATGTAACTCCAGATTCTGAGAATGCTATTCCAGGATCAACTGGAAATTTAAATGAAATTAATTTTGAAGATAAACCAGTAGAAAAGAAAGAAATTGAACATATAGAGCCAACAGAAGAAGAAAAAGCAAATGTATCTGAATTATTAAGGAGTTTAGGTTTATAATATATGAAAGAGAAGAAATGAATATATCTTCTTTGTTGTATGCTATTGACTTTACTTATTATAGTTTCTGCTTGTAAAAAAATTTCTAATATAGAAAATAAGAAAAAAGAAAATACTAATTATATAGAAAATATAATAATTGAAGAAAATGTTACAATAGAAGAAGAAAAAGAAGAAATACAAAGTAGTATTGTTTATACAACTACTACAGTAAATATAAGAGCGGCAGCCTCAAAAGAAAGTCAAATTATTACTACTGTTGGAATTAATACAGAATTAACAAAAATAGGAGAAGAAGGCGACTGATCAAAAATTATTTGGAAAGAAGAAGAAAGATATATTTTTAGTAAATATATTTCTACAGAAAAAACAATAATTAAAAAACAAGAAAAAATTCAACAATCTGCGGCAGTACCTAAAAATGAATATCAGCAATATGCTTATAGTTTATTTAGTCAATATGGTTGGTCTGATAATGATTTTCAATGTTTAGTAAAGTTATGAGATAAAGAAAGTAAATGAAATCCTTATTCAAAAAATAAAAGTTCTGGAGCTTATGGAATCCCACAAGCACTTCCAGGAAGTAAAATGGCAAGTGAGGGATCTGATTGACAAACAAATTATAAAACTCAAATAAGATGGGGACTAAAATATATTCAACAAAGATATGGGAGTCCAACTGCCGCATGAAATTCTTTTTTAAAGAAGGGTTGATATTAATATAAATTAAGCAAAATAGATTAATTAATATGTATTAAAATTTATATAATATTAGTGATAGTCATTTTGACTATTGCTATGCCTTCTTTCTATCGATGTGTTAGGTTATTGTTTTTTATAAATAATAACCTAATTTTTTTTATATTGATTTTATATAAATTTTTTATTATAATAAATATATAAAGTTAAGCAAAAAAAAACTTAACTTATACAAACATTGATACGGGACTAGTGTAATGGTAGCACAGCGGTCTTCAAAACCGTAAAGCGGGGTCTCCAAAACCTCGGGTCAGGGTTCAAGTCCTTGGTCCCGTGCCATATTTTTATATACCGAAGTCGTCTAATGATAGGACCCTAGTCTCCAAAACTAGTTATGTTTGTTTGAATCAAGCCTTCGGTGCCACCTGGGTTCGACTTAATCGATAATACAGTTAGAATAAGGCTTGTCTAGCTTGATTATTTGAGGATAATAGAGTGATATCTGATGTCGATAAATCGCCCGGGACCAAAATGGGTATCTAACAGCCGAGCCTGATAGTAATGGTCAGGAAATGGAGTAAGTTAACAAGTAAAGTCATTCAAAAGTCAGTGAGATGGAAAGGTTCAAACTAGTGGACTTACTGAAATCCATAAGTTCTCAGTTATGAAATTCTAGGGATTGGGAACTAGCAAGTTAATGACATACTGTATGTGGTAATAAATTTCTATCGAAGCGGAGAACGTAGCCGCTTCCCCAAATAAATTGCGTTAATAAAAAATATTTGTATTATATTTAAAAGGAGAGGAGAAAAAACATGGCAATAAAAAAACAAGCTGAAGCTTATGTAAAACCTAAAATTCATCATAAAAAAATAGTAGTAACTCAAGGGTGGGGACCTCCATTTAGTGGAGAAAAAATCCCATATAAAGTTTTATATACTGAAAAAATTCAAGGAGATAATAAAGATGCGGAAGCCCGCATTGAAGAATTAAAAAAAGAATATGCAGATGTAAAAGCTTTATCAATTTGTTATTTTTCTATATAAAAATTTTGACTTTTAAAAAATTTTTTCATATAATAAATATATCAAAGATAGTTGATAGCCAAGTATTAAAAGGCGAGAAGAAAATATAGTTCCAATGCGAGGACGAGGGAGGGCCATCTCCCATATAGAATTAAGGTAAAACGCAACCTCAGCGGAAATGCGAGTGATTGAAACTGCACTCTCGACTATCTGGAATTTTATATTAGTTCTTTGATAATAAAATATTGTAATTTAGTAACTCAAAAAAGAATGGTTTCGTTCTAAGAGTGCCTCTTTACACGAATTCAAAAGATTCGTCATATAATACAGAAGTATGAGGGAAGAGGGCTGTCTAAATAATAAGTATAAAGTATCATTGATCTCGTAGGTAGAGACTATGTGCTAGTAGCGAAGCAAACAAGTTAAGGATTACCTACTGCGGTTGAAATAAGAGGGCAATGAGTAGATAGCATAAAACCGTGGATTATTAAATATAGGAACATGAACCCTGAATGGTTGAGAGTAATCAATCTCTCTCTATATGTGCTTTTAGCAGAATAAAATGGCGGCCACCATTTTATTATATAGATAACTAAATACTATTTTTTATATTATTGAAATACGCTGGAAGAAGTATTTCCTTACATAAGTAAGTACCTTAATAATAGTAGATGCTATAGAGGACTATGATGGTAACGATTGAAATATCGTCAATAGGTTGCTTAACCAAAGCCAATAGGTAAAAATATAAAAAGGTTAGAGAAAGTTGCTAAGCGATTGGGTGCAAGCTATATTATAATCTTTCCAGATATAATATTAGAAGTGTTGCATTTATGGTTGAAGATAAGTAAAATTATCTATAACAATGTGGCTTAGGCGCCAGCAGGAAATCCAGAGAACGCAGGTATATTTGTAGAAGACGCGGGATCTTCTATACAACTCCAATCTATGCTAATCTTGTGAGTATCAATCTCACTTTATGACAGAATAATACGATTATTTATCCAACTTGAAAGTATGAAAAAGTCTTTCCAGAATTACCAATATTTTATTATCAAAGAACTAAAGTGCGGGCAGCGGAGATTAACAAAATTTCTCCCTTCCCGCTTTTAATATAGGAGGGTAATAAATGATTATAGAAGTATGTGCAAAATATGATAAAGAAGAAGAAGAATTTTTACCAGTTAATTCTAGAGGTTTTGATGAATTTGATATAAACATTGAAAATGAATTACAGCATGTTTCTTCTAACAAAAAAGACAGAGGTATTTATCTTGAAAAATTAGGTCTTTATCGTATGACTTTAAAATCATGGAAAAAGATGAAACAATTTTTAAATAAAAGTAATACTGTTTGGAAATATATGGGGCTGTAGCTCAGTTGGCTAGAGCATCTGCCTTGCAAGCAGGGGGTCAGGAGTTCGACTCTCCTTAGCTCCACCATTTGCTTATACTAAAATGATTTTTTAATAGGAGGTTTTAGTATGTTAAATGATGGATTAATGAAATTATTTTGGGATGAAGATTGATTTGACTGGGATAGGAAATTTTATCGTTTCAATAGAGATGAGAAAGATATGAAACCCTATTCTGCATATCATAAAAATGATAAAATAATAATTACTCATAATATTTTAGGAATTAATAAAGAAGATTTAAAAATTTCAAGAGAACATGAGAGTAATACATCTTATTTAGTTATAGAAGGTAAAACAAAAGATGAAATAACAGGTAAAGAGTACTCAATGTCATCAAGACTCGCTGTTGATGATAAGGCCTTAGACCTAGAAAATATTCAAGCACAAGCTAAGAATGGTTTGCTTTATATAACTATTCCTAAGATTGAACAAAAGAAAATAGCAAAGAAGAATATTGAAATCAAATAAAACATATGATTTTTTAATTTTAGTATAAGCAACTTTTTATTGCGGAGGTCTTTTTATGGGCTTCCGCATTATTCATATTGATTTTTATAAAAAAATATAATATAATATATTTATAATAAAGAAAGGGATAAAAAGAAATGGAAAAGTTTTTTAATAAAAAAGTTGATTACTTTTGGGAGTATGATTATAATTTTGGTACAGTATTTTTAAAATCTATTTTTAATGATAATTATAATCAATATAAAAGAAAATATTCTCTTACTGGAGATGGTATTTTTAATTTAGTATTAGTTAATAATAAAATATATGATGTTCGTTTAAAAGAAGCAAAAGCTTTTCTTGAAAATGATAATAAAAAAGCTTTTAGAGATGATACTAAAGAAGAAATAATAGTTAAAATATGTAATAAATTAAAAGAATTAAATATTCCTTATACAAGAAATGGAGGAAAATTTATTACTTTTAAATTAGGTAATTTTATTGCAAAAGTAGAAATAGTTAAGAAGGCACAGATGCCGACTTAGAGGAGGGATAATTATGTTTTTTAAAAGAAAAATGAAAAAACAAAGACAAGAAAAAGGTTATTGTGATAGTGATTTATATGATATAAGTTATTGGTTTCTTACTGTTGTTCCAAATATGTTAACTGAATTTAATGAGAAAAGACATGGATATCCTGGCAATTTAGAAGATAGAGAATGGACTAAAATACTAAATCAAATGATATATTATTTTAGAGAGGCTAATGAAGATACTTGTTCAAGACAAAATGAAGTTGAAGAACTTACTAAAAAATATATGAATTTTGAACTTCCTCCATATATATTAAAATTTGGTGGACTTTCAACAGAGGATATAAAAATAAAAGATTGTGAAGAATGGAATAAAGCAAACGAAAGAAATTGGAATAAATTCAGAATTTGTGAACCAGATCGATATAGAGAATATCAACAAATAAAAACTGATATGTTTAATAAAGATAAAGAAATTTATATATATAGAAATGAATGTAAAGAAAAAGCATTTGAATTATTTACTAAATACTTTTGGGATTTGTGGGATTAATGCGGAAATGGGTGAGTTGGCTTAAACCAAGGGTTTGCTAAACCCTCGACTAAGATTTCTTGGTCCGTAAGTTCGAATCTTACTTTCCGCGCCATATAATTTTTGGTCCCATGGTCAAGCGGTTAAGACATCACCCTTTCACGGTGGAGACATGGGTTCAATTCCCGTTGGGATCACCAACTCAATAGTTATAGAGTATAAAATAACTAATCCTGATTTTAAAAAGTAGAAAATATAGAATATAGAAAAATGGGAGAACATAACTCGCTATATACTTGATACTAGTTATATATTTTCTGGTCAGGAGCCTTTATATTTATGCCACTTTAGCTCAGTTGGTAGAGCAATACTCTTGTAAAGTATGGGTCGTCTGTTCGAATCAGACAAGTGGCTCCATTATTATTTTTAATGGCACGGTATCCTAGTTAATAACAAATTATTGTAAGGAAAACTTCTAGGCCGATATTTATTAAATTTAAGGTATGAACTAAGTGGTAATCAAGTCATATGTAGGGCAACCGCATATCTGAATTTTAAAGCGAAAGCGCATTTCTGGTAACGGAAGTGTACATTCACGGAGAAAATCTACTTGACCTAAGTCATAATATTATTTAATAAATGCCATTATATATTCGCTCTTGGTGTAATTGGTAACACGTTGGGCCTTGGCCCCAAAGAGTCTATGTTCGAGTCATGGAGAGCGAACCAGAGGGCGCCCGCCCTCAAAAACACAATATCCTATAATAAAGTTTCCTTTAAATATCTTAATTTAACGGAGGATTTTATTATGAAAATCAAAGAGATACCCCTCTCCCTAATAAGGGGATATACAGCAAGTAAAAAACAAGCTATATATAATTTAATTTGTATTGTTATTATTTTATATGCATTAATTACTTCTACTAGCATGGTTTATGCTAGTATTGAAAAAAATAATGTTATTACTCCTATTGGAACAATAACATTACAAGCAGATTATAAAGTGCAAAAAATGGTAACAAATTTTACAAAAGAATTACAACAAAATGGTTATAATATTACTTCAATAGAGCCTGTAAAAATTAAACAAAATATTGAAAAAAGTTCTAAAGAAGGAAATATCTCAAACCTTTTAGATGTTATTGTATCTAGTGCAAAATTAAATATTAAAAATGATAAAAATAATTATTATTTTAAATCTAAAGAAGATTGTCAAAATTTTATTAAAAAATTAAATGATATAAAAGCACAAGAGTACGATATAACTGAATGTAATGTAAGTTATTCCACAATTACATCTACAGCAGTGCTTGATAATAAAATAGCACAAGTAAAAACAGAGAAAGAGAAAGAAGAGGCGGCCGCTCGTGCAGCCAAATCAGCTATGCAGAAATACAACACAACATCAAGACGTTCTTCTATTGTGAGAAGCTACTCTTCTAAGGGGATCCCGCTTGCAAATTATACCTATATTGGTTCTTCGTATGGTATGAGACATGGCAGGATGCATACTGGAGTAGACATCATAGCACCATGTAATACTTCTATTTATGCTTGAAAAACTGGAACAGTTATTCATGCAGGTTGATATGGTGGATATGGTAAATTTATTATTATCGACCATGGAGATGGCATGATTACTAGATATGGACATTGTAATTCTATATCTGTTTCTGTTGGTCAAAAAGTTTCTCAAGGTCAAGTTATAGGATATGTAGGTTCGACAGGTCGTTCAACGGGTTATCATTTGCATTTTGAAGTTTTAATTGGCGGAAAATTAGTTAATCCAATGAATTATTTGTCAATTTAAAGGAATGAAAGATATTATAATTAGTTAAAATAATATCTTAATGGTTGAGGTAGCACCATACATTTGTTTGTAAAAGTCTACCTTCTAGTTTATATAAAATGGGGGTGCTTGGTTTCGCCAAGATATATTGTTTTATAAAAACATACCTCTTTAATGAGAATATATTTTGTACATCAGTTCAATTCTGATCACCTCCCCCATTTTGAAAAATATAAAATTTTATTATATAATAATATTAGAAAATAAATAAGGACTTAATAAATACATACCTCCACGCGGTGAGTCTGGATTAAAACTAAATGTATTACAAAAGCGAAATTGAAATGCTTTATAAATAATATCAATTTTCATATTTTCATTTCTTCCAAAATATAAATGGAAAAAGAGGGTTTTATTTATTTTAAAATCCTCTCTCTTAAAAAACAATCTTAACTTATATAGAAAAAACTTATAATAAAAAGTTGAATTTCAAAAAATTTTTTATTATAATGTATATGTAAATAAATAGAAATGTTTATTTACAAAATTCAATCCCTTTCCTAAAGGAGAAGTATCATGCTTCTCCTTGTTTTTATGTGCGGGCTTCGGTTAGAGATCGGAGGACCAGCTGCCGCATGATTTATAATTGATTTTTTAAATAAAATATATTATAATATTTATATATAAGTAAAGGAAAAGGAGAAAAGAAATGAAAATAAAAATAATCACAAATTAGAAAATTGGGTACATAAAAATATATTAAATAGTTATATTAGCAAAGCCAAAATAAGAGAAAAAATAGAAGAATTAAAAGAAATAGCAGATGAAGATAATCCAGATATTTATATAAAAATAGATGCTTATCAAGAATTATTAGAGGAGAATTAAAATGTATTATGGTAGTCAATATTGCGGAGGCTGTAAATATAATAGAGATTGTTATTCTTTGAATTATGATTTTTATACTGGAAGAGTAACAGGAAATGAATGTATAATTGCAAGAAAGAATTTTCAAAAAATGTATGAAAAAGAAAATTTAAAGGGAGAAAATAATGGATAAAGAAGAATATGTAAAAATTAGTAAAACAGAACTAAAAAATTTGCTATGGGCAAATGAAACCCTTGCCGCATTAGAAAATAGCGGGGTTGAGGATTGGGAATTTTATAGTGATGCTATATATACATATATATCAGATGTTTATCATCTTTCTATACCAGAAGTTTTAGATAGGGATCTTTGGATTAGTAATCTAGTAGAAGAAGAAATAAAAACCTATGAAAAAATATCTTAATTGATTTTTTATTAAAAATATAATATAATATATTTATAATAAGGAAAGAGAGGGATTGAGATATGTTAAAAGCAAGAGAGTTAATTGAGGAATTAGGAAAAGAATATGAGTTAATGATAAAGCAAATTAATATTGCAGACTTTACAAAATGTATTTCTCAATATTCAGGAATAGCTATAAAAGATTTAAAAGATGAAGTAGTTAAAGATTATTTATTAAACTGGGCTAAACATAAAAAATATATTTTTGATTTCTTTGGCGGCCGCACACAAATAGATTTACCTATTGAATATCTAGAGGAAGACCGCGATAGATATAAAAATAAATTATTAGATATTTCTAAAAAATATGTAGCTTATTATCCTTGGATAAGAATATTCTTAAATACTCCTTCTAATAAAGTTGATGATAATTATATTTCTTGGGATAATAGAAGTTTATTATATGATGCTTTTCAACAAGAAAATTTTAATGGAATTACAATTACTCATTTCTTTAAAAATAAATTAAATGCTCCAGATGATATGATTACTGCTCTTGGTAGAGTATGGGAAAATAACAATATGAAAGCTACATTTACTTTATCTATTGACCCTGTTGATATTATGCTTTCAAGTGAAAATCCATATAATTGGAAATCTTGTTATAGATTAGATAATGATGCAAATGAAGGTAGCCACGCTGATGGTTGTTTGGCAGGGGTGTTAGATCACTCAACTATTATTACTTATATTTGGAAAGAACATGGCTCATTTAAACTTCATGGAACTTATGATTTAAAAGATATTCGATATAAAATGATGAGAATGACAATAGCAGTTAATGATAACTTTACAGCAGTTCATTTTAATGAAATTTATCCAGGCAAAAGTGATTTAAGTGATAATTTTCATAAATTATTAAGAAATAAAGTTGAAACTTATATAGCTAATGTAAAAAATGTTGAAAACTTATGGAAAAACAATAATTTAGACCATGATGATATAATGCCTTATAGACAACATGATGAATATGGATATTCAGAATATAGTAGCAAAAAAGTATGGTTATTAAAAAATGATGATATAACAGAATATCCTGCATTTAGAATTTATGATACAACTATTTATTGTCCATGCGGCTGCGGAGAAGAATATATGGGTACTTATACAGATGCTTATGATTATGATGAAAGATTTGAGTATAATGGAATGGGCCATATAAATGAAAATTATCATGTTGCAGATGAATCTTGGGAAGAATATAGATGTTATGATCACGATTATGACTTTATAGATTGCTGGTGTTCAGAAAGTGATGCCGTAAGATATGCAGAAGACCATTCTGATGAAGTTGCTTATGTAGAATATTGTTGGGGTAGTGATGAATATGATGAAGGAGAAAGCCAACTTATTTGGGGCAAATATCCAGAAGATTAAAATGGACAATTTTAAAAAAATAATATATAATATTTTTAATATAAATTGGTTGAAAAAGCTCGTTTCCCTTAAGTGAGGAGACCTTGCTATAGGTACGCAGTTAATAGGTTAACTAAACCTGTCTCTAGTGAGCCGAGAAAATGAAGTAATAGGAGTCATGACCTATGAATAAGTATCTCGCTATGATAGCAGTAAACTTTTTCGTAAAATCAAAGGGAGGGTTATCCAATTTTTATATAAAGATAGTGTCAGCGTGCCACTTAAAAATCATGCAAAATATTTATATACCATGGTATTCCTTTATATTATTTGAGAAGAGAAATTCAAATAATTTAGACATTGCGGGGTGGTGCAGCGGTTAACATAACAGGCTCATAACCTGAAGATCGATGGTTCGAGTCCATCCCCCGCTACCAAGAATTGTGCGGCGACTGGTCGGTAGAAAGATATAATCTCAATGAGGAGATCTACTGAGCGGCCGCCGCATTTTCCATATTGATTTTTTTATAAATATATGATATAATTATTATATAAAATAGGAAAGGAGAATAAAAATATGTCAAAAGTTATGTTAATTTTACATACTCAAGATTTAGCAGGAGCAGAAGTTTTTATAGATAGAAAATATATAGGAATTTATCCTAGTAAACATACAAATATTTTGCATAAAATTTGTGAATCTTTGTTAGAAGATTCTGTTACTATTGTAGAAGAAATTAATATTGATACATATTTAACAGAAAAAGAAAGAAATATGTTTCTTTTTAATGTACCAGAAAGTCTTTATATAACAGAAGAAGAACAAGATGCAATCTTAGAAGGTCAAATTGATTATGCTTTTGATATGATAAAGAAGAGGATAAAATAAATGGCAACTTATATTAGAGGAGACCTACATCGGAGAATTTAAAGAAGTGCTTGATTTTCGTAAGAAAATGAATTTAACAGAAGAAGACAATATAATAATTTTAGGGGATGCTGGAATATGTTGACATTATACAAAAAAAGATATGTATTATTATATTAAAGAGTGAGAAAATTATGAAAGTGTACCAATGTTATATTTTTTAGATGGAAATCATGAAAATTTTGACATTCTTAACTCTTTATCTATTGAAAATAATGAAGGAATTGTTTCAGATCATATTCATTGATTAAAAAGAGGAACAATAAAATATTTTGAAAATAAAAAATGTTTATTTATAGGCGGAGCCGAAAGTATTGACAATTTTAATAGAGTTGAACATCTTTCTTGATGGCCAGAAGAGAGCATTACAGATCAAGATATAAGCCTTATAGATATAGGTCAATATGATTATGTTTTTTCTCATACTTGTCCTATAAGTATTTTAAATGAATATAAATTTTCTTTATGCGATTTGAGTTTAGACCAAAGTAAAATAAATCATAATAGTGAGAATAAATTAGAGGCGCTTAAAAATTATATAGACTTTAATCAATGATGATTTGGACATTTTCATAAAAATATTAAATTAAATGACCAATTTAGATGTTTATATAAACAATGGGAAGTTTTAAAATAATTAAATGATGCGGGCTGCCGCGCATGATAAGTCTTGTTTTGATTTTTATTTAAAATTTTTATATAATATATATAAAGATAAGGAAAGGAAATAAAAAAAATGATAACTATAAATTATAAGCAAGATAATTATGGAACAAATGAAGAACAACCTTATGATATAGAAACTAAAATAAATTTTTGTTCAGATGTTTCTGGATATGCCGCTATGAAAGGTTTTATTAGACTTTTAAATATAGCAACTTATGAAATAACTTTATCATCTTTAAAAAGTTGGGTTCAATTATTAGAAGATGAGGGCTACAAAGATAATGATAGAATAATGTAATAGCTATTGATTTTTTATAAAAAATATTATAAAATATAAATATAAAGAAAAGGGAGGAATTAAAAATGAGTGAAAAAAGAATAACAAAAAGAATGCGTTATGCAGAAATTATTGAATTAGCAAAAGAAAATGGTAGAGAAGATATTGTAGAATTTATCAACCATGAGATAGCTTTATTAGATAAAAAAGCAGCAAACAAAACTTTAACTAAGGTTCAAGTTGAAAATATTGAATTAATGGGATTAATAACAGAAACATTAGAAAACTTAGGAAAACCTGCTACAATTTCTGAAATTCAAGAGGCTGATGAAAAATTAGCTATTCTTTCAAATCAAAAAGTTTCTGCTCTATTAACAAAATTAGTAAATTCAAATAAAGTTGTAAAAACAACAGATAAAAGAAAATCTTATTTCTCAATAGCAGATTAATATAAATGGGGGTTCTTTCGTAATAAATTCTCCCCCTGAACAAAAGAATTTATTGTATATAGATTGGGTTTGAGTGGTACCTAAATAAAAACCACTCTCATATGTAAAAAATAATCTATATATAAAGAGATAAATAATTACATTAGTTTTTATTTATCTCTATGGACACAAGTTGTAAACCTCCTCGTGGTGTGTCTGGATTCCAACTAATTACAACACTCTTACCCAATAAAATATATAATATTGATTATTTATAAAAAATATTATATAATAATAATGTAATAAGAAAGTAAGAAATAAATGTCGTGCAAAGGTGAAACTCCTTATAAAATAAGAAACGTGTGTGCGGAGGTTGTAAAATCCTTTACTTTCTATTACAAATATACTTTGAAAATATCTTATGAAGGTACAATCTGAGGCTAGAAAGTTAAATGTTATGAGCTAATAGCAGCCTTCAATAGAAGAACATAAAAAAAGTATGGGCAATATGTGTAACTTTTTGAAGCCTATAGGGGAAGTTACTCCTTATCTGCAGTAAGTAGATGCATATTGTATCGGTCGAGATACCGAGATGGAAGGGTAGTTCAAGCAGGCCAGCTTTAGGGAACTTGTTCATTAGATGAGTTAAACTCTCATATACCATACTTATGGGGATCTGTTGTTTGCCTTCACGTGGCGTCCCTGATACTCTCTGTGGAATAGGAGCTCATATACACAGAAAACTGAAGAACAACAAACTTACTTAAATAATCTTAAATTGATAAAAAATAAAAAATTTGTTATAATTATATTAAAGAAAAAGAAAAAAATAAAATTAAGAAAAGGAAGGTGATTATCATGGCAGACAAAAAAACAAAGAAAGATTATTTCAATGAATTAAAGGAGATTGTAGCAGATAATGCTGAATTAGTAGCATTCTTAGACAGACAAATCGAATTAGTTTCTAAGAAAAGAACTACTCCTACAAAAGCTCAAAGAGAAAATGCAGAAGTTATCGAGAAAGTTTTCGAATATCTAGATGCTCAAGAAGAACCAACAACAATAGATGTAATCGTAAGTGAATTTGGTTTAACTTCTACTCAAAAAGCTTCAGCTTTACTTAAAAAATTAGTTGATGATGGTAGAGTTGTAAAGACAAAAGACGGAAAGAAAGTTGCTTATCAAGTAGCTAATGACTAATATATAAACAACCAAATGTTTAAATAAGGTGAATTGAAATATATTCACCTTATTCTTTATAAGGGGTGTAATATATGGAAAATAGTATAAATGGTTTACAAATATTTTTAAATCAATTAGGGGAATATGAATTATATACTCCTGAGCAGGAACAGGAAGTTTTCGCTAGGTTAAAGAATGGTGAAGCTGGCGTCCGCGATGAAATTATACTTAGAAATCTTAAATTAGTTGTTGCTATTGCTAAAAAATATCAGGGTTGGTCAGAATTAAATTTAGTTGATTTAATTCAAGAAGGTACTTTTGGTTTAATGACGGCTGTTGATAAATTTGATTATACTTTAGGCTATAAATTTAGTACATATGCAGTATATTGGATTAAACAAGCAATTTTACAAGGAATTTTTAATAAAAGTAAAACGATCCGCCTACCAAGTTATATAATAAATAAAATAAATAAACTTAAAAAGATTGAACAACAATTTCAAGAGAAGGAAAAAAGAATTCCTACAATAGAGGATATAGCAAAAGAAGCGGGAATGGATCTCCAAGAAGTTCAAGATTTATATGAATATAATAATACAGTTATTTCTTTAGATGCTCCTATTGGAGATGAGGAAGATGATGGTACTATTGGGGATTTTATAGAAGATAATAAATTTGAATCTCCAAATGCGGCAGTTAATAAAATGGATTTAAAAAATCAAATACTAAAAACATTAGATAGTTTAGATAAGAGAGAAAAAGAAGTTATAATAAAACGATTTGGACTTGAAAACGATCTTCCTGAAACATTAGAAGAAATTGGACAAGAAATGCATCTTTCAAGAGAAAGAATAAGACAAATTGAAGCAAAAGCTTTAAGAAAATTACGAAATCCAATACGAAGTAGACAATTAAAAGAATATATTGCGGAAGCGTAGGTATGTGGCGGCTAGTAACCTGGCTGCCGCATTGTTTTTATTTTCTATTGATATTTTTAAAAAAATATTATATAATATATATAGAAAAGGAAAGGGAGAAATAAAAAATGTATAAAGTTTTTGATAATATTGTAAAAGAAAAAATTGAGAGTAAAAATTTATATGTATTACAAAAATTTATTTACGAAAGAATTCACGATGATTACAAAAAATTAAATGTAAAACTTAAAAAGTTAAATAATACAGAATGGGAAATCTGTATAAATAAATAAAAAAGGAAAGGGTAAAAGGTGAGAGAAATGGGATACAGAAGTGATGTTAGAATTTGTGGAAGAAAAGAGGATATAAAAAGATTAGAAGAAGATTTACAAGATTTATATCCTTATATGACAAAATTTGATTGCGACCAAGAAACTAAAGACGGCTGCCGCATAATAGGCTGGGATAGTGTTAAATGGTATACAGAATACGAAGATGTTAATGCTATAATGAATTTTCTATACGATTGCGATGAAATCGAGTTTGTAAGAACTGGAGAAGATTACGAAGATATTGAATGTTGGGATAATGTAAAAAATAGAGATAGACATATTTATCCTTGCACTTATATAGAAATTTATGAATAGGAGGTATATTATGGCAAACAAATGTTTTAATTGTGATTATTTTATGACCTGTAAAAATAACGAAGGTTATTATAACGAAACAAGAGAAAAAGATTGTCCATATTATCAAAGAACCTCTTTAGAACGATATATAGAAAAAATCGATAAGGGATATAATAATGAATAAAGAAAAAATTATCGCTATCATATGTATTATTCTTTTTATAGCATATAGATTATATGTTGCATATCAATTCTTTTCAGAAATATGTGCGGGAGCCCGGTTAAGAGATTGTCAAGGCTGGGTTGCCGCATACTCTATTAAAAAAATTAAGAACGATAAGTTGACAAAATTTTAAAAATATGATATAATATTTATAATGAAAAAATATATTTTAAATTTTTTATTAAAAGGGAGGGATTGCCGCATGAAAGATTATAAGTTAATAAATAATACATATGATGTTGAATTAGATAATGGAACTATCAAAAGAGTAGAAAAGTCATATATAGACAAAAGTATGAAGTCATTAGATATAACAGAATTAGATGCAATTCAAATGTGGATTGAAGATGAGGGTTTCGAAATTAACGAAGAACAAGAAGAATTAAATCAAAAAGCAAAAGATAATAGAATAACTGCATCTATTCACAAAGCAAGTTCAGGACGCGGCAACCGCACTCGTAAAGTTGAAAGAAAAGCAAACCCTGATAAAGAAGCTTTAATTGCGGGGCTAGCAGACTACTTGACTGGACTTGGAGATCTAGTGACCGACTGCCGCATCGTTAATATAGGTAAGATAATTACCTTTAAATATAATGGAAAAGAAATGAAGTTAGATTTAGTAGAAAAGCGTATAGCTAAGAAGGGTGTTTAATTAAGCACCCTTTTTCTTTACTTAAGGGGCTATAAAAAATAACTCTCTGACTTCTGAATATCTTTTCAAGACGATACGAGAAAAAACGAAAAAAGACTTTTATTATTCGAAAAAGAGGGCGATATAAATAAAAAATAAGGGGGCCGCCGCATGAAATTAAGTATTAAAGAGGTATGTGAGAAATATAATGTATCTGAATCTTCCTTAAAAACTAAGGGGCAACGCACATTGAATAGTATAAAAAAGAAATATGGGGTATCTTTAGAAAAAAGGGGGAGAGGGGCTGCCGCATATTATATAGAGCTATTCGAGGATGATTGTAGGGCGCTAACAATTTATGAAGAGGGCAAGTCTGAAATCGGGCTAAATGAAGAAATTTTACGATTAATGAATTGAGATTTTGTAGCATTTTTAGCTATTATCATATCTCCTCTATTGACATTTAGAGGAAGTTATAAAGACTTTTTAAAGTATATTGGTGTACCAACTTCCGCAGAACATATAATAAGTATTAAGCAAGCTTTAAAGCAACTTGAAGAAAGAGACTTTATAATATATAAAGAAGATAAATCTACTGATGAAGGTTATTTCGTTGCCGCAATAGTAAGGTCCGCAGAATGTGATATGAAAACTGGAATTAATATGATAAGAAAGTGTAAAGAGATTGCGGAGAATAATAATAAAAGAAGCTGGATCCCGCTTTTAAAGGTTTGGATTGGTGTAATTGAAGCGGAAAAGAATCAGCCATTTACTAATGAAGATATTGCTAAGATAACTGGACTTAGTGAATATCAAATAAGAGAAAGTAAAAAACTTTTGGAGAGTAATGATATATTTAAAACTAAGAGAGAATATATAGATACTAATTTGTGTTTAGGTCAAAGTGTAGAGTTGAATGGATTTTATAATGAGCAAAACTAATTATTTTGTCTAAATTTAATAGTTTTCTTAAGGATAAAAGAGATATATATATTCTTAAGAAAACTATTAAATTTAGACCATTTTGCTTTGCAAATAGACCCCTAGCAGCCAGTGAGCTTAAGAGAAGTATTTAATTTAGACAAAAATTTTTTAGAGAAGAGATAATGATGATTATATGCAAATAATAATTATATGAAGTTATTGAGGATTATAAAATTGTTAAAAATTATTGAAAATTGTTGAAAATTGTTGAAAATTGTACTGGTGTGGTGGTCGCTCTCAATAAAAGTTACTTATATATGAGACCTTTTTTTATTTTTAGAAGACGACGTTTAATATTCCTACTCTACTTTAGTTCAGATGAGAAGTGCCGTAGGCACTTCAGAGCCTGTACAAACCAATTTAAGCATCTCGCTAGAGATGCGATATTGGTTTTAAGGATCCCAAATAAAAGAGAAGCGCTTGCCGCTTCTCTTTACATTACTTCATATAATATATATTTATAGTTGAAGCGGATGCCGCTTCATTTTTTTTTTTCTTCTATTGACATATAAATAATAATATTATATATATTATATTATATTCCCTTTTAATTATATCATAAAAATTTATAATAATCAATCATATAATACTGTGTTGCGTTAGGGATTAAAATCTCCAAATAAAATATTCTAAATTTAGACCATATAATCTTCCTACCGAGTGCGGCCGCTTCATAAAATTAAAATTTTATGTTTAGGTGTTATATAAACCTAAAGGTACCCTATGTTTTCGGGAAAAATATTATTGAACGCGAAGCGGCCCAACTAAGCCTAAAAAACTTGGCCATATAGTCGCGGTCGGCCTCAAGGAGCCTTGCGGTCGAACATGGGTTCGCCCTCTATTTTGGGATTATGTATAATTATTATGTAAACTATTTTTTGACATTAAAATATGTAAAGTTGTTATGTAAACCTGCAAACGGAGCCGCACCGGTGTCCGCGGCCCGCTGAATTATGTAAACTTATTATGCAAAATGCAATAAAAAAGCCCTAAAACAAGCGGTTTCCGCAAGTTTTAGGACAATTTCTTACTTTTTTTGTCTGTGTTCTATTAAATTTATTGTAAAATTTCTATTTTCTATTGAAAAATCAATAGTTTTAGTTGAATTTGTTACCAAAATATTACAATAATTGTTATTTTTTTCTAAAATTTGGTAAATTTCTTTAATTATTTGTTCTTTTATTGGATTTTCTTTAGGTTTGCGCTCTGTTGGTTTTCTTGGCTTTTTATCTGCTTTTGCGCCTGTTTTGTTTTCTTTTGCAAGTTTACATAATCTCTCTTGTTCTTCATTGATTTCAATGCCTTCATCTTCTAAATACATTTGGATAGCCTCTTCTTCAGTAATATCAAGGCTTTTCATAGCTTGCTCAATGTAATTTTTTGGTATTTTAATATCTTTTTTATTTTTCATTTTTTTTCACTCTTACCCTTTCACTATTGTAATTATATCATTTTAATAATTAAATGTCAATAGTTTTTTTAAAAAAGTAGGCGGGCGGGCAAGGCTTACCCGCCTTAATTTCTAGTCTGCAATTTTGAAAAGTGTTTTTCTTTTATCTTCTACTCTTGCAACCTTTTCAGCCTTTACTAATTGAGTTAATAAAGCACTAATTTTTTGATTTGATAATATTGCTAAATCTTCATTTGCTTCTTGCATTTCAGAGATAGAAACTGCTTTGCCTAGATTTTCAAGTGTTTCAAGGATTATTCCTTTTATGTTTTCATTTTCGATTTGAACTTTTGTAGGTCTTTTAGCACTTGCTTTTTTGTCTAATAATTCAATTTCATGATTGATAAAATCTACTAAGTCTTGTCTTTCTTGAACTTCAGCCATTCCTAAAATCATTCCATAGTATTCTCTTTTTGTAACTTTTTTGTTTTCCATTTTCAATTCCTCCCTTTTTATGTTAATTTATGAACCTTTTCAAGCAATTCTCAAGGTTGTTTATTGCTTTTGTTATAATTATTATAACATTTTAATTTTTAAATGTCAATAGGTTTTTAAAAGTTTTTTAAAAAATTTTTTTTGAAAAAGATTTTTGTTTTTTTCTCTCTCTTTCATTATAATTATTATAACATTTTACTTTTTAAATGTCAACACTTTTTTTAAATTTTTTTGAAAAAGACGCGGAAGCCGCATAAATACTGAACTTTTTTTGTTAAGCAGAAAAGGCAGGATTTGCCATTTGGTTTACATAATTGCGCACCGGTGAAGATCTGTAGGTTTACATAAAAAAAGAGGCTTAAACAGCCTCCGCAAGTACTTTAGTATAAAGGGTTTCATAAGCCTTCAAAAGCTCTTGTTCAAAGGCTTTTACTTCATACCAATTTAGGTTTACATAATTTACTGCCCATTCTGTTGCGTTTAATTCTTCTGGAATATTATAGTAAATTTTATCTTGTAATGGACTTTTAAATCTATGACTTAAAAATCTTATAACTTTTGATTTTAAATCGCCTTGTCTAGTTTGTAAATGACCAATTTCATGTAAAAAGCTCCAAACACTTGCGTCTATTGAGTTTACAAGGTCGTTAGAATAGCTCATTTCCCTAACACTTAGCATAAACTTATCAGTGTTACTCTCGCTTACGATTAAAGGTATCTCAATGTCCCAGTCTTCAAGGCTTGCAGTGTAGTCTTCACCTTGTTTAATTTCAATAGTATCATCAATTTTATTTACAAAATTTTGATAGATTTCAATTATGTTAACCATTCCATTTTTTAAAATTTCTAATTCTTTCATTTTTCCCTTCCTTTCTTTACTTAAAGTATATCAAAATTTATTTAGTTTGTCAAGCAGATTTTAAAAATTTTTGAAAAATGATGTCATTATCGCAAAAATAAAAAAAAAATGGCTCAAACGCTTAATTTTAGGAGTTTTAAAACCACACAAATGTTCGCGGCTGCCAGTTAAAAATGTATAAAAGTTAAGTTATTATGTAAACGCGGCGCGCAGTACATCAGAGCGGCCACCCACGCGCCGCCCGCCCGAACAAATGTTTGTTTTTGAGACAAAAAAAAATGCCTAGAACCTTTGTGGCTCTAGGCTTTGAGATTATTCGGCTATTGTAAAGTATGCTTTTCTCTTGTCCTCAATTCTTGTAACCTTACTCTCTCTAACTAATTGAGTTAATAGGGCGCTTATCTTTTGATTTGAAAGGATTGCAAGGTTTTCTTCACTCTCTTGTAACTCGCTAATTGTAACAGGTCTACCTAAATTCTCTAATCCCTTTAAAATCAAGCCTTTGATGTTTTCGTTTTCAATTTGTACTTTTGTAGGACGCTTTGCAGAAGCTTTCTTGTCAAGTAATTCAAGTTCGTGGTCAATGAATTCTACTAAGTCTACTCTCCCTAGGTTTTCAACTATTCCTCTCAAAGTATTGTAATTGTCTCTTTTTGTGATTTTCTTTTCCATAATTTAAAATCTCCTTTCCTTAATTTAATTATATTATAACATTTTATTATAAACTTGTCAATAGTTTTTTAAAAATTTTCTAAATTTATTTTTTTAATTATTTGTTTACATAATTCAACATTGTTTTTGTAGAATTCAACTCCCCACATTGTAGCCTTTCTCTCGCAAGGGATAGAGAAGTATGCAAAATTATGTTCTTCATTTGTAATTATTTTTTGTTCTTCCAAAAATTGGTAGATATTTTCTTGTAAGTCCCTATTATCAAGGGTTTCTTGGTTTCTAGTCATTATGTGTCCTATTTCATGTAAAATAGATAAAAATGTTATGTTAATTGGGGTATATTCTGGCTGTTTTTCAAACCATTTTTTAAACTGAACATCTGTTTTGTTTACCCTCTTATTACTTATGTAAATTTCATTTTCAAAGGGGCTACACTCAAATCTATAACTTTTATGTAAATCAATAGGCTCTTCGCTTTCAATATTTTCATCTATAAAATTTTGTAAAATTTCAAAATCTTGTTTTGTAAATCTATATCTTTTACTCATTTTATGTAACCCCCTTGTTATTTTTTCGTGGGAGGGGGAATTTCCCTTCTCCCCCTTTCCCTTATGTATCAAGCGTTTGGGAATTTATCTTCTCCCTTTCTTTTTGCTTGATTTCTTTGGTTTTAAGCCTAAGCGAATTGCCTTTCTTTCTTGGTCTCTAGCCTCATATTTTTTTCTCATTTCGTGTCTTTTTGCTTGGTTCATTTTATTTCACTCTTACCCTTTCTTTAATATTATTATAGCATTTTTGTTTTTGTTTGTCAATACTTTTTTTTAATTTTTTTTTGAGATTTTATTTTTTCCTCTCTCAACTTTGTTAATCTTATTATACTATTTTAAATTGAAAATGTCAATACTTTTTTTATTACATTTGTGTTACAAAATTATGTAAACTGCGCCCCGGTGCGGCAAGGGCGGCCGCTAAGCCGCTTGTTGACAGAGCCTCCAGCACCCTCGACTTATTGATTTATCAACCTTTTGATGACTTTTTAAACATCGCGAGAGTATTTGACTTTCGACTATTGCGTCAGATAATGCTGTATGTTCTTCTTCAAAGTCTATTTGTTCACAATAACCAAACATTCGTTCTGCATTAGTAATTAAGTTATTATTTTTATTTCTTATGTTTTCCCATTGAAAAGTTTTTTGTTTTCCCAGAATTTGACAAGAAATGTGCCAAATATCATTGAATTTTATACCATATTTAAAAAAGTATCTACAAGAACTCCCACTTAAATATCTAACAGTATTATTTAATGTTGTTATGTCAAATAAAGTATTGTAAGCATAAATTTCAGTTATTCCAAATTTTTCCATTTCTTCAAAAATTATTTGTCTTGCCTTCCAAATGCTAATTTTTTCCATTTCTTTATTTTTTAATCTTTCATAATAAATTGGTAATTTATGGAAATAATAAGCAGTTGACATAAGTTCTTTCCAATCAAAAATCTCTTTAATTGCAAAAGATTTTTTTTGGTAAATATTGCCTTTTTTATCAGTAATTGTAAAGCCTAAATCATAGACAAGTCCATCATTGAAGCCACTTTCAAAATTATTGTTTGTTGTTTCAGTATCTAAAGTAAGAAAATATTTTTTTCGTTTATCAATTTTCATTTTTTTATGTTCCCTTTCCTTATTATGTTTATATTATATCATCGCTTGATTTGTTTGTCAAGTCCTTATATAAATTTTTTGGTTGAAGCGGCAAACGCTTATATATTAAGCGTTTGCTGTTACCCAGTTGTAAACTATATTGTCATTTTTGTAAAGTCTTATATTATTTCTCGTTTCGCTATAAGTTCCTAATTCTGTTACAAAATTTTTGAATTCTTTTTTATTCATTGTAATTGCTAATGTATCATTTTCTTTTTCAATTATGTAAACATATCTATTTGCTTTATTTGTCTCTAAATATTGATTTAATACATTTTCAAAACCTTTGATGTCTTTATATTGCTTTAATAGTTTGATTTCAGCCTTGCAACCTTTTACTTGATATATATAACTTTTTTTGTTTAAGTCTCCGTCCTTGTCATAACTTGTATTATCTAGTTTATAATCAATTACTCCAGTTTTAAAAGCCTTGTAACAAATTTCTTTTCTATACCCATTATTTATTTTTTTGTGAGTGATAGGATTTATAGTTGCAATATTATGTAAATTAAAGATTTTTTCTATTTTCATTTTTTGTTTTTCTCCTCCCGTTTCATTGTCTTAATTATATCATAAATAAAAAAAATTGCAATAGTTTTTACAATTTTTTTTATTACATTTTTGTTACAGAAATATTACAATAATGTTACAAAATTATGTAAACCCAAACGCGTGTTCAGTGCTACCAAACAAATGTTCGGTTTTCGCTACCTCAGTAGAAGCGGCACTTTCAGGAGATTGCAAACCCAAGTGTAGCAAGGGTTTCCCGTTCCGAAAATCTGTTCGGTACTAATATTATGTAAACTCGGCGCGCTTCATTAAATTCAATCGGTAGCGCGCCGTTGCGCAAAAGCCTTACAGCTGCAAGGGTTACAGCCTTCCGCAAAGCCAAGAAAAAAGCGGGGTTGCCGCCCGCTTTTAACCTCTGATTATGAAAACAATAAATAGAATTATGTCAACTATTCCTAAAACTATAAATGCCCAAGTGTGAATTAGTACAAAATTATAAATTTGACAAACTAACCAAATTCCAATTAGTAAAGCACCAAAGGCAATTACACTTTTTAATAAGAAGATTACTAATTTTCCTACCATTATTTCTACTTTTGTTTTATCACTTAAATTTTTCATTTGTTTTTTTCCTTTCCTCTTAACTTGATTACATTATACTATTTTTATTTTTATTTGTCAACACTTTTTTTAAAAAATAAATATTACATTTATGTTACAAGAGTTAATGCGCCTTTTAGTTCTCTTAAGTTTCTAATTGCTAATCCTTTCCATTTTCCACTTTTGTTATCAGCAACAGAAGTTAATCTCTTAATCCCTACTCCGCCAACGCTTTCCCATTCTACTAAGTTCTTAGTATAATCATCTAGTAAAATACATTCTTTATTTATTTGTATGTTAAAATTCTTTTTTATTTCTTTCGCTTTATTTTTTCCTAATCTACAAAAACAAATGTTTGCTTTTGGCAAGTTTGGTAAGAACTTATCAATCCATGTCAACTTATCTTTGTCTGCTTGCTCGTTTGGACTTGCAGAAATAATGTAAACATTTCCATTTTTTGCTAATTCATCTATGTTTTCAATTCCTTTGTATGCTCCAAGTTTTGCGAAAAAACCTTCTTCAATTGCAAATCTTTCTATTGCATTTCTAACATTAAATTTTGCTAATGTTCCATCTAAATCTAAAAATATTTTTTTCATAATCAATTCAATTCCTTTTCTATCTAATTATGTTTACTTTGCTTTCTTTTTCTTTTCTTTCGTTATTATTATTTTATCATTAAAGTTTTTATTTGTCAATAGATGTTAGAGAAAAAAGGCTTTTGTTAAGCCTTTAATTCTACTAATGTAAACTTGTAATTTTCGAATTCTTCTTTTAAAAAGTCTGTCATACCTTTTTTAGAAAAGAACATTATTCCACAATCATCTTCTTTGTCAAAGTAATCTTCATCATTTATTATTCTTAAATCATACAAACCAAAATCACTTCTTTTCATAAATTTTGCAATTCCTAATTTTTTCTCATTTCTTTCATTATTATTTAAATCTTTCATTTTCTTTTTTTCCTTTCCTTTTGTTATCTTAATTATAATCTTTTTATTATGTTTTGTCAATAAGTTTTTGTTATTTATTTTATTACATTTTTGTTACAAAATCTTTTGTTTGTCTTTGTCTTTTCTTTGTTATTATCTTTTATTAGTTTTGTTGTTTTTGTTCTTTGTTTGTTCTCTCTCTTAACTTAATACTATTATACATTATTAACGAACCTTTGTCAATACTTTTTCCGTAACTTTTTTAAAATATTTTTTAAAGCGTGTAAGCCTTGTTAGAGTAAGGTTTGAAGCGGATTGGTAAAATTTGGTAACTCGCAAAATAATAAATTATGTAAACCAAACAAATGTTCGCTTTTTGATTACTGTACTGAAGCGGAAACCTACAGACACAAGAGTTTTAGGAATTTAAAACATTTGTAAAAAAACAAATTTTTGTTCGCAAAAAAGTTTAGTCATTATGTAAACTGTAAAATTCGGCTTGCCATAACCGCAAGCAAGCCGATCATTAATAATTTTTATTTTAAAAATAAAATAAAAAACTTTTAGAAAAATGTTGAATAATTATTTTTTATTTTTCTTGTTCTTTTTATTCCAATCCTCTTTTAGTACTCTCCTTTATTCCAATGCTATGTACTACGCAAACGTACCATTTAGGAACTCTAATGGGGTACATTTTTGGGAAAAAATTTTTTAAGTACTCTTAAAAAGTTTTCGCCTGGACATCTCAGACTCCAAAAATTCTTTTAAACTCCAAAAATTCACTTAAATTCCAAAAAAATTTATATCATTTTTCATTTTTGTCCAATCTGCCATTGACTTTCAGAAAATTTTATCTTACAATATACTCATAAAAAGGAGGAACAAAAAAGTTGAAGCTAGATTATAGTTTAGATGCGGAAGGTCGCAAAAATTTAGTTGACCAAATAGTAAAAGAAACTCCAATAGAAAATTTATCAGAAAGCTACATAGAAATATTATCTAATTATATTATATCAGCCGAAAAAACAAAAGAAATATTGACAGATAATCGCATGCTAACTATTCAAAAGCGCGAAACTTCTTATCAAGGACTTGTTTCTCAGTTTGAAAATGGCGAAGATGGAGTTTCAAACCTAATAATAGAAAATGATAAAAATATTTTATTAACACCTAAAATAAAAATAACGCCGCGTGATGTAGAGCGTAACCCAGATCTTAAAAATTTGCGCGAGGCCATATCAATAGTACAAAAAAGTGCGGAGGCCGCAACAGGCAAAAAGAAATATAAATTAAAAAAACAATTAATAGAAATGTATCAAGAACAATATCTATTAAAAGATGATTTTCATAAAACACCGCGGACTTGCGCAAAACCTTGCTTATGCGGATTTAAGCGAGCACATACACATTGATGAGCAAGGGTTGCCGCATAGCGATGGAATTATCTCTTTTTTTAATCCTTCTCATATTAGTGCTCTCTTGTGTAATTACTCAGCGCTAAAAGAAGAAACTTATGCAAAATTTAATACTGATATGTGAGGCGCAATGATAGATCTAGATAACGCGGTAGATGCCGCATTAAAAGATAAATATCCAATGTATTATCAACTATTGATTTATAAAATAGATGGAAAAAGTAATGCGGAAATCCAAGAAAATTTAGAGCGTGAGTTTCATATTAAGCACTCTGTTGAATACATTAGTGCATTATGGCGTAATAAAATACCAAAGATAATTGCGGAAAATGAACAAAAGCGTTATTTAGAATGATATTATACTTATGCGGCGGTCGGTCAATGGAAGAAATGTTCGCGATGCGGAGAATATAAACTCGCAAACAATTTATTTTTTTCAAAAAATAAAACTTCTAAAGACCATTTTTATTCAATTTGTAAGGAATGTCGCAATAAAAAGAATAAAGAAGATAGATTAAAAATGCTTTTAACTATAATAGATTAAAGGAGATGTTGATTTTTATGCCAGATAAAGGAAAAGCAAGATATTATTGTGAAAAATGTGGAAAAACAATGGATGAAAATCAATTTTTCACTTATAAAGATGGTAGTAAAACAGAACTTTGTAAAAAATGTTTAACAATGCATATTGATAATTTTGATCCTGAGACTTTTTTATGACTATTGAAGAAGATGGATGTTCCTTATATTCCTACTGAATGAAATACTTTAAGAGATAGAATTTATGAAAAAGATCCTAATAAACTTACTTCTTCTTCTGTCTTTGGTAGATATTTATCAAAAATGAAATTAAGACAATGAAAAGATTATAGTTGGGAAGATACAGAAAGAATACAAAAAGAATTTGAAGAGCGCGAGGCGGAAGAGGAGAAACGTAGAGAAGAAAGAAATGCTTTGGCAAAAGAACAGTTTGAAAAAGGAGAAATTTCTGAAGCGGAATATAAAACGTTAACTTCTACTGAAGCTAGACATGCGGAAGGCGATCCTCCTCCTGATATACCTCGGTAACATTCCTGCAGCACCTATTATTCCAATAGGTTCTACTGGAAATATTCAGCCAGGAGCTACTTGAGCTATACCTGGAGCGGAGAATTCTGCAACAGCCGCAATCCCACCTATGAGTGTTGATGTTTTTAATGATCAATACATGGCGGAAGATGAATTACCAGATCCTGCCGCAGATTTAACAGAAGAAGATAAAATTGCTTTAGCTGTTAAATGAGGAAGAATGTATAAACCAAATGAATGAGTTGAATTAGAAACTGATTATGATAAAATGACTCAATCTTTTGATATTCAAGATGCAGATACTAAAAATACATTAATTTTAATTTGTAAAACAAATTTAAAAATGAATCAGGCTCTTGATATTGGAGATATAGATTCTTTTCAAAAATTATCAAAAGTAAGTGAAAATTTAAGAAAATCAGCGAAATTTACTGCTGCTCAAAATAAAGAAAATAAAAATGATTTTGTTGATTCCGTTGGAGAGCTTGTTTCTATGTGTGAACGAGAAGGCTTTATCCCTAGATATGCTATTGATATTCCACAAGATAAAGTAGATTTTACTTTAAAAGATATGAATGATTATTTATATAAATTAGTTACCCAGGACCTAGGTTTTGGGCAACAGATTGAAGATGCTTTAAAGAAAATCCAGATTCAAAAAGAGATGAATGATGCGGCTGAAGAAGGAACGACCGAGGTCGAAGATGAGGATTATGAAGCTTTTCTTGCAGAAGCTGAAAGACAAAAAGAGTTAGATCAAGAGACATTTGCAGAACAAACTTCTTTAAGTAAAGGAGATGGTAAAAATGGCTCTTAATGATATTTTGCAACATGTAGAAAATCAAGAAGCTAAAAAAGTTGGGATATCTGAAGACCGTATAAAACAACAAATGTCTAATTTAAGAAAACAAATTGCTTTTTGGAGAGAATATCCTGATATATTTGTTGAATTTTTATGCGGACCCGAAAATAAAGAAAATTTTAGTTTATTTTTTTATCAAAGATTATTTTTGCGTGCGGCGATGCGTCATAGATATGCTTATGCAACTTTTCCTAGAGGTTATTCAAAATCTTTTTTATCAGTTTTAGTATTGATGTTAAGATGTATTTTATATCCTAATTCACATTTATTTGTTACTACTGGAGGAAAAGAACAAGCGGCAGGCATTTTAAAGGATAAAGCAGATGAAATTTGTAAATTAATACCTGGAATTAAGAATGAAATAGACTGGACTAGAGGCGCAACAAAGTCTTCTAAGAATATGGTTGAATATAAATTTAAAAATGGTAGTAAACTTGATGTTATGGCTGCTCAGCAAAGTACTCGTGGTAAGAGAGCAACTGGTGGTTTAATGGAAGAGTGTATTTTGATAGATCAAACTATTTTAAATGAAGTTATTATTCCTACTATGAACGTTGATAGAAGATTATCTGATGGTTCAAGAGTTGAAGAAGAAGTTACTAATAAAAGTCAAGTTTATGTTACTACCGCAGGTTGAAAAAATAGTTCTGCTTATGATAAATTAATTCAAATTTTAATTCAAGAAATAATTGATCCTGCGGAAGCAGTCGTTCTAGGAGGATCTTGGCGCGTTCCAGTCATGGAAAAACTATTAAAAAAATCTTTTATAGAAGAATTAAAACTAGATGGAACTTATAATGACAATTCATTTGCAAGAGAATATGAATCAGAATGAAGTGGAGATGCAGAAAACGCATTCTTCTCTGCGGAAAAGTTTGATAAATACAGAGTTTTATTACAACCAGAGTATGAATATAGCGGCCGCTCAAATAAAACTGCTTATTATGTATTAGGAGTTGACGTTGGTCGTTTAAAATGTACTACAGAAGTTTGTGTTTTTAAAGTAACTCCACAATTACAAGGCGCCGCATTAAAAACATTAGTAAATTTATATAGTTATGAAGCTGAAGATTTTGAACAGCAAGCAATTCATATTAAAAGATTATTTTATAAATATAAAGCTCGTTCTGTTGTAATTGATGCTAATGGTTTAGGTATTGGTTTAGTTGACTTTATGACTAAAGCGCAAGTTGATCCTGAGTCAGGAGATGATCTTGCTCCTTTTGGTGTTGAAGGTGGAACTAATGAAGATATAACAGAACAATATAAAAAAGTTAATGGACCAGGAGTAGAAAGTAATGCTATGTATTTAATAAAAGCAAATTTACCTATAAATACAGAAGCTCATAGTTATGTTCAAACTCAATTATTAAATGGAAAAATTAAATTTTTAATAGATGAAACTCAGGCGAAAGTAAAATTAATGTCTACAAAAGTAGGTCAAACTATGTCTGGAGATAAAAGAGCGGAATATTTAAAACCTTTTACATTAACTACAATTTTAAAAACTCAAATGTTAAATTTAGTAGAAGAAAATGAAGGTGCAAATATTATTTTAAAACAATCTAGCCGCGGGATTCCTAAAGATAAATTTTCTGCTTTTGAATATGGATTATATTATATAAAACAAGATGAAGATAGAAAGAAAAAAAGAAAGAAAAGAGATATTTCACAATTTTTATTTTTAAACTAGCTCTCTTTTGGGCAGATTTTGATTAATTTATTGTGAAAAAAATAAATATATATTAGAAATGTTTAGTATATCGAATCATATCTATGTATATATTTTTATACAGGAGGTAGAATGAGAGCGAGTCGAGGAGAAATCAAAATAGAAGAAATTTTTGAGCAAGCTGGATTAAATTACGTAGAAGAATATTCTTTTGATGATTTGATTAGCTCAAATGGAATTCCTTTAAGATTTGATTTTGCAGTTTTTGATGATGATGAAAATTTACAATTCGTATTAGAGTATCAAGGAATTCAGCATTATGTTGCAAAAAGTAAATTTGGAGGAAAAAGCCGGATTAAAAAGACAACAATATAATGATTTTTTAAAAAGAGAATATTGTAGAAAACATAATATTATTTTAATTGCTATTCCTTATACAGAGGAAAGTAAAATTAGTTATGATTATATTATGAATATCTATTATGCGCTTGGAGGCTTTTAGATTAAATATACTAAAAAATTATAGCAAAGAGAGGTGTCAACTTTGATTAATAATAGAATGGATGAGATAAAGAAAAAAGGTTTTACTATTTCTAATGGCACCGCAAATCCAGATGAATCATATGTTCCTGTTGATTTTTCTAAAATAAAAATTGGTTTACAACATTTAGAAGATGCAACTTTAACAGATGTTTCTATTTATAATAGAATAAACTCTAATTTAGGAAATAAAGAAAGAGTGTTAAAAGCTATTGCAGATAATGATTTACTTACAATGCAATCAGTTTCAAATTTCTTTTATAGAACAAGTGGTATATATGGTAGACTTTGTAAATATTTAGCTTATATGTATAGATATGATTGAATGATAACCCCTTATATCAACGATGAAGAATTAAAAAACGATAAAAAATTATTAACTAATTTTTATAAAATATTAAATTATTTTGATAATTCAAAAATAAAAGAATTGTTTGGAAATATTGCTTTAAAAGTAGTTAGAAATGGATGCTATTATGGTTATATTATTGATAATATAACTAGTGTTCAAATTCAAGAGCTTCCTATTAAATATTGTAGATCAAGATTTAGTGTAATGGGAAGACCCGCAATAGAATTTAATATGAAATATTTTGATGATAAATTTAAAGATGCTCAACAAAAAATGAGAATTTTAAATTTATTTCCAAAAGAATTCAAGCAAGGATATAGACTTTTTAAAGAAGGAAAATTAGTTCCTGATTTTGAAGGAGATACTTCTGGATGGTATTTATTAGATATTAACAAGGCTGTTAAATTTAATATTAATGGGGAAGATTTTCCTGTTTTAATTGCGGTAATTCCTGCTATTCTTGATTTAGATGTAGCACAAGGACTAGATAGAAAAAGAATGGCTCAAAAATTATTAAAAATTATTATTCAAAAAATGCCAGTAGATAAAAATGGCGATTTAGTTTTTGATGTTGATGAAGCTCAACAATTACATAATAATGCAGTAAATATGTTAGGAAAAGCAGTTGGAATTGATGTCTTAACTACTTTTGCTGATGTAGATGTTGCGGATATGGCAGATAAAAATACAACTACTACTGTTGATGATTTAGCAAAAGTTGAAAGAACTGTATATAATGAAGCAGGAATTAGTCAAATGCAATTTAATACAGATGGTAATATAGCTCTTGAGAAATCAATTTTAAATGATGAAGCTTCAATGTATAATTTATTATTACAATTTCAAGATTTCTTAAATTATTTATTAGTAAAATTTAATGTATCAAAGAAAATTTCTTTCAGAGCACAATTATTAACTACAACAATTTATAATTACAAAGAATTATCAAAAATGTACAAAGAACAAATGCAAGTTGGTTATAGTAAATTATTGGCACAAATTGCTCTTGGACAAACTCAAAGCGCAATACTTGCTAATGCATATTTTGAAAATGATGTACTTGATCTTATTAATGTATTTATTCCACCAATGATGAGCTCAACTATGAATTCAGATGTTTTGAATCGTGTTAATGAACAAAATAAAACTAATAAAGAATCTGAAGAAAGTGAGGCGGGACGTCCTACAAATGAGTCACAAGGTAAAGAAGTTTCTGAAAAAACTTTAGAAAATCTTGAATCTCAAAAATAAAATAGGACAAAAAACATTAATGGAGTTTAAATAAAATTAAAATAATAGTAGTTAGAAAAGATAGGAGGATATCAGTATGATGCACAAATCAATAGCAACCATAAGTTCTCCTGAATTTATAAATCTTCAACCTTTGGATATAAATCCTTTGATGAGTAAGTGTGAGATAAAAGTTCTTTATGTAGGACAAAATCGTAATGGTAGTTATATCAATAAAGAAGTTGCTACTGAAATGTCAAAGACATTAAGAGGTGCTCCTATCGTTGGTTATTATAAACCAGAGGATGAAGATTTTGCAGATCATGGTGAACAAGTAATTATTGATGATGAAGGTATTAAATTTAATTGTCTAACTAAACCTTATGGATTTGTTGCCCCAGATGCAAAAGTATGATTTCAAGATTTTGAAGATACTGATGAATTTGGAAATGTTGTAACAAGAAAATATCTAATGACAAATGGTTATTTATGAACAGGACAATTTGAAGAAGCTCAAAGAGTTCTTGATAAAGGAAATAATCAATCTATGGAATTAGATGAAGAAACTTTAAAAGGTCATTGGTCAATAGATAATAATTCAAATATGGAATTTTTTATAATTGATGACGCAATATTTTCTAAATTATGCATTTTAGGTGAAAATGTAGAACCTTGCTTTGAAGGTGCTAGTGTAACAGCTCCAGATGTAAGCAAAACTTTTACAAAAGTTGATGACAATTTTAAGAAAACATTATTTACTATGATGCAAGATTTAAAATTTGCATTAGAAGGAGGAAAAAACATGGAAAACGAAGAAGAAGTTATCGAAACTCCAGAAGTTGAAACTGAACCTGTAGTTGAAGAAGAAGTTAAAGCTGAAGAAACAACAACAGAAGAAGTTGAAACAGCTGAAGAAGTAACCGAATCAGAAACAACAGAAGTAGAAGAAGAAAAAGAAGAAGAAACTACTGAAGTTGAAGAAAACCCTGTTAACGAAGCTGTAAATGATGTAGAATCTGATGTTGAGGAAAATGCGGAAGCCGCTGAAGAAGAATCAACCGAGGTTGAAGCAACTGAAGAGCAACCAGCCGCAGAAGAATTTACATTAGAGGATTACAAAAAACTACAAGCATCTTATGCAGATTTAGAAAATAAATATGCAGAGTTAGTAGAATTTAAAGAAAACGTAGAAACAGAAAAGAAAAATGCTTTAATTGATAGTTTTTATATGTTAACAGATGAAGATAAGAAAGATGTAGTAGAAAACATTAAAAATTATAGCTTAGATGAAATTGAATCTAAATTATCTGTAATTTGTGTAAGAAAAAGGGTTAATTTTGATTCAGAGGATTCAGAAAAAAATGATAAGAATATAGAAGAAGAAAATTCACCAGAGGCAACATTCAATCTTCCTCAAGAAGATGAAGCTGTACCTGCATGGATTTCTGCTTGTATAGATACTCAAAATAGCAAAAAATAATAAGGAGGAATTATAAACTATGAAAAGAAAAGGTTTTGGACAAGTTGAGCCTAACCATCTTTCTGCTCAAAGAACTGGTCAAATCTATGCACAATTACCAGCAACTGGAATTGCTCAATTAGAAAATGGTCAATTTGCAAAATATGACTATGCTAAAAAAGTCGTAGATTTCTCAAGTGATGCAGAAATAGAATGGATGTTAGTATTCAACGAAGTAAAACTATATGATGGTTATAGAACATACAAAGATTATGTTGCTCTAGCATCAGAAGCAGCTGACGGAGTTATATATCCAAGATTATTCAAAACAAATATCGGTGATATATTTACAACAAACTGCTTAAAAGCCGCTGCAACTTCAGCTACAAGTGAACTTGAAATGGGAGATTATGCAGTAGAAGAAAAATTAGGAATAAATAGCGAAGGATTTTTGGATAAAACAGTAAGTACAGGAATGCAATTCCAAATCGTTGATGTTTATACATTAGCTGATGGACAACCTGCTGTTAAAGTTCAAAGAATCGCGTAAGAGGAGGAGTAAAGTATTATGTTAGAAAAAAGTGAATTAATAAAACTAGCTAAGACCGTTGCTAACGCAGACTCTTCTTCTCAAGTAGCATATTCTTTTGGAGAAAATAAATTCAGTTATTCTGATTTAAATGATACTCTAAGAAAAGAGTTAAATGAATTAGCAGGTACTTATAGACAATATGAAAACAACAAAAATATTATATTCGAATTAATCGAAGAAACAGTTACAGATGTATTACCAAGAAAAGTTTTAGAGCAATATGGAATGTTTGCTGAAATCAAAACTTTAGCTCAAGGTGATAAAGCTAGATTTGTAACAAGAATTACAGAATCTGCAAGACGTAGAGCTAAAAGATTTGTTACTAGAGTTGGTTTAGCAGGCGTTTATGAAGTATTCAAACTAGATGGAAAATACGTAGATGTAAATACAGAAGCTTATGGTGGAGCTGCTCAAATAGGATTTGAAGAATTCCTAGATGGAAGAGTAGATTTCGCTGAAATTCTTGAAATTGTTATGGAAGGTTTAGACGAAGCTGTTTATAAAGAAATCGCTAAAGCTTTAATTGCAATGGTAGAAGAATTACAAGGAGCTAACAAAACAACAACTAATGCTTTTGATGAAGCAGCTATGGACAACTTAATTGCTGTTGCTGATTCTTATGGAAAATCTACAATTTATTGTACATATGAATTTGCTGCAACAATGGTTCCAGAAGAAGGTTGGAGATCTGATAATCATAAAGATGAGAGATGGAATAATGGTTACTTAGCTAACTATAAAGGACATAATGTAATTGTTCTAAATCAAGCTTATGAAGATGAAACAAATACAACAAAAGTTATAGATCCATCATATGCATGGATTATCCCAGCTGGAGATAATAGCAAACCAGTTAAGATAGCTTTTGAAGGTCCTACAGCAGTTAAAGAAGTAGATAACGAAGATTGGTCTAGAGAAATTAGAGTTTACAAGAAATTCGGTGTTGCTACATTAGTATCAAATAATATCTGTGTATACAGAAATACAAGTTTAGCACCAGAATATTCAGTTTAGTTATATATCAGGGAAGACAAAGTTATAATTAGGAAATCAAAAGATTAATTATAATGGTTAATCTTCCCTCTTTTCTTTTATCTTTTGGAAACTTGAAAAATATGAAAAATTATAATATATTATTTATGAGGACAAATATAAAGATAAAAGGAGGTATATAAAGCAAATGATAGATAAAACTAAAATAATTGCTTTAACAAATAGAGATACAGGAACTGTTGAATATACATTACCAGATACAGGAACTCGTAAGGTATTTAGTCCTGGAGAAACTAAAATGGTAACTTTTGAAGAGATAGAAAAATTATCTTGGGCAAAAGGCGGAAGATCTTTATTAAAAAATTATCTTATTATTGGTGATGAAGATGCTGCACAAGAAATATTAGGTGAAATTGAGCCTGAATATTATTATGATCAAGAAACAGTTAAAAAACTTTTAATAGAAGGAACTCTTGATCAATTAAAAGATGCTTTAGAATTTGCTCCTGCGGGAGTTGTTGATTTAATTAAGCAAGAAGCAGTAGATTTAAAGATTAATAATGTAGATAAGAGAGAAGCAATAAAACAACAAACCAATTTTGATGTAGATACAGCAATAAGATTAAATTTAGAAGAGCAAACAACTAGTCCTGTAGCGGCTACAAACAAGAGAAGAACTAGTCCTTTAGCGGCTAAGACTCCAAAATCAGGTAGTAGCAGCACAGAGAGTAAATATAAAATAATAAATAAATAATACAAGGGAGGTGTAATATGGCTAATTTATATACTACACCTTTTTCTGACATTTATGATTCTTTTCTAGCAAAGATAACTGATGATATGTATATGGAATTGTCTAAAGACGAGACTTACAGTATGTTAGAAGAATTGTTATTATCTGCAATTCCTAAATTTGAGTTTCCTCGTAAGGATGTCTCAGATTATAAAAAATCTTATACTACTACAACAACCGTTGATGAACAAACTAAAACTGTTTATAAAGTTGGCTTTTTTAATAATAAATTAACTTCAGAAGAAATTAATATTTTAGCAACTTATATGGTAGTAGAATGGTTAGGTCAACAGTTAGCTAGTATAGAGAATGTAAGAATGAAGTATAGTGGAACAGATTTTAAATTTACTTCTCAAGCAAATCATATTCAAAAGTTAGTTACATTAAGAAAAGAATATGAAAGAGAAGGGTTTCATTTACAGAGATTGTATAAGAGAAGGACTCTTACAGAAGATGGTCGTATCAGATCAACTTTTGATACTATTATGAAGCCGCCTTCAGAAGGGGGTCTTTCATAATGATGAGTAAATATAATGTAGATATATCTACAGAAGATATTTTAGCAAATTTAAAAAAACTTATAAATAGAACTTATAAGTTATTACCAAGTAGAGAAGAGGGAGCCGATTGAAAGGTTCCTTTATCTACTATTATAGAAGAATTTTCAGGAATGTATGAATTATTTAATCAAGATATAGGTCCTGATTACGTTTCTTTGCTTAGTAAATTAGAAGGGCTTAAGAGTTTAGATACTGATGATTTCTTCAGTTTTAGAAGAATGATTTTTGATTGTTTAAACCTTATGAATAAGGTGAGTGAATATGTCAAGTCTAGATAATTTACGAACAAGATTAACTTATCAAGGCGGGATTGCGCAAGAAGATAGAATGGATCAAGATAAGCTAAGAAGTTTAAAGAAAGCTTTACTTTATAGTTATCAAGCTCAAACCGCAATATTAGATGATGAAAGAGAATTTAAATGTTTAATAAATCATGATAAGTTAAAGGAAGATTATGATGATAAGATTATTTCAATTCCTTATGAAGATACATGTCTAAATGGGGAGGATGAAAAGTTTATAAATTGAGATCCAGTAGAATTAAGAAAAATTAATATGAAAGTTGGCGATACTTTCACTTGGAAAGAAACTAATACTCATTGGATTGTTATTCAAGAAATATTAGAAGAAAATGCTTATTTTAGAGGAACTATTAGAAAGGCAGAAGATGAAGTTGTTGTCAATGGAAAATCATATTATGGTTGGTTTAGTAGAGATGGAGATGAAGCTCTATGGCATACTAAAGGACATAATTCTTGGAGCGAAATGGGATATGAAGTAATATTATATATAACAGCAGATGATACAACAAAAGGTTACTTTGAAAGATTTAAAAAAGTAACTATAAAAGATAGATTATGAGAAGTACAAATGGTAGATGATATAACTTCAGAGACTATGTTAATTGTTTATTTAAGAGAAACATTTACAAATGAATTTGAAGAAAATAATGCGGATGCGGCCGGTGATGAAACTCCGGACGAGACAGATCCTTCTCAAGATGAGACTGATCCAATACCAGACCAGACGCCCGCAATTAATGGAAAGGATAGTTTGTATCCTTTTGATACATCTACTTATACTATTGAAAATGCCTCAGATGGAACTTGGTTCCTAAGCAACACTAAGGCAAAAATAGATGGTTCTTCAGACTCTTCTGTTACTATTACTATTGTAACTTCAAAGAGTGGTTTTGTAGATTTAATATATAGAAGAACTGGAGAAGAAGATATAATAAAAACAATTACAATAAATTCTTTATAGAAAGGAGAGTTAGATGAAAAGAGACCTTATAGAAACAGCTTCTACAAGTATTAGTTCATCTTTCCTTTCTATTGAGAAAGATATTAGTTTAATACTAACAAAGTTGTTTTTTGATCATAAACCTTATAATAAACAATTATTAAGATTATTAGTAATTCCTACTAAAGATTGTTTGTCTAATTTAACAAATGAGGAATATATAGAAAAAGTTAATAATACAAATTTAGCTACTCTTGTTCAAGAAGGTTATATAAAATTAGCACCAAAAATTGCTATGCCAGAACATGAGAAAGTAAAATCTTATATTATTCTTACTTTTGATAATTTTACTCCTAATGCAACAAATCCGGAATTTAGAGATTGTACTATTCATTTTGATATATTATGTCATACTGATTATTGGGTAATGGATAATTATCAAATTAGACCAATTAAAATTGCAGGTTATATAGATGGAATTTTAAATAAAACTAAATTAACTGGAATTGGGGAATTAAATTTTATGGGATGTAATGAATTAGTATTAGATGAAGTATTATCAGGATATACTTTAACATATAGAGCTATTCATGGTTCTGATGATAAAATACCAGATAGAGAAGAAGAGTAATATTTATGATTAATGAATTGTTATTATTGTCTGGGAATGATATTCCTTTAGTAGAATTAAATATTTTATTTCACCCTCCTACAATAAAAGAAATTGCTTTTATAGGAGAAGATACCTTTTTTACAGGTTGTGAAATATTAAGATTTTCTAAAGAGAATTTAGAAGAAGAGGACAAAAATCGTTTAGAGAATATAAGCAATTTTAATATAATAATGTCAATAATTAGAGAAAAAAATAATAAAATGCAATATAATAAACAATGTGTTTTACAAGTTTTATCTCTATTATTTCCTGCTTATGAAATTAGTTTAGATTTTGATAAATCTGAAATAGTTTTAAAGCAAGATGATATAATGCTTAGTTTAAATGAAAAAAATTATAATATTTTTTTAGAAGCATTGAATGAAATATTAGTTTTAGGCGGTGGGGAGAAAGAATATAATCCAGCCGGCGGTCTTGCAAGTAAAATTGCAGAAAAGCTAAAAAAGAGTCGTAATAAAATTATGGCTAAAGAGTCTAAAAATGATCAAAAAGTTGCTATTTTGAGTAGATATATTTCAATTCTTGCAGTAGGTGAAAACAAAGATATGAATGCTTTGTTAAATTATTCTTTGTATCAATTATTTGATGAATTTCAAAGATTTCAATTGAAACTTGCTTTTGATGCACATCAAAGTGCATTACTAGCGGGCGCGAAGTCTGAAGATTTAGGCCCAGTTAAAGATTGAATGAAGGATATTCATTCTGATAATGATAATGAAGAACAATAAAAAATGTTCTAATTGATTTTTTAATACTAGCAGAAAGAAATAAAAGGAGTTTTATAAATTAAAAAATATAAAAGGAGGAAATTTATATGAAGTTTGGTGTTCGCGAGATTGCTAACGTAGTTTTTAAAGCTAAAACAGCTCAAAAAATAGGTTCTACAACATTCCAAGCTGGTCAACCTGTTCTTTATATAGACACAGCTAAAACTTCTACAATTGAGGGAGCTGCAACAACAGTTTATGCTCAAGGTGGTAGAGGAAATACAAGACTTATCGCTTGGGAAGGTGAGAAAACTTTAACTTTCACAGTTGAAGATGCATTACTTTCACCAATTGGATTTAGTATCTTAAGTGGTGCTGGTCTATTCAAAGATGCTGAGGAAGAAGTTCATGTTCATATGACATCTGCAGCTGTTGTTTCTGCAACAGGAGAAATTGATTTAACAGATGCTATGAATGAAGATGATGAAATCGACGCTACAGCTCCTATATTTATCGCAGTTACAGAAGCTGATGGATCTATAACAGGAGAATTAGTAGAAGGAACAACAGTATCTGGAAAGAAAATTACTGGAGCTACTTCAAATACAGGAGATACAGTAAGTGTTGATTACTATATAGTAAGAAATGCAGGAACTATTTCTGAATTACAAATTGATGCTGAAAACTTCGCTGGTTACTACTATGTTGAAGCTAGCACATTATTTAGAGATCAAAGCACAGGTAAAGATTTACCAGCTGAAATTACTCTACCTAATGTTAAAATTCAATCTAACTTTACATTTAGTATGGCTAGTACAGGAGATCCTTCAACATTTACATTCACAATGGATGCAATGCCTGGATATACATATTTCAACAGCACAAAGAAAGTTTTATGTGTAATCCAAGTTGTTGAAGACTTTGAGAGCACAGAAGCTGATTTAACATCAGTTATGAAACACCCTGGTGATGATGAAAGCATTTAGTTTATAGTACCTTCTTATAAAGTAGGTATTTTTAAGGAGGAGTAAAATCCTCCTTTTTTTTAATATATAAAGGAGATATTTTATGGGAGCTATAGGAAATTATGTACATTTTATGACTATTAATTATATAAAACATGGTGTAAATAAAAAGAGTGGAAGTAATTTTAGTGTGACTCCTTTTGAACAGTATAAAAAACAAAGATTAGGAACTATTCAAGAAATTTCTCCATCTATAATATCTCAATTAGAGATGAGATTAAAAGAAAATTCTGATATACAAGAAAATGCAGATGGGCAAATAGTTAATACAGAAATTCAAAAAAGAATAGATTATATTTATACTTTATTAGAAGAAGTTACTTCAACAGAGGCATTAAATAAATTTTCAGAAGGAAATGTTGCACAGTTTTCAAAAGGAACTTTTTCAGGTGTTACTAATACAACCGCAGAATTAAAAAGTTTACGAGCAGATGTGAAAGAATTTAAAGAACTTTTAGAAAAATTTAAGACTAACTCAACTATGCGAAAAGATACTTTTGAAAAATGAACAGAAAAATTAATTACTTTATATAATAAAATTACAAACTCAACAATAACTGTTACTCCAGAAGATATTTCAACAAAAAATATACAATCTGTTCTCCAAAAAGTGCAAGCAAAATCTATTAATAATAGTTTTAATACAACTCAAAGTGCAATTAGAGGCTTTTTTGGAGAAGCAATAGTCGCAGCTTGTAATGATAATATAAATGCTTTAAGTGAAAAAGAAGCTTTAGAAGCGATAAAAGGAGCTATTCAAGGAAATCAGAGAGCTAAGATTTCAATTTCTAAGTCAGCATTAGCTGGATTAGATACAAATCAAGTATCTTCTTTTTCACATGTTTTAGATGATGGTTCAACTTTGACTTTTGGTAGTTCTCAAAATAAAGTCGATGTAAAAATAAATATAAAAGGAGAATCTGTATTAGCTTCTGTAAAAAATTATAATTTAAATTGGGAAGGTGTTAATAAATGAGGAGTTCATTTACAAACACAAAGTTTGTTATATGCATTATTAGCAATGATAAATAGTGGGTATGCGAATCATTGAATAAATATTCATGCGGCAAATATTCAACCTATTCATGGAGTTAATGTTTCTCAAGAAGAAATAGATAATGCTGTTCGTTTTGAACTTTTATATGATGCTTTTTCTAGCGGAAATCCATTAAAAACAAATAATGAAAATGCAAATGTTTTTGTATTAATGGACAGTAAGATGGGAAAAGTTAAAGTTATAGATACACAAAAAATTTTAGATAATGATTTATTAAGAAATAAAAGTTTTAAAATTTCTCATGAAAGCAATATTACTGCTCCTAAAATAAAAAATGAAAAAGTTGAAGGAGCAAATGGAGCAGATATTCGTATCGAAAATATTATTAGTCAAATTCATAAGTTAAATGTGTCTATTGCTTTTGATATAAATAGTTTACAATTTTAATTAACTGATAAAGAAAAAGAACGAAAAAATAAAATAATGTTTATAAACTTAATTGAATTTATTTTTAAGGGATTAACCAATTAACTTTTATTATTTTATTTAAAAGTTACTTTATCAGTTAATTGATTTTTTTAAAAAATCAATATATAATATAAGGAGAAAAAAGGAGGATTTTAAATGGCAAAAATAAGTTATGCAAATTTAAAATTAAAAACAAAGGAAGATATTAAAGAATTTAATTTTAATGGAAATAAAATTGAAGTTAAACAATATTTGCCTTTACAAGATAAGATTGATTTAATAGATATTACTTGTCAAAAAGCAAAAGAAGATAGATTATATAGTCCTATTAAAATTGATGCTTATTTTCATTTACATTTAATGTATTTATATACAAATTTAACTTTTACAGATAAACAAAGAGAAGATGAATATAAATTATATGATTGCTTAATGAGTAATGGTTTAATAAATGAAGTTTTATTAAATATGAATACTCAAGAATATGAATCTTTATTAAATTTATTAAATCAAAGAGTTGAAGATGAATTAAAATATAATACTACTGCGGCAGCCATAGTAAATCAATTAATTACAGATTTGCCTAGAAATGCGGAAGCCGCACAAAAAATAGTAGAAAATTTTGATCCTAAGAAATATCAAGCAGTTGTTGATTTTGCAACTGCCGCAAATGGAGGAAGACCTATTCTTCCAGAAAATACAACTGTAGAGAAGTAATTTAATTGGGTATATTAAATTAATTTTATTAGCCTTTTTATCACATATTTGTGATAAAAAGGTTTTTTCTTTTTGGAAGAAAGAGAAAAGGAGAAAAAAGGATTATGGCAAAATTTGATTATGGAAGACAAATTGAATATGGTATTCGTTTTAATTTAGATAAAAGCGCATTAACTCAATTACAAGCAGAATTAAATAAAATACAAAATACAAGTTTTAATGCATTAAAAGTCAAAATGGATACTGCTGACATAGAAAAAGTTAGACAAGCTTATGGTAATTTAAAATCTGATGTTAATCAATTACAAAGTGTATTAGATAGAACTTTTAATTCTAATTTAGGAACTTTTAATTTAAGAGCTTTAAATCAAGAATTAAATAAATTAGATTTAAAGAGAATACAAAAAGATTTTAATGCAATTGGAGCTACTGGAGCAAATTCTTTTAGACAGATTCAAACATCTATTATTACTCAGAATGCAGCTCTAAGGCAATCAAATGAATTATTAGATAAAATGGGAACAACTTTTAAAAATACTGTTAGATATGGTATTTCTTCAAGTATTTTTAATAATTTAGTTAACTCAATTCAAAAAGCTTATGACTATACAGTGAAATTAGACAGCTCTTTAAATGATATTAGAATTGTCACTGATAAATCTGCTGAAAGCATGAATAAATTTGCTTTACAGGCAAATAAAGCGGCTCAAGGTTTAGGTAAATCAACTAGAGATTATACAGAAGCTTCTTTGATTTATTACCAACAAGGTTTAAATGATGAGGAAACTGCAGCAAGAACTGAAACTACCTTAAAAGCAGCTAATGTTACAGGGCAGTCAACTAGAGAAGTTTCTGAGCAATTAACAGCTGTTTGAAATGGTTATAAAGTAAGTGCAGCAGAAACAGAACATTATGTAGATAAATTAGCGGCTACAGCTGCAGCAACCGCCGCAGATCTTGAAGAATTAAGTGTTGGTATGTCAAAAGTAGCATCTGCTGCAAATATTATGGGTGTAGATGTTGATCAATTAAATGCTCAGTTAGCTACTATTGTTTCTGTTACTAGAGAAGCGCCAGAATCAATAGGAACTTCATTAAAAACTATTTATGCTCGTATGAGTGATATTGAAGCAGGATTAGATGGAGAGACTTCTCTTGGTAAATATACTGCTGATATGGCAGATATGGGTTTTAATGTTCTTGATGTTAATGGAAAATTAAAAGATATGGGAGAAGTAATAGAAGAGATTGGTGGCAAATGATCTTCTATGTCAAGAGAGCAACAAGTTGCATTAGCACAAACAGTTGCTGGTACTAGACAATACTCAAGATTAATGTCTTTATTTGACAATTGAGACATGTATATAGATACATTAGAGATAAGTAAGAATTCTTTAGGAACTTTACAACATCAACAAGATATTTATATGGAAAGTACTCAAGCTCATATTAATCAATTAAATAATGCATGAGAACGTTTATATAATGCAATGATTAATAAAGATGCAATTACTGGAGTTACAGACGGATTAACTTTAGTTGTAAAATTATTAGCTCAATTTACTGAATCTATTGGTGGAGGAATTGGGGTTTTAAATTTACTTGGAACTACTGCAATAAAAATATTTAGTACTCAAATAGCAAGAGGTTTAACAATATTTTCTCATAATATAAAAGCAGTTTTTAATGATGCACAAAATCAGCATTTTGCTCAAGCTATTGCAGATCAATTTGCTCAAATAGGAAATAATAATGAAGTACAAAAATTAATAAACGGATGAACACAAAGTTATAGTGATTATTATACTTTGTTAGATGCAGGACAAAGAAAAGAATATGGAAATGCAATTCAAGAAGCTACAAATGCACAAAACGAAAAAGCTATTTGAGATGAAAAAATAGCTCAAGCACAAAAATATTATGATACTATTACTCAAGGAAAATCAAAAGTTTCTATAGCAGAATTAAATCCAGATAGTGAAGGAAATTTTGTAATTCAAAAAATTCAAGATGAGCAAAAGAAACTTCAAGAAACTTTAAGATTATTTGATGAAGTCCCTGAGTTAGATCAGGATGAAGGTAATTTTAAACCTTTTTTAGAAAATCTTAGAAAAGAATTATATAAAATAATTCCAACAAGCAATGAGGCTAGGAAATCAATAAATGAGGTTAAAGCTACTCTTAAAGAATTTTCTAAGCAAGATATTATTAATCCTAAACAACAGACTAAATTTGATGATGCAATAGCAAAAGGTAGAAAAGTTTTAGAAGAAGAAATACAAATTAGTAAGCAAAGCGAAGAAAATATAGACAAACAAATTCAAGGAGAAGGTCAAAAATTAGATCTTCGTGCACAAATTTGAAAAGATCATATAGAAGAAATTAATAAACAATTAGAAAAAGTAAGTTTAACTCAATCTATTGTTAGCTTGGCAGGTTCTTTTGGACAATTAGCAACTGCAATATCAATGGTTCCAAAAATAAAAGATATTTGGGATAATGAAACTTTATCTGGTGGAGAAAAATTGTTGCAAACAATGACTTCTCTTATTAGTATTTTCACAATGTTTGGTAGTAGTATTAAAGGTATTGCTACACAGCTACCAATTTTATCTGCTAAGTTAGGACTTGTTGAAGCAGAAGCGGTAAAAGCAGGAACTGCGGGAATAGCTGCATGAGGTCCTTTATTACTTTATATAGGTTTATTAGTGGTTGCTATTGGAGGATTAGTTGCTTCATGTAAAGGATTATCTGACTGATTTCATCAAGATGCGACTGCTGCTGCAGAGGCCGCAGAAAAAGCTCAAGAATTAACTGAAGCTTATAATGAAGCAAAGCAAAAAGCTGAAGAGTTAAAAAATACATTGAGTGACTATAGTGGTGCTGTAAAACAATTAAGTGAATTAAAAAAAGGCACTAAAGAATATGCAGAAGCTTTAAATGAAGTTAATGAAAAAGCTAAACAAATAAGAGATGAATATGATTTATATGATAAATCTTCTTATAAAAATGGTGTTTTAACTTTTGATGAAGATGCATGATATGATATTCAAACACAAGCACAAGAAAAAGCAGCAAAAGCAGAGTCAAGAATGTATAGCGGAAAAATTTTAGCTAATAATGCTGAATTAAAATCTCAGCAAACAGATTCTAAAAGATCAATTTTTTGAGAGTCATATAAAAATGGATTAACTTCTTTTTCAAATCCTATTTATGGAGGAACAGTAGATCAAGTTACTAATGGTTTAGTTCAATTAAAAGCAGAAAATGAAGATTTTTATTTACAATTAAAAAATGGCTCAGCATCAATGTCAGAATGGGTTAGTGCATTAGATGGAAATGCATGAGGATTAAATTTCTTAAGTGAAGAAATTGACAAAAATAAAGAAGAGTTTTTTAAATTAGCAGAAGCAACGGAGAAAGTAAAAAATGCAAATCTTCAATATTATGAATCTATAAATAAAACTTATTTAGCTGGAAAGTATGGAGAAAGATTAGCTTCTATGTCCTATAATGAAAAAGGAGAATTTGATGAAGCTATATATACTCAATTATTAGCTGCCCTTGGTCAATCGGCTCCTCAACAGCAAGCGACAAAAATACAACAAGCGCAAGATTTAAAAAATCAAGGAAGGACAGTTAATTTAGGAGGAGATGTTGCATCTTCACAAGAAGCCTGAAGTCATGAAGTAGAGCAAGGTTTAGGAAAAGCATTAGGAATGATAGTAAATCCAGTAGGAATGTGAGAACAAACTGGAAATTTAAATAAAAAATTAACTAATGATTTAAAAAAAGCACAAGGAATTTCTGATAAGGACTTAGAAAATTTAATTGGAACATCAGAATTAAAAACAGATGAAGACTTAGCTAAAGCATATGCTCAATTAACAGGAGTAGATATCTCTAAAGCAACTAAAAAAGGAAAAAAATATGTTGATGATACAGGAGAAACTGTATTAGATTTTTCTTCTAATGAAGCAAGAGGAAAAATGCGTGCGGCAGTTTATAATGAAGCTTCATCAAAAGCTTCTCAGCAAAAAGCTCAAGAAGAAGTAGAAGAAGGAACTGATCAAGTCATTAAATTATTACAAAAAGCTTCAATGGCAGGATCTGAAGCTGGAAAAGAATATGGAGCTAATTTTACTCTTGCGGTAGCCAATGCTATGGCAGATTCAGATAAAACTTTTGATTTTTCTCAATATTTTGGAAGCATATCTCCAGAAGAAGCTGAAAAAATTAGAGGTAAGTCAAATCAAGAGATACTTGATATGTTTGGGTATTCTGAGGAAGATGTCCAAAAATTAGGTTTTGAAAGTGGACAACAATTTACAGAGAATTTTAAAGCTGGCTTTTCTGAGGAAAATTATCAATGAGATCCTGCCAAAGCTGTTGAACAAGTGTTGGCTGGACAAGACGAACAGATAAAAGAGAAAGGCTTAGATAAAGAAGAATTAGCAGATTATGCTGAATATTTAATGTCTATTTCTAATGGAGCAGAAGATGCACAGGATGGAATAAATGATCTGTCTGATGAGATGGAACATAATGCTGATGCAGGAGTTATCGTTGCTCAGTCTATTATGCGAATGAACAATGGTCTTGAAAAATTAGCAAAAAGTCAAGAAGATTGAATAGATGTTTTAAAAGATTCTGGAAAAGAAAGTGAAGAATATTTTGATGCTTTAAAAGGTATTAGAGATGCTATTGGAGATGTTCTTGATTTATCTGAAGATACAGAAAAATATTTAGACGGAGATTTCTTTGTTAAAAATGCAGATTTAATTGAAAAGGCTGCAAATGGCAGTGCAGAAGCTATTGATAAATTAAGAGTTGCCACAACAGATGCTATTGTAGCAAAAATAATAGTAGATAATGAACTTTCTGGAGAAGAAATTGCTACTCTTCAATCTAGTTTAAATAACATTCAAAATCAAATTCCGGATATTGTTGTAGGAACAGAATTAAATTTAGATGGAATGAGTCAAAATGAAGCAGCTTTCTTAGAAGAATGTCAAAGAATTATTAGCACAGCTCATATGACAGCAGATCAAGCAAATGCTTTCTTTGAATCTATGGGATTTGAAGCTCAATTTGCGACAGAAGAAAAAGAAATAAAAAAGAAAGGTCATGCAACGATTACTGAAACTACAGTAGATTCTGTAGCAAAGGCAACGACTCCAGATGGGCAAGGAGAATATACATACCCTTCAAAGATGAGTACTAGAACTTACCCAGGAGAAGCTTATGAATATACTGATTATGTAGAAGTTATGGCTATGACTACAGATGGATCTGCTCCAAAAATTCAATCTTTAACTAAAAAAGCTTCAGGGTCAGCAAATAATTATTCATCAAAAAATAAAGGTGGCGGAAGCTCTAGTGGAAAGAAAGGCGGAGGCGGCGGTAAAGGAGGAGGTTCCTCTAAAAAAGCCGATACAATGGATCCGCTTAAAGAAGAAATTGATAGATACCATGATGTTAATGTTAAACTTGAACAGATAGAAACAACATTAGATAGGTTAGAAGATGCTGAAGATAAAGCATTTGGCGGAGACCTTGTAAAAAATTATAATAAGCAAATTGAAGCTTTAAATAATCAAATTACAGTTACTCAACAAAAATTAGGTATTGCCGCAGATGAGATGAAAGAACTTCAAGGAAAACTTGCTGGTTCTGGAGTTAGATTCAATTCTGATGGAACTATTGGAAATTATGCGGCCGCGCTTCAAGCTCAAGAAAACTATGTAAATGGTATTATTAATCATTATAATTCTCTTGGCGCAGACGCTCAAGAGTCTTATAAAGAAACTGTAGAACAAGCTAAAAAGAATTTTGATGAATTTAAAAAGAATTTAGAAAGATATGATGAATTAGTTACAGATGAAATTCCAGATTTACAAGATCAAATTCAAGAAGCAATAGATAAAATTACTGAAAAGAATATTGAAAAATTTAAAATGGAAGTTGATCTTCGTCTAGATATTGCGGAAGCCGAAAGAGATTGAAATGAGTTTAAGAAAAAAGTTATCGATCAAATAGATGATGATGACATTTTAGGTAATGCAAAAGCTAGAATTGAAGATTTAAAAACTTATTTAAATGATTTAGATACTGGCGAGGTCCAAGCTTTAGGTAAACATGTTCAAGAAACTTTAGATGAATTAAGAGCTTTTGATAAAGGTTTAGATAATGTTTATGGTAGAGAAAGAAGTCAATCATTAGAAGATTTAGAAGATTATTTTGATAAATTAAAAGATGCTTTAGAAGAAATTGTAGAAATACAAGATGAACTTCAAGAAGATGTTCTAGATCAAATGGACGCAGTTCAAGATAAAATAGATGATCAAGTTGATACTTATGAAGCAATTTCAGATTTAATTGAACATGATATGACTTTAATTCAACTCACTCTTGGAGATGAAGCTTATACTCAATTAACTAATTATTATAATGCTCAACAAGATAATTATAATAAACAATTAGATTTCCAAAGACAACAAGTTGAGTATTGGAAAAATCAAATGGATGCAGTTGAGCAAGGTTCAGAACAGTTTGAGGCGGCCAGAGAGAAATGAGCGGATGCCGTAGCAGATTGAAATGATCTTGTTGAAGATGCTGTTGAGAATTTACAAGATAAATTAGCAAATACTATAAATGAAATATTTAAGAATTTAAATGATAATTTAACTAATAATAAAGGCTTACAATATATAAGTGATGAATTTGATATTGTTGGAGAAAGAACAGAACAATTCTTAGATGAAATAAATAGATTACAAGGAATTGCGGATTTAGCAGATAAATATCAAGATGCAATAAATAATACAGATAATTTGTCTGCACAAAAGAAACTTAATGCGGCGATGCAAGAACAACTAGATGCATTAAAAAATGCCGATAAATTAAGTGAAAAAGATATTGAGAGAGCGCAAAAGAGATATGAATTAACAGTAGCTCAAGTAGCTCTTGAAGAAGCACAAGCACAAAAGAATACATTAAGATTAAGAAGAGATACTCAAGGTAATTATAGATATCAATATGTTGCAGATGATGAAGCTGTTAATGATGCACAAAATAAATTAAGAGAAGCATATAATTCTCTATATAATTTTGATAAAGAAAGATATATAGATAATTTAAATGAGGCTTATGATACATGGAATGATTATCAAGAAGCAATGGCGGAAGCTGCACAAATCAATGACCCAGAATTAAGAGCTCAAAAGGAAGCTTTAATTCAACAAGAATATGGTGAAATAATTAATGGTATTGTAGAACAAAATGAAAAAATAAGAACAGACTTAAGAGAATCTGCTTTTATGGATTTAGCTAATTTAAAACAAGAAGAATATGATACTTATATGAATATGACTCAAGAAGAGCAAGATGTAATTCTAAATGGATTAATTCCTCAATGAGATGATGGAATTCAACAAATGATTAGCGCAATAAAAGATGAAGGTGGATTTGAACCTACTACAATAGATGCTTTTGATAATATTCAAGATGCAGCAGAAGAATATGATCAAGCTATACAAAATATCCAAGCAGATATAAATGAAACTGTTGGAGATGTTTTAAATGGTGAGGATCAAATTATTGAAGTTAACCAAGCATTAACAATGAGTAATGATGGAGTAATAGAAAGCTATAAAGCTGAATTAGAAGCTGTACAAGATCTTGCGGCAGGGGTTAATGATCTAGCAAACGCGTATAAAGATGAATTACAAGCAGCAAGAGATGCTCATGATTATTTAGCTAAACAAAAAGAGGAAGCTGCAAAAGCCGCGGCTGAAGCTGAAAAAGGCAAGACCGCAGCTAAAGAAACAGTTGCTACTCCTTTACCAGAAACTAAACCAGCACAAACAACTACAGCAGCGCCCGCACAAACTAATTCAAATCCAAGGGCAGGATATAGATTAGGTGGACAGGCTTATACAGTAGTTTCTGGAGACACTTTATCGGGAATTGCAAGAAGATTTTATGGAAAAGCAAGTTTATATACTGAAATTTGGCAACATAATAAAGATCATTTAAGAGGGAGAAATGCTAACTATATTTATCCAGGAGAAGTTGTATATCTAGATACTGGTGGTTATACAGGAACTTGGAATAGTAGAGATGCAAAAGCTGCTTTCTTACATGAAAAAGAATTAGTATTAAATGCAAAAGATACTAGAAATTTACTTGATACTGTTGCAATTATGAGAAATATAACTGCGGCAGTTGGTCAAACTACCCTTGAGCGCCTTTCAGGTGCAACTTCAGGCGGTTATGTGGCAAATGGAAGTGGAAATGGTTCAGTATTAGAACAAGATGTTCATATTACAGCTAATTTCCCTAATGTTAAGAGTGCTATTGAAATAGAAACAGCATTAAATAATTTAACAAATGCCGCATCTCAATATATAGGAAAGAAATAAAATTTAAGGAAGATACTTCAGGTATCTTCCTTTTTTATTTTGGTTAATTTAGATTAATAAATATAAATGAAAATTAAAATTTATATAGAATTAAAAAATAGGAGAAAAAAGGAGAGAAAAGAATGAGTGCAACAAATTATGAGAAACAAATTCTTGACACAATCCAAAGCCTTGTTGATCATGCGGTTCAAAATGCTGACTACGATAAAACTATTCAATGTACTATTTTAAAAGTACAAGATGCCGCAATTGGCAAGTATAAGGTAAAATTTCAAGATAGTGCTTTTTATGCTTATTCTACTTCAACAGATGTTACTTATTCTGTTGGCAGTTTAGTTTATGTTCTTGTTCCAGGCAATAATATGGCAAGTAATAAAACTATCATTGGTACTGTTGACAGCTTAGGAACAGATTATATTAATAATATTTCTGTAGAAAATAGATATAATATAATAGGTAATAATATAGCTCAATCTGAAGATGTCTTTGGATTATGCTCTTATCAATCGGGTGGAGACTCGGTAATTTTATATGATGCTGATAATAATATAAATTTAATAGATTATAATGCGGATGCCGCAGAATTATATATTAAAAATGGTACTGCATTATTATTAGGTGCTTATTTTAAAACTAATTTACCTTTAGAACAAAAATTTAGAGGAAATTATGGGATTTCTTTTAAAACTACATATGCAGATGAGGCAGGAGAGCCTGTAGAAAGGGACTTTATTATTGATATTGATAATATGAACGGAAATCCATATAATTTAGTAAATTTTACTAAACAAATTAGTGCTTATGAAATAGATGGATTAAAATTTCAATCTATAGATCAAATACAAATTTTTTCAAATAATTTTCCTCACACAGCAACAGGAAAAGAAGATGATATATTTGTAAAAAATGTTCAAATTTATTCTGCAGATTTAATTCCAGAAGAAGAATTAACAAGTTGTGGATTATCATTAATAACACCTCAAGGAATTTATTTTGATAATCAAAGTGCGGCAACCGATATAAGGAAGATACAAGCTCAAGTTCGTGTAAAAGGCAAGGCCGCAAGTGATGATTTTGCTAATCTTTCTTACTATTGGTTTAAAGAAAATGTAGGAATTACAATTCATTCAGAAAAGTATAATAAATTAGGTGGTTCTGGTTGGGAATGTTTAAATGAATATAATATAATTGATCAAACAGATCCAAATAATTTATTAATTGAATGAAATAGTGCAGGAAATGAAATTTCAGTAGCTAAACAAGATAATTTAGCAAAAGAAAATAAATATAAATGTGTAGCTGTATATAATAATGATACAATATTAGAAAAAGAAGTTATTATATATAATTTAAGTTCTAGTTATAATATAACAATAGCATCAAGTAATGGAACTCAATTTTATTTTGATGTAGGAAATACAGATTTATCATGTTTAATAAATGGAACTTCTCAAACTGATACAAATTATACTTATTCATGAGCTGCTATTGATTGTTATGGAAGCTTTAAAGATTTAAATACTACAAGTAAAAATTATGAAAATGTAGCAGTAAATGAAATTATAAATTATACAGTTTATAAATGTTCAGTTTGGTATAGCGGAAATTATATTGGAACTGGTTCTATTATATTATATAATTCATTAGAAAAGGCTCAAGAATATAATTTAGTAATAAATAATGGAGTTCAAGTTTATAAATATAATGAAAAAGGAATTGCGCCAAATAATAAATCATTAGATAATCCTATTACTCTATTGCCATTAACATTTACTTTATATGATGATTTAGGTGCGGAGATTCCTCAAAGTGGAATTCCAGGCTCAGCAATTAAATGGATAGTTCCTATGACAGATACTATGATAATTATACCTAGTTCTTATGGGACTCCAACAGTAGAAGATGGACATTATGTTTATACAAATATTTATTCTTTAGGGTATGAGATTGCTACAAAATATGATATAAATGCTAGTGATAATAATATTAAATTAAAAATAGATTATGAAGGGGTTTCTTATCAAGCAGAAAGTAATTTATCTTTTATAAAAGAAGGTGAATCTGGAACTAATGGTACAGATTTTATTTGTAAAATAATTCCAAATATTGCGACAGGAGAATTAAATGATTATCCAATGGTAACTTATAATACTGCCGCAGGAACTTATAGCTTAAATTATACTCCAGTAAGTCAAAACTTATGGTTTAAAGTTCAATTATGACATGATGGAATTAAAATTTTTGAAGATGTTACTTCAGGAGTTTCTAATATTGAGCAAGATGATGAAGGAAATTTCAAAGATGTAGATGTTTCTTGGAGTATATTAAAAAATAGATATACAAAAAATCAATCTTCTGTTGTTATTACAGAAGATTCTAACTTAAATATAAATGCGGCAACCGGTGCTGTAACATTTGACGGGACACAGTATACAGACCCCGCAAACATAGTAAGATGTAATGTAACTTATGATGGTATGACTTATTATGATACAATGCCAGTTATAGTATCAAGAGTTTCAAATAGTAATTATACATTAAAACTAAAGAAAAATAGCGGCTTCCGCTATGCAATATATTCAACTGATGGAAGATATCCTCAGTATGATAATAATCAACCTTTTGAAATAGTTACTTTAAATGGAACTGCAGATGTAAGCGGAACTTCTACTTACACATGGGAAATTTATGGTAGTACATATATAAATGGTTGACAAGATGAGTCTAATATAGAATTAAGAAAAACTTATGGACAAGTTTTAAATAATAATCAAAAATATTACAAGCCTGTTGATGAATTTAATGGTTTATGTGTAAATAATGGAATAACTTGTACTGTATCAAGTATGGGTTCAATTCAAATTCCTATTCATCTTTATTTAAATAAATATAGTAATGCTTTAATGAATGATTGAAATGGAAATAGTATTCAAATAAATGAAGATGAAGGTTTAATTTTATCTCCTCAGGTTGGAGCAGGTAGAAAAGAACAAGACAATTCATTTACAGGAGTATTTTTAGGAAGTATAGAAGAAACTGGGCAAGAGATTGAAACAGGTTTATTTGGATATAGTTCTGGAGAAAGAACTATAGCTTTAGATGCTAGTGATGGTTCAGCTAGATTTGGAAAAACTGGATCCGGACAAATAGTAATTGATCCAAGTACAAATCAAGCAATTTTAACATCTGGTAATTATGATACTACTGCGGGAACTGGTATGCAGATCAACTTATCTGCGCCAAGTATAGATTGAGGAAATGGTAACTTTTCTATTGATCAGAATGGTAAAGTTGTTGCTACTCAATTATATATGACATCAGGTTCACAAAGAACAGTGCAACAAGAAATTACAGACTTGGATAATGCAACTTCATTTTTACAAATGAATCCAATTACAAATAATATAACAATACCTTCAGAAACAAATCATCATCCAAGTGAAAATAAACAATATACAATTCAATGTTATCCAAAATTTAAAAATGTTGATGTTACAGGTGTTACTTGTACATTTAGTCCTTCATCAATAACAAATTTAAGTTATTATTGAAGTGTAAATAATAAAAATATGGTAATAACTGCAGATTCAACAAAAGCAATAGAGAATATTACAAATTTAATTACTGCGACATTTAGTTATACAGATAGTAATAATGTTACTTGAACGCAAGTTCAACAATTTAATATAAATTTAGGATTAAGAGGAACTCAAGGTGAAGCAGGAGATTCATCATATTTTCACTATTATTACTCAGATGTAATAAATCCTTCAAGTTTTAGTCAAATGACAAAAACTCCTAGTGAATTTATGGGAACGTATGTAGATACAACAGAAGAAGATTCTATTAACCCAGGTGATTATACATGGTTTAAATTAGAAGGCTCTGATGGCGAAGCTGGTGCTTCAGTATGAGCAGCAACCGTTGCTCCTTCAAATAATATATATTTAAGAAGTCAATTAATTGGACCTGATACAACTCCAAAAGTAGGAGAAATTGTAATAGGTCAAAATAGATATCAATATACAATAGTAGGAGTTAATGGAAATTCAATTACAGTTGGTTTTACAACTGAAGAAACTGTAATATTAAATCATTCTGGAAGTAGTGATACAAGTTCTCCACTTGTTAGAACGGTAGATTATTCTAGTATGCAAGTAGGAGAAATGTTAAGAATTGATCTTGATATGGGATATTATAGTGGAAGATGGAATTCTTATCATGGAAGTGCAAATGTAATATGGACAGGAAATACTGAAACTGTTACAGTAACAATGCCAAATTCTTATTATGGAGTTACTTGTACTTTAAATCCTTCTGCTTCAAATATATCTTGTGCTTTTAGGACTTCTGATTATGAAGGTGGATATGTTACATTAACAAAAGCAATTACAAAAGTAGATTTAAAAGGAGAAAAGGGAGATGATGGAGCGGCAGGGGCACCCGCATATACAGTAGTTCTTTCAAATGAATCACATACTTTTCCTGCTACAGATACTGCGGCAGTGGCTAGTAGTACTACAACCGAGGTTCTAGCATATAAAGGGACTTCATCAATAACTCCTACAATTGGGACTATTACAGGTCAAGTTACTGGATTGACAACTTCTGTATCGGGAACAACAATTACTATAACGGCCGCAACAACATTAACTACTGAAAATGGAGTATTAACAATTCCTATTACTGTTGATGGTAAATCTTTTACAAAGAATTTTTCATGGAGTTTAGCTAAAGCAGGTGAAGATGGTGAAAATGGAACAAGTCCAACTGCTTATTCTTTAATAGTAAGTCATGCAGCAGTTGTTAAAGCGACTGATGGAACTTATACTCCAAGTGCGATTACTTTAACAGCAAAATCTCAAACAGGGGATGCCGCAATTACAAACTTTACTACTGGTAGATATGCGATTTTCTTAAATGGATCTTCTACTGCAACTGCAACTCCTACAAGTACTGCAGGATATTCATATACAATTCCTGCAAATACAAGCTCTATAAGAATTGCTTTATATAATAGTTCAACAGGAACAACAATTTTAGATGAACAAACTGTTTCGGTAGTTACTAATGGAACAAATGGTACAAATGGAACTTCTCCATATGTTGCTTATTTAACAAATGAAGCTCAAACTTTTGCGGCGGGCACCGCGAAGGAAGTAACTACACAATTAATTGCTTATCAAGGAACAACTTCAAAAACAGTTCAAATTAAATCTGTAAATGGGGTTACAGCTTCAACAAGCTCAACTGCAACTGGAAAGACAGGAATGAATTTTAAAGTAAGTTCAACTAGCGCGGTAACAAGTCCTACTATTACATTTAGTGCGACTACAGTATTACCTCAGACACAAACAGAACAACTTGCTATTGTTTATAGAATAACAGGTGAATCTTCAGATAGAACAATTTATTTTAGTTATTCTAGTACAACAACCGGATCAAGCGGAGAGGCTGCTAGTTTAGTTGATATTACAGCAAGTTCACAAATGTTTAAATCAACAGATGGTGGTTCTACATTTAGTCCAAATAATATTGTTTTAACACCAAGATTTCAGACCGTTACTTATTCAAAATGGCAATATAGTACAAATGGTGGAAGTAGTTGAACAGATGTAACAAGTGGACAACATGGATTAACAATTAGCAGTGAAGTTCTTACAATAGCAAAAACTTGTGATTTATTTACAGATAGTATTACTGCTTTAAGTTTTAAATGTATAAGTTCAAATGCTAATGTATATGATACTATTACTATTGTCAAATTATATGATACTACCGATTTAGAAATTGGTGGGAGAAATTATATTTCTAACTTAGAAGAAAATTGACAAAATGGAAATTGAAATATTCCTAATGTAGGAGAGCCAACAGAAATAGTTTCTTATAATGGAAGAATTTCTTTAAAAAGAAGAATAGAAATAGAACCTGAAACTAGTTATTGAATAAAAATATATTCAACAAAAAGTGGAATTAAAGCTTTATTTAGAGTTTGTGATGTAGATGATAATTTTATAAGATCAGATATTAATTTAGTTGATCAACAATGAATTTCTGGGGAAAATGATAAATATTTACATTTAACTGTCTATGATAATAGTGAAGTAAGCGATATAGCAAATGAAATTACTAAAGTTAAATTTGAAAAAGGAAATATTGCTACTGATTGGACAATGGCTCCTGAAGATATTGATACTAATATTTCAATATCAACTCAAACAGCTATTAATCAAAGTATAGTAGATATTATTCCTTACTATTGCTATCCTTCTACGGGCTTAAAACCTAAGGAAACAGATGTATGGACAACTCCTTTAAATGAAACTCATTTAACAGATGAATATTATATTTGACAAAAAGATAAGATTATTTATGGGAATGGTTCTTTTATTTGGTCAGAAATGCACAGTATAAAAAATAAAATTGGATATACAACAGAATATGCTGGCTCTGAAAGTGATTCAACAGCTCCCGTAACAGGATGAGAAGAGACTAAACCTACAGATACTTCTTTATATATATGAACAAGAACTAGAACTGATTGAGATACTGGTTTACAAACTTATTCAACTCCATTATGTGATACTTTAACAAAACAATTACAAGATGGGTTAACCGCAAATGGAGACAGAATTACTCAATTATCTACTTTAGGTTTTGTTAGGATTTTTGATAACTTTATTTATTTAGTTGATAAAGAAGATATGAACAATGTTTCTGAAGGAATCTTAATGGGTAGTAATGGTATTCAATATTTTTATAATGCATCTGGATGAAATCAAAATACAGCTACTTTTTCAACCTGTAGTTATACTTCTGTATGAAGCTTAGATGGTACTATGGATTTAAGCCAATTAAATGCAGTTCATATTAAAGCTTCAGAAATTGAAGATGGTATTTTAACGTTGGGAAAAACTGTAAATACAGAAGGACATTTAGAAGTATATCAAACAAATGGAGAAAATCCTATTGTAATAATAGATGGAAATGGAGTTAAAGTAAAACTAGTAAATGGTGGATGAGCTAGAATTTTAGAGACAAATGGAATTACTTTAACAGATGCTAATGAAAATTTAATTTTTGGTAGTGATACCGATTTAGATAAATTTAATATGACAAAAGCAACAGTTTCTTCTGAATTAAATTTTGATTCAAAGATAATTGCTCAGCCTGCTTCATTAACGGTGAGTGGAGTTGTTCATAATGGACTTGCTTTTGTAAGAGGGGGATAAAAATGGAAATAAAAGGAGGAAAAAATGGCAACATCAGGTAGTTTTTCAACAAATCAAGTTAAAGCAGGTTCTAGAATTTGGTATTGAGATTTTAGTTGGAGTGTTGTTTCTTGGTCAGGAAATACTGCTACAATAAATTGGTCTGCTGTTACTAGAGCTACTTCTGGAACTAGTGGACAATCATATGTTTCAAATTATGGTTTTTCTATTACTGTAAATGGTTCTACTCAGACTTCATCAAGTTCTTTTTATAAAGACAATACAATTGCTTCAGGAAGTTTTACTAAGTCTGGAGGAACTTCATTTAGTGTAAGTATAACTGCTCACCCTTATGGAAGCAGTTATACTTCAAGTGGAAATAGTTCTTGAACATTAGATAATAATGTTGTAAAACCTTCGGTTACTTGTACAATAGCAAGTACATCAGAAACTACAGTTACTTTAACTGGAACTATTACTAGTAATGGTAATGCAACTATTACTGCTAGTGGATATCAAAAATCAACAGATAATAGCAATTGAACAGCTTGTACAAATTCAGTAACTGGATTAAATACTAATACAAAATATTATTTTAGATATTATGCAACAAATAGTGCGGGAACAACTTATTCAAGTTCTGTTAATACTACAACTTGAAAATCTCCTGCTTTAACAAGTATTACAACTTCAGCTTTAATAGCTGGTAATGCGCAGACAGTTAATTTAACTAATGAGCACAGTAGAAATTGTAGTATTACTGTAAAAGATGGAAATAATAATACTTTGTATACAGGTTCTACTTCTGGAACTTCTTTAACTTTTACAATTCCTGCTGATAAATGTAGAACAGCACTTGGAAGTGGGACATCAACAACAACATCTGCTAATTTAACTTATACTTGTGTTTATAGTTCATGGACAACAACAAAAACAGGAACTTTAGGAATAAATACTTCTTATACTCCTTCTTGAAGTAGTAATTTTGCAATTAATACTGCAATTACTTATGCAGACATAGGCTCTGAAACAACAAGAATAACAGGAAATAATCAAATTTTAGTGCAAGGAAAAAGTAGTTGAGAATATTCTTTAGCTTTAACTGGTAATCAAGCTGCAATAGCAAATTCTAATTCAGGAAGCTCAATAAAAGAATATCAAGTATCAACAGATGGAGGTACTTCTTGAACAACTAGGAGCGCTAGCGCAACCCACATTTCAGTTGGGACAGTAGGATCGACGGCAACTTCAGTAACGGTTAAGATTAAAGCAGTTGATTATAAAGGGTTAGAAACTTCAGTTCAAACAAAGACAATATCTGTAACTCCTTATACAAATCCATCTGGAACAATTTCTGTTAATAGACAAAATAATTATGGAGAAGTTGTTCAATTAAAAATTAATCCTTCATGAGCTATTGCTTCTGTTAATCATGAAGAATGAGCAGAAGTATATTATAAATTATCTACAGCATCTACTTATACTTTATTAGATGATGATGTTGAAACTTTTAATTCTTTAATTACTTTGGAAGATACTTTTGATAATACTTTAAGTTATGATTTTAAAGTTATATTATATGATGCTTTTGGAGAAGAATCAAATGCAATTTTAGCTTCAGTGGGTCCTGGTATGCCAATTTTATTTATAGATGAGACAGTAAATGGAGTTGGTATTAATACAATTCCAACAGAACAAGGATTATTTGTAGATGGAAAAACAAATTTAGAAGGAAATGTCCAAATAAATGGTGCAACAACCATAGGAACATCTAATGCAACAAAGAATTTAACTGTCACAGGAACGATGACAGGAAAATTAATAAATGATTATTCTGGGTATGTAACTTCTGGAACTAGCGGTTTATCTTCTTATTGGTTTAAGGTTTGAGATGGAACTTTTACTTCTGTTCAATATGATGATAAATGTTATACTTTACAGGTAAATGGTGGATATAGCAGTTTATGAGGTCAAATTAGTTTCCGTATTAGACAAAATGGTGCTAATAATGGAGGAGCATATAATTTAACCTGTCAACTTTATAGATTAAGTGGTTCTGTAGCTTTAGATAGACTTAGATTATATTATAATAATACAAATGGAAAATGTGCTTTGTGAGTAAATTGTGGAGCTCAATATGGGACTTTTAATTATCAAGTTCTTAGTAAAACAGGAAGAACAACAAAAGAACAAGCTCCTTTTGGAACTTTTTATTCTGGGGCATATACTTCTGCTCAAACTTTGCCTAGTGATTCTTATGTCACAATGGTAGATATAACTGTATTAAATGCAATTTATCCAGTAGGATCTATTTATATGAGTGTTAATTCTACAAGTCCTGCTACTTTGTTTGGTGGAACTTGGGAAAGACTTCCAAAAGGAAAATTCTTATATAATATTAATAGTGATTCTGCATCATGAAGTAATGGAAATGACACAGGAACAGCTACTAATGCAGCGAGTGGAAATACTGGAGCTACAACATTAACAGCAGCACAAAGTGGTCTACGTTCTCACCAACATAAAATATATGGTGGTTGGAATAATGGAGGTAGTGGAGATGATGCCTATGGATACAGTTCTGCTTATGCTGGAGATCGAGGATGGAAAACTTATGGTATGGAAACAATTGGAGATTCTGCAGCGACATCAAGCCATACTCACACTTTAAATAGCCACACTCATAATATTCCATATATTGCAATTTATATGTGGAGAAGAACTGCATAGATATAAAAGGAGGATAAATAAATGAGTTTTTATGAAATGATAAATTATTTACAGCAAGGGGAAAAAATATGTAATACAAATAAACTTTTCTGAGGAGATAATTTTATTTATATACAACTAGTAGATTCAACAATAATAAATAAAGATCTTGAAGGAAATACTCTTAATGAAACAAGTAATCAAAAAGTAATTCTTACACTTGATACAGGAGAAACAGTTGATTATAATTTTCAAAATGCAGATATTTTATCTAATAATTGAGAAATATATGAAGAAGAAGAATAATGCGGCAGCCGATATAGAAATGGCATAGTCTCGAGTAGGGGAGAATATCCCCTGCCGCCGCAAGAAAGGAGAAATCTATGAGCAACAAAACTTATGATGCATTAAAAATGTTTGCTTTAACATTAGTTCCTATTGTAAACTTTATCTTTTTAATCTTAACTACTTTTGGTAAAATAGAAGGTCAAGTTGCAACAACAATAATTGGAGGACTAGATGTTTTAGTTGGTGCAATAGTAACTGCCGCAAGAGAAGTTTATTGTAAACAACAACTAGCAGATCAAGAAGCTATCGAAGAACCAGAAGAAGAAAATAACGAAGAAGAAGAATAATTTTATTTAAAGATAACTGCTTAATTCATGCAGTTATCTTCTTTTTTATTTTGGGTATTTTTCAAAAATAAGTCCAAACGATTTTTAATATACAAAGAGAAAGATTTTAAAGAAAAGGAGGAGTCAAAATGTTTATTATAGATGATAGTAAAAATATGTATCTTAATAGAGGCGATCAAATTACTATTATATTAACTGCTAATCAAGATTTTGCTATTGGAGACGTTATTAAATTTTCTATCGTAAAAGAGAATGACTATAGTTCAGTAGTTTTTCAAAAATCTTTTACTATTGATGAACAATCAGATACTTTCGAAATGACTTTAACTTCTGACGAGACTAAACTTGAGAATCTTATCAAAACTAAAACAGTAACATATTGGTATGAAATCGAATTAAATGACAATGATACTCTTGTTGGCTATGATGATGATGGACCAAAATTATTTGTTTTATGACCAGAAGCTCCTGAAAAGGAGGGTTAATAAACTATGGCATATCCTCAAGATAATAGAGAAAATTTGGTAGTTACTATTGGTACTCCTCAAACAATAACTGCTGATTTGAATAGCGCAGATACCCTTGAGGTAGATTTATCGAAAAAAAAGGGTATAAAAGTTAAGACTATGGCAGAAGGTTCTGCAGGGAACTATAATAGATTAACAAATAAACCTCAAATAAATGGTGTCGTATTAGAGGGAAATAAGACTTCAGAAGAATTAAATATTGTAGAAGATAAAAATTTTTATTACAAACAAACAACAGCTTCAGATGTATGAGTTATTGTTCATAATCTGAACAAATATCCTAGCGTGACAGTTATAGATAGCGCAGGAGAAGAAGTTATTGGAGATGTTGCTTATGATGACGCAAATCAAGTAACAATAACTTTCTCAGGAGCTTTTAAAGGAAGCGCCACTTTAAATTAAAAGAAAGGAAAAAAAAAATATGGCAAAGGTATTTTTAACAGATATTGATTTAAACAAGAACGAATTGCAAAATTCTGTTATTCAGAATTTAGCATCTGCACCATCTAATCCTGTCGCAGGTCAAATATATTTTAATACAACTCAAAAAGCTTTCTATATTTATAATGGAACAGCTTGGGTTAAAATGAATGACCAAGAAGGTAGTGTAACTAGTGTAGCTGTTTCATCTAATGATTCAACATTAACTATATCTGGAAGTCCAATCACTTCTTCAGGTACTATTGATATTCAACATGCTAATACAACAACAGCTAAAACTACTCAAGGTATTTATCCAATTACATTTGATGCACATGGACATATAACAGGTGCGGGCGCCGCTCAAACAATCCCAACCGCGGTAAGTGAATTAACAAATGATAGTGGATTTATTACAGGAATTGATAGCACAGATATTACTACTGCTCTTGGTTATACTCCATACAATGCTACAAACCCAGATGGATTTATTAGTGGAATTACTGGATCAGATGTAACAACAGCATTAGGTTATACACCTTATAATGCTACTAATCCAGATGGATATATAACAAGTGCAGCATTACCAACAAAATTAACAGATTTAACAAATGATTTAAGTTATATGACAGCATATAACGCAACTTCAAATAAAATAGCAACCGCCGCAGATTTAGCAGGTCTTGCAGGAGGAATGTTCTTCAAAGGTACTGTTGGTACTGGAGGAACAGCTGGTACAACTTTACCTACAACAGGAGTTAAAGTTGGTGATACTTATAAAATAGTAACTGCAGGAACTTATGCAAGTCAAGCTGCAAAAGTAGGAGATTTATTTATTGCTACAGCAACAACTCCAACATGGGCTTATGTACCATCTGGTGACGATGTAGATGTAACTCAAATCACTGCAGGAGCTGGTTTAAATACAACTAGCGCAGATACTACAACTGATGGTGGTACAATTACTACAACAGGTACTTTATATTTAACTAAAACAGCTGTTACACCTGGAACATATCAAGGTATTACAGTTGATAAATATGGTAGAGTAACTGGTGCAAGTAATCAAGGATATACAACTAATACAGGTACTGTAACTAGTGTAAATCTTGCAAATGCAACTAATGGTGGTTTATCTGTAAGCGGAGGTCCTGTAACAACAAGTGGTTCAATTACAGTAGGACACAGTAATGTATTAAATAGTGCACAAACAATAAGTGGAGTTTATCCAATTAAAATAGATAAAAATGGACATATTTCAGAATATGGTTCAGCAGTAACAATTTTAAAGAAATATTCAACTACATTAACAGGAGATAGCAGTAAAACAAGTTTTGAAGTAACTCATAATTTAGGAAGCAGAGATGTTATTGTTCAAGTTTATGATGCTACAACCTATGATGAAGTTATGGTAGATGTTACAAGAACATCAACAAGTAAAGTTACTATTGGCTTTGCACAAGCAGTAGCAACAGGAAAGACATATCAAGTAGTTGTTATTGGATAGTAAGGAGGTTTAGCTTATGAAAATTTTAAATAAGTTAGATTCTTTTGAAAATATAAAAGATGGAACTATCCATAGGATATATAGAGTTTATAGAAGTGTAATGGGGACTGCGGCAGTGACCGATTCCCCTTATACTTCAGCAAAATGAACTGTAACCGATAGTGATGTAACAGCTTATTCAGACGGAATGGTGGTTGATGTTAAAGTTCCAGTTTTAGGAGATGAAAACTATGGGACTGTTTTTCAAATAAATTCATTAGGTTTTAAACCTGTTGTATATAATAAAAATAGTATGATTGGTTCAAGATATGAAGTGGGTAGTCATATTGCTATGGTTTATAATTCAAGTCAAACTGCTTCTTGGTATAATAATGGTTCAACTGCCACTTCATCAACAGGTTGTTGACAAGTAATGGATTATAATAGAATTATAATAAGAGAATGAACTCAAAGTGACATTCCATCAAGCACATAGAAAGGAGGAAATAAATGGCGTTATATTTAGGTGAAAATAAAATAGGCGGAGTTAATGTTCAATTTGTTTCCTCTTCTGCGCCTTCAATGCAGACTAAAGAAATTACTCCAACTGAGAGTCAAATTACAGTAACTCCAGACACAGGTTATGATGGATTGTCTGCTGTTACAGTAGATGCAATTAGCTCTAGTTATGTAGGAAGCGGTGTTGCTAGAAAATCTAGTTCAGATTTGACAGTAAGCAATACTGGATTGATAACTGCTCCAAGCGGTTACTATTCAAGTAGTGCAACAAAACAACTAACTACACAAGGAGCTACTACAATAACCCCGACAACTTCTTCTCAAAGTGCGGTTGCCGCAAATACGTATACAACTGGTGCAGTTACAGTTGCCGCAATTCAAACTGAAGAAAAAACTGCTGTATCAAATGGAACTGTAACACCTTCAACAGGAAAATATTTAAGTAAGGTTACTGTTAATGTACCTTCATCAATAAATAATCAAAATAAGACAGTTAGCCCAACAGAATCTCAACAATCAATTACTGCAGATTCAGGATATAGTGGATTGGGGACAGTAACTGTTAATGCTATTAGTAGTAGTTATGTTGGAAGTGGAATAACAAGAAGAAGTTCTTCTGATTTAGAAACAGAAGTAGTTGATCATGATGCTATTATTACAGCTCCGGCTGGTTATTATTCTTCAAATGCATCTACAACAGTTAGTGAAGCTGTTCTTGGAGACGGTACTTTAGAATATTCTGAAAGAGATGGAAATTTTTATGCTATAACTCCTGTTACAACTCAAGGTTATTTAGATTATTCAAATATTCACAATACTTTTCATCCTAGTGATATAACAGGTCTTACTGTTATTGACACGGATATGACTATAACTCCTACAGAATCAGAACAAGAGATAGGATCTTATGGAACTTTTATTGATACAAACTCAGTTAAAGTTGCAGGAATTTCTCCAACATATGTAGGTAGTGGAATTGCAAGAAAAAGTTCATCAGACTTAACAACTTCAGGAGCTACTGTAACAGTACCAGCTGGATATTATGCTTCTCAAGCAAGTAAATCAGTTAGTACAATGACTTTACCAACTTCTACTGCGGCAAGTGCTACATCAGGATATACATCAAAAGCAACAGTAAGTAGAAGTACTTCAGATCAATATATAAATATTCCTCCAGGATATAATTCTGCGGGAGGTTATTATAAAATAAATGCAGTTGCAAATGGTAGTGCAACAGGTCCTACAAGTTTATCAGGATCTAGTGCTACTGTAAGTACAGGGACAAATACAATTACATTAACAAAAACAGGAGTTACAACAACCCCTACTGTTAGTACTGGTTATGTATCAAGTGCAACTGCAAGTACAGCAACAGTAGCTTTAACAGCTTCTGTAACTACTAAGGCGGCAGCCACTATTACACCTGGAACTACTAATCAAACGATAGCTTCAGGAACTTATTTAACAGGGACTCAAACAATTGCAGGAGATAGTGATTTAACAGCAGCTAATATTAAAACAGGAGTGCAAATTTTTAATGTAACTGGATCTTATACTTCTGATGCCACGGCCGCCGCAACAGATATAGTAAGTGGTAAAACTGCTTATGTTAATGGTTCAAAAATAACTGGGAGTTTAGTAATTCAACATTACTATACTGGTTCGAGCGCTCCATCAAGCTCTCTTGGAGTTAATGGAGATATATATTTACAAACAAGTTAGAAGGAGGTAGAAAATGGCAACAATTAGATTAGTACCAAGTACATATGCAGTTTCAAGTACGAATTATTTATCTGTATCTAATGCTGAAAATATGTATCATAATACAGATAACACTACATATGCAACTATTACAAATACTTATGCATCTACCTCTTCAAGATATTTATATTTAAGAGGTTTTAATTTTGATGATATTCCTAGTGGAGCTGTAATAAATTCTTTTACAGTAAAAATAAAAGGTTCTGAAAGTGGATTATCAACAAATACATCTTATGCACCTAGATTAGCAAATGGAACTTCTGCTATTTCTAATACAACTGCGAGTACAAACTTTGGGACTTCTGTAACAACAATTACTATTCCAACTGGTGCTTTAACATGACAACAAATAGCAAATTATGATGATGATTTTACTATTATGATTTATGTTAGAAGATCAAGTAGAAATACAACAGGTTATTTTTATTGTTATGGTGCTGAAATTGAAGTAGATTATACAAATCCTGACCCTAGAACTATTACTACTACATTGAGCGGAAATGGTACAATAAGTCCAAGTGGAGCACAGACATATTATGATGGAGATGAATATACTTTAACAATAACTCCAACAACAAAATCGGATACAGTTACAGTAACTAATAATGGAATAGATGTAACTTCTGAATTAATAGGTCATTATTCAGGAGGAACCTCTACTAGCTCTTCCGCTGTCGCAGGAAGTGATGTAACGACAGGGTTTTATAGAAGTGGAGGAGCCTTTTATCAAAATTCTAGTACATCAAGTGATGCTTGATTGAGATATGCTATTGGACATTCTGCAGAAAGTCCTTATTCTACTTCTAATACAAGTAATACTTATGTAAAAGATGGAACTAATGATGCTAATACAATGGGATGAATGAATTATCCTTTTGATTTTAGTGGATTACCTAATGATGCAGAAGTAACTGCGGTAGAAGTTAAATGCTATGGGGCAACAGAAAGTACTTCAGAAAGTGCTAGACATGCAGATATAGAATTATATTGTGGAAGTGAATTAAAATCTACTCGACAATCTTTTACTAGTACTAGCAATCAAACTATAACAATTAACGATCCAGGAACCTGAACAAGAGAAGATCTCCAAGATGCACAATTAAGATTTATAGTTGGCTATTATGGAGGAAGAATTTTAGGTATAACTTGAAAAGTAACCTATACTTATGGAGGAACTCTTAATTATTATACTTATTCATATACTGTTAGCGGAAATGCTACTATTGCTGTTACTATTGGCGGTGGTGGTTCACAATCAAAATTATATTTTAAAGTGAATGGAAATTGAACACAATGTTCAAAAGCATATAAAAAAGTTAATGGTAGTTGAGTTCAACAATCAGATTTAACAAATGTGTTTGATTCAACTAAAAATTGAGTTAAAGGATAGATTAAAAAATCTATCCTTTTTTCTTTTGGCCTAATTATTTTAATTATATTTAAGTTTTTTTCATATAAAATAGAAATTAATTAATTTTTGGAAATAAAAGGAGGCTTAAAGTATATGACAGAAAATAATATACCAAACCTTGTTATAAATAAAGTTGCTAACCAAGATGTTTTTGATTATTTAGTAGATGAAGGAAAAGTTAATCCAAATGAATTATATTTAATTCCTGGCGATGCGGGTGGAGTTGCTGACGTAGGATATACAAAATTAACAGAAACTGGAGATGCTTTTTATTCTGTCGTTGATCAAAATGGAATTGCCCAGCTAGGAGAAGCAGCAATAAAATCTATAAATGTAGGTATTAGTAGTACAGCAACTGGATTAGTTACAGGACAAACTATTTATAATTATGTAACAGATCAAATTAATACAGTTTCTACAAACATAGATAAAAAAGTAGATATAGAAAGTGTAGATATAACTAGTACAAATATTTCTTTATTAGATAGGACAAAAGCATTAGTAGTTAGTTCCACTAATTATAAACAATATTGTAGGTGAATATGTAAATATGATGGTGGTTCTAGTGGAATAAGTGATAAGCCTACAGGAAATACAGATGCAGGTTTTGTTTGTGAAGTTTATATGAATAGGTTTGCTTCAACTACTGATTATAGATATAAATTAATATGTTGGGTTCAAGGAGATAATTATCCATATATAGCAACAGTTGATTATAATACATCATCAATTTCTTGGACACATTGAGCAGATACAAAAAATACTACAGGCTCAACAGATACATCATCTAAGATATATTTAGTTGGAGCAACAAGTCAAGCAGCTAATCCACAGACTTATTCAGATAATGAGGTTTATGCAACAAGTGGTGTTTTAACTACTAAATCAGTGCAAGTTGGCGGGACTGCCGCAACAATGCAATATAATTCAACAGACAAATGTATAGAGTTTGTTTTTGCATAGGAGGTAATTAAATGGCATTAATAGCATGATATCCTCTTAATGGACATATACATAATCAAGGAATTGGAAATGCAGAAGGAACAATAGTAACAACTCCTGCCTATACAAATGGAAAAACAGGACAATGTTTAACTACAGGAGGTTTTAAATGAACTTCTGAGCAAGCAGAAGAACTTTTTTCAGATGAAGCTTTTAGTTATTGTTGTTGAATTTATATTCCTGTTGATGCAGGCACTGTAGTAAGTGGAAATAATTGTTTTTTTGGTCGTTCAACAAATCCTCGATTATATAGCATTTTTCAATATCCAAATGCAGATGATTTGCATTTAAGTTGAATTAAATATACAAATGTAGAAAAAACAACAACAGAAACTACTGTTGGAGGGGTTTGAGCAGATTTTTTTGAAGTTAGAACTTGAATTCATTTAGCAGTTACTTACAAACCTGGAGAGGTTAAAATTTATAAAAATGGAAATTTATATGCAACTTTAACAGGAAAAACCATGAATTATTCTCAATATACTGGGTTTAATTATGAAACAAATGTAATTTCAACAAGTTCTCAAAGATATATGAATGATGTAAGAATATATAATGAATGTTTATCACAAAAACAAATTAAAGAAATTGCTAAAGGTTTATGTGCTCATTATAAATTGGAAGGTGTTGGAGCTAATCCGAATTTACTTTATCCTTCTCGTTTAACAGAATCTCCAACAAGTTTTAATACTAGAAATTGAAGTGTTGGAACAATTAATAATGTTAACTCATCTTCTTTTACTTCAGAAGGATTTTCTGTTACGACTCCAGGAAATCAAACAGGAAATCCTAATAATGGAAGAATGATTGATTTAGAAAATGCTAATACTTTAATTCCAGCTGGAACAAAAGTTACTTTTAGTATTGATATAAAAGGAGCAGCAACAACTGCAAGAATAAGAGGATTTTATCAAGGAACAGGAACTGCTTTTTATAGTAACTTTGTTCCAATTAATGAAGATACTACAGCGACCGATTCAGAATGACATAGATATTATGGAACTTTTACTATGCCGGATGTTGGTACTACAGATAAAAATTTACATATTGCTCTTTCTCAAGGATGAGATGAAGTTACAACAAGAGTATATAGAAATGCTAGATTATCTCTAGCAGATGGTACTACTTATTGGATTCCTAATATAAATGAAACAGATTATAATAAGTTAGGTTTTAATAATATATGTTCTCGAGATGTAAGTGGTTTTGACTATAATGGAACTCAATATGGAAGTTTAGTTTTTAACACTGATAGTCCTAGATATGCGGGGAGTACTGATTTTAGTGACTATGGATATTTACATTATCTGTCAAGCCCATTGAATTCTTCAACAGATGCATTTACTTTTACTTGTTGATTTAATCCAACTCAAGCAAGTAATATGGCTTTATATAATGATAGAACAACAGTAGGAAGTGGATTTAGTGTTTTTTATTTAGATAGCAAAAAAATTAGATTTGATACAGGTGGAAATAGTCAATTTTTCCAAACTGGAACAGTAGATATAAATACATGAACTTTTATAGCTTGTGTTTATGATAAAAATAATAATACTAAAAAAATATATATAAATGGAGCTTTAGATGGAAGTTCATCTTCAATAGGAGATTTAATTCAGATTGGAACAAATGCATCAATAGGAAATAGCTCAACAAATGCGGCTGCGGGAGCGGGAAACCAGATCTATGGATCTCTAAGCGACGTCCGCATATACTGTACAGCTCTTTCTGCAGATGACATCTTGAAACTTTACGAAATTAGTGGTATAATAGATAATGAAGGAAATATGTATTCATATGAATTTAAGGAGGAATAATTAATGAGCATACATAAAAATGGAATATGATCTAGTAATGAATTTTCTAATTATTCTTTTAGAACAATTATAACTCCTATTACTATTGAAGAACCTGATGGTTCAATATGATTACAAATTTTTCATCATAATAATCCATCTACTAATTTATTTTCAGATTCAGACACTTTTGTAAATGGTGTTTATAAAAATTCTGATATGTGATTTAATATAAATGCTTGCAATAGTTTTACAGAATGAGAATTAATGGTTAAACAAAAGACAACATCTTCTGCAACAGAAGCTAAATATAGATGAATTCAAACTGCAAATCCAATGACATGTGTTTTTGCAGATGTTGACGCAGCAGATATTACTAAAATAACTACATCTGGATATTCTTCTATGGGAAGTAATATGGGTGGTTTATATAAAAAAACAAGTTCAACTTATCTTTGCCAAAATAATGCAAATAGTGGTAATTGATGAGGAGCTGTTGGGGCTTGAGCTGCTTATAATAGTGGAATTCCTGGTTGGAATGGATTAACAGTAACAACTGGATATTTAGATATTTATATTAGAATAGATAATGATAGTTTAATTACTACAGATATAGCTAAAATCTTTAATAATCAAGATACAATAGCTAATAATTTTATAGAAATTTAAGAAAAGGAGGTAAAAGGATATGGCAAATTTTAAAGACCTTATAGTTACAGGTGACGCGCGAATAGTAGGTAAATTATATGCAAATCAATCAATGCCTGATGGAATATTTTTCTTGTCAAACGTAAGCGGGACCGCCGCAGTCACCTCATCTCCTTATACATCATCAAAATGATATACAACAGTTAATGATAATCGTATAACAAGTTTATATAGTGGATTAACAATAGCTTTTAAGATTCCTGTTGCTGGAAATGGTACATATGGAACAGTATTAAATGTTAATGGATTAGGAGATCATCCTGTTGTATATAATGTTAATAGTATGATAAGTACTAGATATGGGGTTGGAGGAACAATTACTTTAACGTATAATGCAACTCAGACCGCAACAGGATATGCAAATAGTTCATCTGCAACAACTTATACTGGCTGTTGACAGATGGAAGATTATGATACTACAAATGTTTATCAATTAAGAGATAATAATGCAACTTTGAAGGTGCCTACTGGTACTTCTTTATATAGATATCAATTATGTTTTACTGATTCTTGAGGACAAATAATTCCTTATAACAATGTTAATAATGCAACTACAAATTATGCAAAAGCATTAAATTCATATGGATTTGATCCTTGAGCTCCTATATATTATTATAGTTCAACGACTGCTGTTAGTGCAGGAAGTAATGCTGGTGCGAGTGCCTTATATCAGCATGTTAACTTTGATTGTAGATATTCAATGAATATTCAATCTGATGGGACTGCTGGAACTACAGCTTTAACAGCAGGATTGCCTGTTTATATAAAAGCACAATATCAAAATGGATGGGCTTCTTTATATGCAAATGTTTCTTCATCTAATTATTTAGAAAGAAGTAGTATTGTTCAAGAATTGCCCAATGAAGATCCTAGTATAGAAATACAAACGGGAGAAACTTCTGAGGTAATTGAATTTATATTTATATATTTAGGAAGGGCTTCTAGTAAATATCAAATAGAATTAGATGTTCATCATCCTATTTATAAATGAAATGATTTTTATGATGGTATTTGACTTTTTACACCTAGCGCAGGTATTGCTGAATGAGCAGCGGGAGCAACTTCTGCTAACTCTGCTAACTCTGCAGGTACAGCTATTTATGATAAAAATTATAATGATATAACAGAAACTTATGCAACAAAATCAGAATTAAATACAGCCATAGGAAATATAGATAGTGCATTAAATGCTATTAATGGGGAGGTGATTTAATGGGAACTACCGCAGATAAATTAAATTATTTAAGTAACACAAAAAGTTTAATAAAAAATGCAATAGTTAATAAAGGACAAACTGTTAATAGTGGAGATAGTTTTAGAAGTTTTGCTAGTAAAATAGAGAATATTCAAACTGGAGTTAATTTAAATGATTATTATGTTTTAACAACAAACGTTACCTCTTTTCAAAAATTAGTTAAAAAATTTCCTGAAGATGTAAAATTAGGAACAAATGCACAAGAGTTTTTTTATGGATGTAATCAAATAAGTCCTTTCCCAAATATTCCTAATTGAAATACATCTAATGTTGTAAATATGAGTCGTATGTTTTTTAACTGTTATTATTTAAAGAATACAAATCTACCAGATTGAAATACTTCTAAAGTAAATAATATGTATTATATGTTTGAACGTTGTCTGTTTTTAGATACAATTCCTAGTTGAGATACTTCTAATGTAAAGAATATGGGGGGAATGTTTGCTAATTGTTTTAATTTAACTTCTATTCCCAATTTAAATACTATAAATGTTACAAATATGAGTTATATGTTTGATGATTGTTATAACTTAAATACGATTCCTGACTTAAATACTTCTAATGTTATAGACATGGGCAATATGTTTGGCGGTTGTCATAATTTAACTTCTATTTCCAATTTAAATACTATAAATGTTACAAATATGAGTCATATGTTTGAGCTTTGCTATAATTTAAATACAATTCCCAATTTAGATACTTCTAAAGTTACAAATATGAGTTTTATGTTTAATCTTTGTAATAATTTGACTTCTGTTCCTAACTTTAACACTTCTAAAGTTACAAATACATATTTTACTTTTGGTCGTTGTTCTAATTTAGTATCTATACCTAATTTTGACCTTTCTAATGTTACAAATATGAGTAATATGTTTTATTTTTGTTCAAAATTAACTTCTATTCCTAATTTTAATACTATTAATGTTATAGATATGCGTTATATGTATGACCATTGTTCTAATATAAAAGAAATATCTAATTTAAAAATATTTGGATCAAATGTAAATATTTCAGGAATGTTTCGTGATTCTGGTTTAGAAAAAATTTTTAATGTTATTTTTGAAAATATGTTTTATGGACCTCTTCTTGCCTTTCAAAATACTAATTTAACAAATGTTTCTAATATTAGTTTTATAAATGCTAATGGGTATGGTTTTTTTACTAATTGTTTTAATTTAATTTCTGCTACAAATATTAATATTTTAGGAATAAAAGAGTCGGCAGGACAAATGTTTACAAATTGTTATAATTTAGTTGATGTTTCTATTTCTAGTTCAACAAATTTACAATATCTAAGTGGTATGTTTAGAGCATGTAATAATTTATCAGATGCTTCTATTCAAAATATTATAAATATGCTTTTAAATAGTACTAATATTTATTCTGCATATAAAAATCTTAGAAATACATATTCTCAAAGTCCTTTTTATTCAACAAATATTGCAAATACAAGGTATCAAAACAGATGAACAGAATTAACAGCTGCAGGTTGAACTTATTAAAATAAATAGAAAGAAAGAAGGTATAAAAATGATAGATATAATAATTCCTGCATACAATTCACATGAGACAATTATAAGAACTTTAGCAAGTATTGTTATGCAATTAAATAGAAAAGAATTAAAAGTTACAATAGTCAATGATGGCGGAAAAGATTATAAAGAGATAGTTAATCAATTTAAGTCATTTATTGATATTCAAGAACTTAATTATGGAGAAAATAGAGGAGTTGGTTATGCAAGACAATATGGCATAGACCATACAAATGGAGATTATATAACTTTCATAGATTCAGATGATACATTTTATGAAGCTTGTTCTTTATCAATGTTAAGTAAAATTCTTAAAGATTCAAGTGCTAAGTTTGTAATAAGTCCATTTATACAAATTGGAAAAGAGGTAGGTCAACAAGCACCTGTAAATGCAAACTTAGTTTGATTATTTGGTCATATGTATAGAAGAAGTTTTTTACAAGAACACAATATAAGATTTACTCCAACAGGAAGTAATGAAGATGTTGGATTTAATTCTCAATGTCAATTAATTGCCTTGCATGAAATGGGAGAAGAAGGCGGTAAAATCTTCTCCTTCCCAACCTATGAATGGCATTATAATGAGACCTCAATAACAAGAAGAGGTAATAATGACTATGAATATGGAATCTGTACTCCAGGTTATATTTATAATTTGCATCATGCTTATGATGTAGCACAAAGAGAGGGCGTCACTATGAAAGAAATAGCGGCCGCCGCATTAGAAACTGTATTCTCTTGTTTTATATATTACAATGTTGCTCTTGCAAAAGAGGTTCCTCAAATAACAATAGATACAATAGAAGATTTATCAAGAGATTTCTTCTATGATTATTATAAACAAATTCAACCTTATATAAGTGAAGATGATTACAAAAATGCTTATTCACAATCAATGTTAAGTAAGGCTACACATACACAAGGTATTATATTTAAAATGACTTTAGATGACTTTATAGAATTAATGTTTTCTAAAGAAAAACCTAATTTAGATTATAATGAATTAGAAAAGAAAATTCAATTAAAGATAGAAGAAGATTAGATTGAAAAGGAGATAAAAAATGGCAAAAAAAATACAAAATGGAGATCAAATTGTAACAAATGTTGACTCTAATGATAATTTAACTTTTTCTATTAAAAATACTTTTATAGATTCAACTCCCACTGCTAATAGTACACATTTAGTAACTAGCGGAGGAGTTAAAACTGCAATAGATGCAGTTGCAACTACTACAAATCAAAATACTATTAATATAGGTAATAATACAACAACTATAAATAGTCATACAACTAGTATTAGTAATTTAACAGGAAGAATGACTACTGCAGAAGGAGATATTGATGATTTATCTGATGATGTTTCTGATATGATTACTCAAGTTTCTTCTCTTAGCAATGCTGTTCCTTCTCAAGAAGCAGTTAGTTTTACAAAAAATTCAACATATATAGGAGAAGCTCCTTCTATTATTGGAGATGCTTATTACAATTCAAATTCTATAACAGGAATTGTAAATCTTAATTTTCAATTTGAAGTTATTGATGAAGTTCCAGCTAATACTGCAATTTTTACAGATACAAATTTAGTTTGGCCTCCAATTATATCTCCTGCTTTTAGAATTTATGAATTGGGTTCTCAAAATAATTATACTGCATATTTAAATTCTAATGGAGAATTATGTAATTATGATATTTTACCAGAAGGAAATTATTTTATAGCTGGGTTATATAATTTAGGAAGCGGATCAAATTTAACTGCAGCTACATAAAAAATTTTTAAAATTTGGACAAACTTTGTTAAAATCTGTAAGCAAATTTTTATATAATAATGTAAGAGGAAAGATAATAATAAAATTCTAAAAGTAATGAGAAAGAGTATGAGAACCTTATCCAATAGAGATAAGTCAAATCATAAAAAAGTGTGAGTAGAGAAAATTTTATATTATTAGCTTACTCTCTTATTTAAATGAATAAAGGAAAATGGATTGAATTTAAATTACATATACTGACTTAATAAAATAAGAATAAATTAAGCCGAGCAATAGGTATTCATTTTCCTTTTGCTCGGCTTTTTTCGTTTATTAGGAAAGGAGTAATTAAATGACACCATATAATAATTATAATGGAATGATTAATCAATTATACAGACAAAAAGAAAACATTGATAATATGATTAATCAATATGCTACTATACAACAACAACCACCTGTACAAAATATAATTAATACTTCTAATTCAGGAACAGATATTGATGTTAAATTTTTAAAAAATGATGAAGATATATCTAATATAATAATTACTAAAAGGACACTTTTTATAGATGAAAATAATTCTAAAATATCTTTAAAAGAAATTGATGGAGAAATATCTAAAACTTATGATATTGTAATACCTAAAGACCCAAAAGATGTTAAGATAGAAGAATTAGAAGCTAAAATTAAGGGATTGGAGGAAAAAATAAATAATGGATGCACAGAATCTAATAAGTCAAATGATGATGTCAAAACAACCTCTACAAGCGTTGTTAAACCTATTAAGTCCACAACAAAAATCAATTTTTAATAATTTAAGTGGATTAAGTGAAGAAAAACAAGCGGAAAGTATTGCGCAGATGTGTAATGAAAAAGGAATTACAAAAGAACAATTAGCAAGTATGTTAAATATGATGCGCGGACGCCGCTAAAAGATACTTTTATCTAGGTAATGAGATGCGAGCACCGACTGCCGCACTTATTATATAAATATTTTTAAGAAGGGAGAGAATTTAAACATGAATGAATCAACTGGAATGTCAGCTGCTGATGTATTAGCGCTAACCAAAAGTCATGATGGAGATGATATGTTTGGAGGTTCAATGGGAATCTTTTCATTAATAATTATCTTTATCCTATTGTTTGGTGGAAATGGAGGTTTCTGGGGAAATGGAACTGCCGCTGCTTTAGGAACTGCGGATCTTCAAAATAGTTTATACTTTCAGAGCCAAGATGCTACACTACGTGGTTTAGCTGCAGGTCAAGCTAGTGTAAATGATACAGTTTTAACAACTAACTATAATAATTTAGTAGCTATGAAAGATATCCAACAACAAATATCTAATAGTATTGCTGCTATTGGTAATTTAGTAACAACAGAAAACTCTGCAACAAGACAACTAATTCAAGATAATTATATTAGAGAATTAAGTGATAAACTTCAAACCACAAGAGATGCTTTATCAAATGCAAATCAAACTGCTACATTAACTGCAGCTGTTCAAAATTCAACAGACACAATTTTAAATTCACAAGGTAGATATGTAATGAATCCACCTTGCTATACTGGTTGTGGATGTGGAAACTTATATTAATATTTAATTAATTCCTTGCGGCGGTCGCCCAAGTTGACTTTGTGCGGGAGCTAGGGATTTTTAACCGGCTTCCGCAATTTTTTTATGGAAGGAGATTGAAAATGGATAATAATACAATTTATGTATCTAATGTAGAAATTTTAGATGATATGGTAGTTTTAATTCCAAATACTCCAATTAGAGTTTTAAATAATTGTGGTTATTATGGATTGATAATATGTAACAGCGCAACTGCTGAATCTAATCTTCCTATTGCTATTCGTTTTGGAGATATAGAGATTCCAGTTTTATGTAAAGCAGGAAATACTTTATATGCAAATCAATTAAGAAAAAGAACTAGATATCCAATTATGTTTGGAAATCAAAATGACAATTATCCAGACGGACAATTTGTAATTATATCAAAAGTTTATCCTAGAGGAATAACTGTAGAAGGATCTACAAGTATTTAATATGAATAATAATAATTTAGATGCTTTAGATTTATTATCAGTATTAATGACTTATATTAATTTACATAACTACGAATTAAATACTGAACAAAATAAAAAACTTGATGAAATAATTTTTGATATAGAAAGAAAATTAGAATATCAAGATAAAATGCTTGATAAAATTTGGGAAAGGATAAATAAAGATGGAAAATAAGGAATATATAATGAAATTCTTATCTTTAACAGAAAATAAGAAAAAAGAAGAGGCGGCCGCAATAGTTTGTGAAATGCTAGACTCTATGGAAGAAGAAGAAGAAGAATGGTTTGAGCAAAAAATATATGAAACAGTAGAAGGAAAAGTTTTAACAGAAGCTAGAGCTAGAACTCTTATAAATAATATGGCTCCAATGGGAATGAAATGAGAATTATCAGAAACTGAGCCATTAAGAAATGACCAATCAATTAGGCCTGTTGATTTTTGAATTGTTATGAATAGTGCATATAATGATTATCATGATTTATTTGCAGAAAATATAGATTATTATGTAAAATATACCAATAGTTTTATTAAAGATGAAGATGCGGTTGAAGATAAAGTTTATTATTACTTTACTATGATACCAAAAAAATAAATAAGCATTTGGGCCTTTTAATATGATTTCTTACAGCAAAAAATAAAATACAATAGAAAGGAAGAAAATCAAAAAAGGAGATGAAAATATGAGTCCGCTTCAAATTGATTTAACTGAATTAGGTACTTTTATAGGTAGTCTTATTTTTGTCTGTTTTATTATATATAAAACTTGCAAAGCTCAGTTTGAAAAATACTTTGAAGGAGTTTCTTTTGAAAAGAGACTTAACAGAGCAGATATAGTTAAACATAATCAAATCAATACAGAAATTCAAGAAAATTTAATTAAAGTTAGAGATATTTTAAACGCAGATTCTGCACGTATTCATTTGATTCATAATGGAACTCATTATCTTCCAGGCGTATCTTCTTTAAAAGTAAATTGTGCTTTTGAGTCAGTAAAATATGGAATAAAATCTTATCAAATGTTATTAATGGAGATTCCAATTCCTATTTCATCTGCTTTTATTGAAAAATTACTTAATAGTAGGGATATAATACAATGTGGAGATATAGAGAAATGTTTCCAAGAAAAGGAAATTTGAAATAAATTTGCTGCTTTTATACAAATAGAAAGAGGAATAAATAATCAAGCTTTATCTGCAGTATTATTAAAAGATAAAGATGGAGAGCCAATGGGATTTATAACTTTTGGATACGAAAATAAAGAGGCTTTTTTAGAAAAGCCAGAGGAGTTATATAAAATAGGTTATTTTATAGAACAAGAAATTCAAAAGTTAAGTGATTTAGATAGTCCGCAAATAAAAAGTAAAAAAATAAAGAAATAAGTTTAAGAGTGAATATAATAAAAATATTCACTCTTTTTTCTTTTGGCCTAAAATAAATCATTTAATTGAAATATTTTTAATATATCAATAGGAACAAATATAAGGAAATTCCTTATTTTATATAGAGATAAAAGGAGATGTTTTTATGAGTGCACCAACTTTAACATTGTACCCTCCTGTAATATCAACCTATATGCCAGCTTTTGTTACGACTTTATCAAATTCAGATTCTTGTAGAATTTATTTTTCATTATCAAAATATAATTCTATAAGTGATATTACAAATGTACAAGTCACAGTAAAAAGTCAATATACTAACGATAATATGTTAAATACAACTAAATATCCTTCAGAAATTATGTTAACTAATTTAACTTTAGATCCAACAGTAACGACAGATGAAAAGTATTATATTACTTTAACAGGCGCAGATATTGAAGGTGGATTTAGTTATGATACATATTATAAAGTTCAAATAAGATTTACAAGTACAGATGCGGCCGCCGTATCTTTAACCCCTCCTCAAGCGATTTCAACTTGATTAAATGATAATATGCAATTTTTTAGTGAGTGGTCTACTGTATGTCTTATTTATGGAATTAGTCAACCTCAATTAGTAGCTACTTATAATGGGGAAGATGGAGTCACCAATTGGGATCCCGCAGTATTAAATGAATGATATCAATCATCAACAGTAAGTTTTGTGGGAAGAATGACTTATGCCTATTTTGATGAACAAGAATATTTAAAATGTTATCATATAAAATTATATAATTCAAGTAATCAATTATTATTAGATAGTGGTATTATTTATAATAATACTTATGACACTAATAATGTAATTAATTATAATTTCGATTTGAACTTAGAGCAAGGAGCTGTATATCATTTTACTTTTGAATATACAACAAATAATTTATATACAGAAACTCAAACTTATAATTTTGAAATTATGGAAAGTTATACTGATACTTTAAATGGTACTTTAAATATATATAAAGATCAAGAAAATGGAAGAATAAATGTAAGTTTTCATAGATATGAAGCTAGTTCTGCTATAAGTATTGTTTTTAGAAGAGCTTCTAGTAAAGATAATTATTTAACTTGAGAAAATTTAAAGACTACAACTTTATCACAAAATTATTTTGAATTTTATGATGATACTTTTGAAAGTGGAGTTTTTTATAAATACTCAGCTCAAAAAGTTAGTCCACAAGGTTACTATGGAACTGCTCTTTATTCAGAAACCGTTATCATGGGTCTTGATTATAGTTATTTAACTACCTCAGAAAGACAATTAAAAATAAAATTTGATAATACTTTAAGTTCATTTCAAAAAGTTATTATGGATTCAACTACTTCAACAATAGGTTCTAAATACCCTTTTATAAAAAGAAATGCAGAAGTTTATTATACTCAATTTCCTATTGCAGGTTTAATTTCATTTAATATGGATTTAAATGGATTATTTTATTCTAGAGAAGAATTATTAGGACAATCTAACATTGATAATTATGATGATTATAATGATGATAATGGAATAACAAAAATGAATGATGTTATTTATGAAAGAGCTTTTAGAGAAAAAGTTTTAGAATTCTTAAATGATGATACAGTTAAATTATTTAGATCGCCAACAGAAGGAAATATTTTAGTAAAAATTACTGGAGTAACATTAACTCCTAATACTACTTTAGGAAGAATGATTTATTCTTTTAGCGGAACTGCTACTGAAATTGCAGATAATAATATTAAAAATTATGTTAAATATAATATTATTGATGAAAATAATAAAACTCGTTTAGATAATATAAATACTCTTCCAAGTGATATGAATATTTATATTTCAACTATGCGACATCTTGGAAATAATGAAGATAGTGGAAAATAGGAGGTAGAAAATGAAGATAATATATGATTATTTAAAAGATTCTGCTTTCCTAAATGAAATGGATTTAAATCATTTACAAACACAATATGCTAAAATAACTTTTTTAGATTGAAATGAAAATCCTATACAAGAAATTCAAACTTTAGTAAATTCTGGAGGAACAATTAATATAGATGGAAAATCTTCTGTAAGAAGAACTTGTAATATTTCTGTTTTTATTCCTTCAAAAGAATATGCTAATGTTACTAATATAAATAATTTATTTTCGATTAATAAAAAAATGTATTTAGAAATAGGATATAAAAATACAACAGATAAATATACTGATTATGATATTATTTGATATCCGCAAGGTTTATTTGTTATTAACAATTGTTCTTTATCACATTCTACTAGCGGGGTTACAGCTTCTTTAGTATTAAAAGATAAAATGTGTTTATTAAATGGTGAGTGCGGCGGTACCTTCCCCGCACAAGTCCAATTTGATACTTATGAAACTTTAGATGAAAAAGGTGAATATGTAGTAACAAAACCTATTATTTCTCAAATTATTAGAGAATTAGTTAATCATTTTGGAAATGAACAATTAGGAAAAATAATTATTAGTGATATTGATTCAAAAGTAAAACAAGTTATGAAATGAACTGCTTCAAATCCAGTTTATATGTATAAAGCAGACTTAGAACAAGTTTCTTATAATAATGATGAAATTAGTTATTTAACTTCAGATGATTTAGTTTTCTTTGATGAAGATCAAACTACTCAAGTCTATATGCTAACAACAAATTATGCAACTGCCGCACAATATCCATATCAAATTTATTCTTATGGAGAAGATATAGGTTTTATATATACAGATTTTACTTATCCTACTGAATTAATAGCAAATGCGGGAGATAATATTTGTTCAATTTTAGATAAAATTGTTAGTACATTAGGAAACTATGAATATTTTTATGATATAGATGGAAATTTTGTATTCCAAGAGATAAAAAATTATTTAAATATTTCTCAATCAACTTTAGATTTAGAAAGAATAAATAAAGATGATTATTTAATAGATATTTCAAAAGGAAAAGCTGTTTATGATTTTACTAATTCACCTCTTGTTATATCTTATTCTAATTCTCCTTCATTTTTAAATGTTAAAAATGATTATGTTGTATGAGGAATAAGAAGAAATGCGGCTGGGAATGAAATTCCTATTCGTTATCATTTGTCTATTGACAAAAAACCTCCTTTTGGAAATTATTATGATGTTTATTTTTATGAAGATCCAGAAGATGGGCTTACAAAAGCAAAATTACCTTTACAATTTGATGATTATGAAACTTTATCTGAGAATATAGGAATTGAAGGAGAAATATATATAACTTTAGATGATGATAAAATTTATATTTGAAATGTAAATGAACAAGCATTTGAAGAAGATGAGGAAATAGTTTTAACTCATATAAAAACAACAGATTGACGTTCTGAATTATATCTTCAAGGAGTGCAAAGTGATCCATTAGGATTAGCATCTAATTATTATTATACAGAGCTAATGAATGAATGACCTAAAATATATGATTTACAAAAGACTTTAATTACTGAGGGCGGCGGCCAGGTCTATGTAGGCGGCTTCCGCGATGAGTATATTAATGATCCTAGCTCATTAGATTATTATTTAGATTTTATTGATACAGAAAGTTCATTATCTCAATTTAATATTGATAATATAGGAAGAAGAACTCAAGTTGAAAATAATAATGAAATAAACTGTGTATTTGAACCAGAAATTCCTGATTTAGTTATTATTGAGGCTGGGCAATCAGATACCGCGGAAAAGAGGGCAGAATGCGAAGCCCGCAATCAAGCTTATACACAAGTAGATTCTTCTATCTTTAATGCTCTTGGCTTTGGAGGCTCTTCAAATGGAGCTTTTACTGAAATTAAAAATTTATTATATCAATATACAGGATATAATGAAACTATTCAATTAACAACAATTCCAATTTATTATTTAGAACCTAATACTAGAATTACTGTTACAGATGAAGATAGTGATATAAAAGGAGATTATATGATTAATTCAATATCAATTCCTTTAGATATAAATGGTACAATGAATATTTCAGCAACTAGAGTTTTACAAAAAATGTAAGACAAAAATAAAAAGCACAGATATAAAAATCTGTGCTTTATTTTTTTTTTGTTTTATTTTATTCTTATCTTTTGACCTACTCTTATTAAGTTAGGGCGAGAAATTCCATTTATTCTAGCTAATCTTTGCCATGTTGTTCCATATTTTTTAGCAATTCCGCTTAAAGTATCTCCTTTTTTAACTACATAAGTAATTGATGTAGGAGTTCCTGTATTTGTGCTGCTAGATGTTTTTCCTTTTGCTAATTGATTAACAAGATTTTGAATTGTATTATAATTATATCCTGCTGCTTCTAATTTCTTTTTTCTATCTGTTCCATTCCCTCATTTACCAGCTAATACTTCTTTTGCAATTTCTTCATTTGATTTTTTAGTATTTGTGCTTGGAGCTGGAGTTGCTAATTTAGCATTTACAGTATTTGCTAACTCTTGAAATCTTGATTGTAGATAAGGACCAGGGCAAGTTGTATTAGCAAACATATTATGTCTTGTTAAAGAACCATTTTTATCTCCTGTATAATTTAATTTAAATCCATATCTTTTGCAGATATCTACACATAAATTTACTAAAGAATTCCATGCAGCATCTGAAACATGCCAATTTCCACCAATTTGATCATTAGCTACTTCTATTGTAATAGCTTGATAATCATTAGTTCTATTAGCAGATGTCCATGCTCTATTTTCTTCATCAACAGAACAAACTATATCTCCATTATATCCAATACAATAATTCGCACTTGCACCTCTGCCTTTTGCTTGGAATAATTTTGCGCATTGAGTACCAGTTAATTTACCTGCCATATGATGAGGTGTTATTTTACAAACTTTATAACCATTTCTTCCTTTTGTATAATTTGATGTATTAGCAGGAAGATAAGCACTACTTAGACTTGATCTACTCATTCTCATCTCCTCCTTCTCCGTTTGTTAATTCTTCTTCCATTTCTGGAGTTAAAATAACTTCTTCTTCTTCATTCTCTTCCATATTCATTCTCTCCTTAAAAAATTTTATTATTCCCAATTTAAGTCAGACTCCTCTCTCTTGATTTGAGACAATCCAATTCCAATTGCGTCCGCAATATCATCATTAACTTTTATTGAATATTTTTCTTCAACGAAAGCAATATCTTTTTTCTTTAAATCTGTTCTTTTTATTCCTCTGCCAGTTTGTATTCCAATAGCAGCTCTTCAAGAACTTGGATAAACATATACCATTTTTATATTACTGTAATTATCATGTAACATAAAAGCCACTGCCGCCTGAAGCCACATTAAAGCTCTATGAGTTTGTAAATTTCCTACTCCATATCCGCGGCCATCAGGTCTTACTTCTTCTAAAATAATTTGTGTTATTGTATTATATTTATCTATAACCTCTTTTAATTCTTTTGTTATCTTACTTATTCTATTAATTAAATCTGTTGATGTAGCTGTAATACAACCATAATCTTTTAAGATTCCATCTTCAAAATATGCTCAACCGCGAAGAATGAGTAGATAAATCTAAAGATAAGATTTTCATATTGCGTCTCCTTTGCTAAGTACATTATACAAAAAATTTTCAAGAAACGCAAGAAAAAAAGAAGATTTATTTACTATCTTCTTTTTCTTTTTCTATTTCTTCAGGAGGTATTTTTCTTACAAGAGTAACATATTGTATTTCTCTTTCATTATCTCCTGATAAAATATCATATCTTAATTTATTTACTTTTCATCTTTGGCCAGGTTTTGGAATTTCATTTAATTCTATATCTGTTGCTCTTCTTTTTTCATATTGATCAGTTGCCGCAACTTCAAATAAACTCTTTAAATCTTCTTGATACTGAGATTTACCAGGTTCAAGAATTTTATCTCAAGAATCTGCTGGAGGAGTATATTTAAAATGAAATTCTTTTTTATATATTTCTTGTACTGGAATAATTGACATATCAAAAGGCAAGATAAAACCATATTCGTTTGTTACTTTTAATTCTTTTAAGCAATTTCATGGGGTTACTATAATTGGAGTACCTAACATTAATGCTTGTACCATTGTATAACAATAGGATTCAGAATCACTTAATTGAACAACATAATCAGCCTCTTTTAATTTTCCATTTATATCTAAAGTAGGTTGTTTATAAATAACATGAGGATTTTTTATAGTATCTTTTGTATTTGTATAAACTGTTCATTCATAAGGAATATTAGCATCATCTAAAGCTTTAGCTAATTTTATCATTCTATCTTTGCCTTTTTCTTTCGTTAATCTTGTTGCGGAAACCAGCCTTAACGTTCTTTTAGGTGGGTCCAAAGTAATAGGATTGTAACATAATTGACAAGGTTTACCTGTTAATTCAGTAAAACTATCGCAGGCCGCTTGACTTACTCCAATATAATGATTAATCTTAGGTATATTAGGAGCAGGAACTCCTTGAGCTTTATAATCTGCATGAATTACCATATAATAATCTTTAGCATTTACATAATCAATTATTTTTGCATTATAATTAAAAAATGCTTTTTCACATTCAATTATTGTTCCTTTTTTATATCTTTTAACTTCAGCATATTGTTTTAATCTTCTTATTTGTTCCTGGCTTCCTGTATCATAATAAATTACTATATCTCAATCTTTATATTTTTTAACAAGTTCATAGAACATATTTTCAACTCCGCCTATTGTGTTTAAATGATGAAAATAAAAAATATTCTTTGTCATTATTCTGCCTCCCTTCCATTAATTTTTAATTTAAAGTTAGGGTCTTGTTCTTTTTCTGCATTGATTCATAGGTCAGAGTGTTCTCTATTGTAAACTCAATTTGCTTTATTTCCTGCTCAATGATAAATTTTAAATTTAGGTGATTCTTTTGTAAAAATAGAAGAATTATATTTATTATCTAAAAATAAAATATTATCTTTAAAAACTACATTTAAAGTATCTTGATCTGGATAATATAATTTATTATTATTAACATAATTATCTAAATCTTTTTGTTTATTATCCTCTCTAATTTTCTTTAAATTAAATAATACAACTCCACTATTTATATAATGATTTTTGTCAACAGGAATATTAGGAGTCATTAAATTTGTTTTAGCCCCTTCATCAATTACTCCTGCTATATAATGATTAGATAAATCTATATCTCATAATTCATCTATATTATCTTTTACAATTAAATCCATATCTAAATATAAAACTTTATCTTCTTTTAGTAAAGATGATAAATATAATCTAACTAAAGAAGCTTTAGAATAACCTGTGTCATAATTTACTCCTTTAGGATTTAAACATTTTAATTTATTTATATTTATATATTTTATATTTATAAAAGGTAAATTTAATTCATCATCTTCAATAAATAAATATAAATTTCTATAATAATTATTTCTTGTATAAGCATACAATCAAGTATATAAATATTTATAATAATTTCTAGTACAAGATAAAACTATTGTTTGTTTTTTATTAGACCATCAGCCATAAGCAATATCTGATAGACTATTTTCTCGAGGAAAGTTATAGAAATAAGGTGCAAGATCAATTCTCCCTAATTTTGGATGTCTCTTATCTCACATCTCTCCACAAAAATCGTTATCTTCACCATTTTGTTTATCGTTAAAGCGATAATCTCCTATTAATCGTTTAGAAAACATAGCTTGTCATACTGTTCCAGTGCCAAATGCTCCTTTAGGATTTGCATTACTACGAATTTTAAATTGTATAATATCCATATCATCAGTAACCATACAATCTAAAATAATATCCATAGAATCTTCTCCAATAAGTCAATCATCTCCATCTATAAATCATATATAATCTGCAGTAGACTTATCTAATCCTATGTTGCGGGCGCCGCCTGGAGAACCGACTGCCGCATTAATTATTTCATAGTTTCAATCGCTATTATGCATTTCTTTTTCAATTATCTCTGCTGTATTATCAGTACAATTATCACAAATAAAATATATTTTTCTATTTGCTTCTACATTATTTTTTTGTTCTTTTAAAGAAATTAAACAAGGTTTAATATATTCAGCTAAATCATGACAAGGAATAATAATATCTAAACTAGGATGTAACATTTTTTCATGTAGTTTTTGTTCTTTTTTTGTCAAAGAACTTCCTTTTTTTATATAGTATCCATAAATTTGATTTCCATATAATAATTCTAGTTCAGGATATCTTTCTTTCATATTTTGCCTTGTTAAATCTGGTTGCTTATGAATTTCATATAAATTATTTTCAACTTTTTCTTGTTCTAATTTATAAGGAATTGCTACAATAACTTGTTTACATTTAGGTAAAATATATTTTAATACTTCTTGAGCTTCTTTTATAGTTAAATGTTCTAAAATATCTCCCATTATAACTAAATCATAATAATTAAATTTAAAATGTTGAATATCAATATTATAAACATTATTATATTTTTTTTCTAAATTATGATTTTTAATATTAGGGAGATATGCTTCAACAGCATCTATATTTTTAAAATATCCCTCTAATAGCATTGAATAGGTCCCGCATCCGGCACCTATATCTAATACTGTATCTGTTGATTTAAAATGATTAATTATATATTTTTTTATCTCTTGTTTATATATTGAATAACTTGTTGCATTATCCACTTTTTATCTCCTTTTAAATAGATAAAAGATCTATATTTTCTCCATTAATATATTTAGAATTTTCTTCTTTGTTCTTTTCCTCTATTTTTTCTTTTTTGCGATGATTTTTGTTCAATAATTGAGCTGTCGTTAATGTATGTTGCGCCATTTGTGTATTTAAATGTAAAATAAAATTCATATTATACTCCCGTACTTCCGAAACCGCCTTCTCCTCTTTCAGTATCTTCTAAATTTTCTACTTCTGTAAAAGTCATTCCACAATAAGGTAATAAAACTAATTGAGCAACTCTATCTCCTGCAGCAATTGTTTGAGGTCAATCTGTATCATTATGTAAAGCTATAATAATTTCTCCACGATAGTCTGAATCAACTACTCCGACACAGTTTGCAGGACGCAAGCCTTGTTTTGTTGCTAAACCAGATCTTGCAAATATAGCTCCAAAAGTTCCTTCTGGTAATTCAAAAGCAATTCCTGTTCCTATTTTTTTAGTTGAATGTGCGGCAATAGTAGTATCATTTTCAATAGCTGCATATAAGTCATATCCTGCGGCCGCCGCACTTCCACGAGTTGGTTCTTTTGCAAAGTTATTTAATTTTTTATATTTTATTTCAAATGTTCCTAAACTCATTGTTTGTTCCTTTCTTAATTAAAATGCAGAACCTTTGTCATAATTTACATCTATTGAAGTTACAGGCTCTTTTTCATCAGTAAAAGTTTTTATTAAAGTTACACGATACCAAGAATCTGCTACTTCTCCTTTTATTTTCTTTTCTTTGTATTGACTTACATATTTTTTAAGTGTATAATAATCACCTTTTTTTGCTTCTTCAATAAGTTGTTTAGCTTCTTCTTCGCTATCAACTCTATAATTTTCAGTAACTTCTAATAAATATTTCATAATTCCTTCTTTCTAAATTTGTTCAATTTTTATATCTAGTTGTTTGTTATATTTTGTCATATAACAAGTTTGAATATCTTTAATTGTCTTTTGAGTAAAATTTTTATTTCCTTTTATTTTTATTTCATCACAATTATATCTTGTAATTAATTCACTTATATTTTCAGGTAACATTTTTATGCTACTGTTAACTTCAGTAATTACTTTATTATCATCATTTATAACAGTAATTGTTTGAGCAAAAATGAAAGGTTTTATATTTATAAGTATTTTCATTTTACCTCCTTAAAAAGTAATAATTGCATTATCATAAGGGAATAAATAATAACAATAACTTTCTCCTTCTATTGATAATCATATTTCAATAGCTTGATTATCTTCAGTATCTTCTATTGATTTTATTTTTCCTCGATTAGGAAGACATTCATCTAATAATATTTTTAAGAAATTATCTATATCATTTTCTTCGTTAACAAAAACAGTATAATCTTTTCTATCATTACATAATAACATATAATATTTATTATTAGTTCTTTGAAGAAGTGAATCAATTAATTCTTTCTTTTCTTCTATCTCTTCAGAAGTTAATTCTTTTATATTGTTTTCTATAATACTTTTATTAATATCATATAAAGTACCTATATTGGCAATATGTTTTTTCTTATTATTTTTCTTCTTCATAAAAATCCTTCTTTCTCAATTCATTGTTTAAATAAATTCAACAATTTTGATAATTTTCTCAGTTATAAGTTTGTATAATATTATTAGAGGTTAATGCAATAAGAGCCTCTTTTCTTTCTTGCTTATTTATTGGAAAATAATATTTTCTAAATAATTCAAAATTTTCTTTTTCATAAATATCATCTCCATAATCTAATAAATTATATCAAATCTCTTTTAAAATTTTAGTATTATTTTTTAACTTTTCTCCTTGAGGAGTTTGAAGATATTTAAAAAAGACTTTTAAAATTTTTCTTTTATGTTTAAGAATTTCTTTTTCTAATCTTTTTTTAGATTGTCTTTTTTTAATTCAATTAATTAATATCATATATTTTTTATTTCCTTTTTTTGTATAAGAATATTATATATAATATTTTTTTATTTTTCAATTCTATATAATCCACATGCGCAAGTATCTTGAGTGCACTTTTCTGAACTTAATGTCTCTTTAAATTCTTTGCACATGCATTTTGTATCTTCGTCTTGAATAATTTTACAAGGGCAATAGCCCCCATTATTTTTTATTTGTTCTAAAATCTCGACAACTAATTCAGGTTCTTCTGTATTTACTCTAAATTTTTTCATTAAGAAATAACCTCCGCATATTGATTATCTGAAGATAATGTTACCCCTAAAACTTTATCTTCTATACTTTTTTGATTTGGAATAAATCTTCCAAATTTTACAATAATATTTTTATATCATTGTAAAGTATCTAACTCTGTTAAAATTTCACTTGCATAATAACCTGTATAAATAATAATAAAGTCATTATGAGAAACTCTAAATGCTTTTATAAAAGATAATAAATCATCAAAAGTATCAAAAGGTTCTAATCCCTGAAAACAAATTGCTTTTGTAACAGGATTATCGTCAAAATATTTTATAATTTTTTCAATAGAAACATCTATTATTGGCGCGGCAGCCAGACTTGAATTTTGACATACCTGGCTTCCGCATTCTCTATCACATTTAAAATCACATTTAGGCATTTCTATTGTTAAACAAGGTTCTTTATAATTAACTAAATCGCAATCTACAATTCCCTTAATTTGCATCTTTATTTATATTCTCCCATCTTCTCATTGTATATTCATCTTGTCTTGCTTTTGACCATGTTTTAATTGGAGTATAAAAACCAACAATTCTAGTATATTCTGTTGCTACAGGCTTTCCGCATACAGGGCAAGTTCTTCCATAAAAAGCATGATTATCTTCACAAGCTTGAATTTTAGTGTTAAAAGCAAAGTAAGTAACTCCTTGATCTGCAATCCAATTTACCATATCTCAAGCTTTTTCAAAACTATTAAATGGAGCATCTATATTTGCGTGTAAAATCGAACCTCCATTACAAAAACTATCAAACATAGCTTGAACTCTTACTCTTTCAGCTAAAGTTGTTTGAATACCAAGAGGAACAAATTGATTTCCATAAAGAGGTAAATCATAAATATTTGCATGAGGATAGAAAAATTTATCTTTTTTCATAAGTTTTGCGGCAGCTGATTCACCAGGAATTTGTTCAGTATTAACTTTGTAATCACAATTATTTTCTTCTATAAATTCATCTGCTGTTGTTCTCATCACTTCAAAAATTTTCTTTCCAAAAGCGGCAGCCGCGTCTGTATAGAATGTATTTCCTAATTCATCTACTTTTGTATAACCAAATTTTTTCATTGTTTCATAAATACCAATAAATCCGATTGTATTATATAAATGTTCAAAATCAATTAAATTATGGTCAAAATTAGGAAGCAATCCTTTTTCAACATCTCTTTGTATAATATGTCTTACACAATCTAAAGCTTGTAAGTTTACTATTGTTCTATTTTTTAATTCTTCTAAATATTCTTCTTCAGAATTTGTATCTAAAGCTAATCTTGCTAAGTTTATAGTAGAAACTTTTACTGAACCAACCTTTAAAGCAGTTCCGCCTATACTATTAAAATAACCAAGATCTCTAATATCAGATTTTAATCTACAACAATTACTTAAAGAATTAACAGAATCATCAACGAATAGATTTGAATCAGACCACTCTCTATTGTGTTCTATTGCTCATTTAGCAAATTCTTCATCAACAAATTTTCCTTCTTGACGCAATAAAGAAATTGTTTGAACAGGAAATGTAAACATATTGGCATGTCTAGTTGCTGCCATAACCTCTAAATAAATTTTTTGAAATTCAATAATTTCTTCTTCATCATCAATCATAAAACTTCCATCTGGAAATTCAGAACCACCAAACAAAGCTTCAAAATAAGGGTGGTCAAAAACAGATGTATTTGTAAATGCACTTTGAGAGCCATCTCTTGTATAAGGTTGGTTTACTGCATATATAAATCTTTGAAAGTTTTGACGAGCATATTTATCTTCATTATGACTAGTTCTAACTCCTAAATAATCATTTTCAACATCTTTCTTTCAGAAATAATACATATAAGGGATTAAATTAGGTAAGCCAACAGCTCCAGAAGTTCTATTTGAAGCATAACTAATAAATTCTTTAACAAAATCAACAAAAGTAGTTAAATGTTTTGCAGGTTGTGCATTAAAAGTGCCGCCAATAAAATATAAACCTTTTTCTGCTAAATCTTTTAAGTCATATGCAAAACAATAAGATTTAAAAGTTGAAGTATCAGCATCATGCATATATAACTTTCCTTCTCAATCAAGAGTTAATCATTCATTAGCAGCTTTAAATCCATATTTTTTTTGAATTTCATAATAAATTTTATTGTAAGCTAAAACTTTTCTATGAGGTTTACTCATTTCAGATAATAAAGTAACAATATCTTTTCTCCCAACATTACTATTTCCATCAATAGAAGAATTAGCTACAACTTTTTCATCAATAAAGTTATCAATAAAATCACTATAAGATAATTGTTCATCTCCAAAACCATTAATTTTTGAAATATCTTCTCCATATTCTGCTTGTAATTTATTATATTGTGTCGTGAAGTTTTTACTTAGTCTAATATTAATTTGCATTATATCCTCCTACCCATTTTATAGCCTCTCCGAAATCTAACAAAGTTCCTTCTTCTATTTCTAAAGCAGGAGCATTTTTTAATCCTAGATTTATCATTTCTTCTCTATCAGTATGAATTTCATATTGAATATTTTTTGCATCTAATTTTTTTTGCAAAACATGACAACGAGGGCAATTTGTGCTATATAATTTTATCATTTTTTCTCCTTTCTCTCTTTATTATATGAAAATGATTTTAATAAGATTATCCCATTCTGCCCGAATCATCAAAAGCGCGAATCATATCTATAAGGGCGGCCGCATCAAATTTAGTTTCATTATTTAAAATATAATATTTAAATAATCATTCTTCTTTATTAAATTCCTTTTCATCTACAAAATATCTTTTGCATATTTTTTCACAATTAGGATTTTCTTCTCTTGTCAAACTTCTTAATAATCTAGTTTTATCAGTAGCATCAATATAAATAGGTAAAATATCAATTCTACTATCTTGAATTAAACAATTAATTCCTTCTACATCAAAAACTCCTATATTTAATTTATCTTCTTTTAAGGTATCAATTCCTGCCCCATAAAAATAATCATTAAAACAGGTTACTTCTAATAACTCTTTATTTAATAATTTTTCAGTAAAAAGTTCATTAGAAATAAAATAGTAATCTTTACCTTCAATTTCATAATCGCGCGGCTGGCGAGTAGTATAAGATACTATCCCAGAAGTATTTTTTATATTGTTTAATATTCATTTTAAGATAGTATCTTTTCCACTTGCACTTTTCCCAAATAAAGCTATTATCTTATATTTTTTATCCATATTATTCCTCTGTTTCTGCTCTATCATGAACTAATTCTATATCTCCATTATCATATACTTTTGTTATTTTATATAATTGATGAGATGCTGTGTTTGTATAAGATTTCGCTACAAATGTATCATCTCTGCGGAAACCTGTCACTAATAATTTTACACCTTTATTAAATCAACCTTTTTCTATTACATGCTTAATTCCATCGTCTCCAAGTCCGCTAATTTGTCTTGCATACATTGCATAATAATCTCTTGTAAATTTTACATTTACAACCCCAGAAGTTGTTAATAAAGATATTGAATGTCTATTATCATTTTTATTAATAACTGTACCAATAATTTTATAAGTTCTAAAAATCGGAATGTCTTTTCCATTTCTTTTAAATAATTTATCTATTATAGGTTGACTTTCTAAATCAAAGAAATTCATAATTCCATATTTTAATAAGTTAACATGAGTTAATTCATGTTCATGATGATAGAAACATAAAGCTTCCATCTCCCATGCTGAGATATTTCCTTGAGCATATTTATCCCAATTTTCTTTAAACAATAATGTATTAAAATTCTTCAAAGCTTCTTCTTGATGTTCTTGAATCCATGTGCGGGCTCCCGTCATTACACTTTGATATATTTTATCCCATCTTGTTTGTAAAATACAAGTTAAACCATTTATAACTTCTAACTGATCAACATCAAAAAACTGATTATAAAATTCTTCACAAGAAGGATTAAATACATAATATTTTCCAACTTTTTGATTTGCTTTCAAAAATTTTGTAAATAAATATGTTCTTTTTTCTAAATCTAATTCTGGCGGAATTAAATTATGTTGTATTAATCCATTAAAATTTTGTAAAGTTAATCTTTTTTTCATATCACTAGTTTTTGCTAGATAATAAATCATAGTCCATATACGAGGTTCAATATTTGCGGCTGCCGCATTCTCTTTATCAACTTTATCAAAAGCTCCTGATTTAATTAAACTAATCATAGCACTTTTATTTAATGGACATCTTGCCATAAAATCTGCAATTCCTGTATAAGGTCTATTATTTTTTATTTGTTCTATTATTGCTCCGCTTACATTACTTAATGCTTTCATTCCAAATAATATTTCATTATTATCTATATCAGGTTGAAAACTATAATCAGATTTATTTATATCAACTAAACTAACTTTAATTCCTCTATTTAAAATTTCATTTAATGCTTTTGCTATTTTTGCATAATCTGTACTTTTTTCTTTTTTCTCTACAACAAATCCATCTTCATCTTCTTCAAAATCGCTATCTTCTTCCAAACTACCGCTATTAACTATTAAACAAGCTGTATTTCAATAGATAGGATTCCATCTTGTTGCAATATATGCTGTTTGAAAACCTATAAAGCTATATGCAAGAGCATGAATAACTGAAAATGAATATCCCATTTGTGGACCAACACCACAAGTTCATACATAATTTCCCATACAAGGACTTGATGCTTGATCAAAAATTTGTTGTCTTAGACCAGGAATTTTACTCATTTGTTTTTTACCAACTATTTTTCTTGCGGCATTTGCTTCTTTTAATGTAAAATGACAAATTTTTTCATCCATTAACATACGCATTAACTGCTCTTGTGAAGGAGGAACTCCATGAGAAGATTTAAAATATGGCTCAAGAGTTTTTTGTTCTTCTTTTGTTAATCCATATTCATCCATCTCTTTATACCATAAATCTATATTATTTTTAAATCTAATATATTTTTCCATTGGAGACTCTTGCCCTTTTTCTGATGTCATTAATCTCATTAATCCATTTGCATCAGACAACTCTATAATATTTGTTGGTTTTATTTTCTTTGCTGCTTGAGAACCTACATCACTATCAAATTGAAAAATATTCAAAACACTATTTTCTTGAATAACTTTCCAATATTTATCTTCTTCAATAGGAAGTACATTCGGATGAAAATATTTATTATAAACTTCTCTTAAAGATAAATCACTTTCAATTTCACCATAATCTTGCAACATTTTTATTGCTTCTGCTAATTTATCTTGAACTTCTGTTACTAAAAAATCATATTTTGTCATTCCACATGCTTCACACATATGCAAATCATAAGCTGTTATAATTTCTCCTTTTGGAGTCCTCATAAATGAACCAAATTCATATGGATCTTCATCAAACAATATAACTCCTGAAGCATGAGAACTTCTTTTGTTTATTAATCCTTCAATTCCACGCATAATATCTAAAAGACCAGGATATTGATTTACTTCATTTATAAATATCTTATTAGGTTTTCTATTTTTATCTGGATTTCCATTTACAATATCATTTAAAGACCATAAAAATCCTCTTTCACTAGGAATTAATGAACTTAAATATTGTGCTGTATCTACATCTATACCATCTGGAAAATCTTCACTTCTATATCCGCGGCAGGCGGTTAAAATCGTTGAACGCGTTCCTTCTGTCCCAAATGTAGCTATTAAAGTACAACCCAAATTTTTCTTCGATAATTCATCTATATTTTTATTAAAATGCTCTCCTCTTTCTTTTTTAATTTCATTTAAAATTTTAGGACGCTTACTTGGACATAAATCTAAATCAATATCTCCTAACTCCACACGTTCTTTATTTAAATCACGTTATCCACCATTTCTGATGGCGTAGACTATATCTTATTCTTTAAATATTTTCTATAAAATAACCACAGTAATATCCATTTCCTGCCCTAGCAGCTTTTAATCCAGCTCTTGCGCTTTCTACTTTAGTAGTTTTACATATTTTATTTTCTACAAATCATTCAGCACAATCTTTTACGGAATCAAATTCTTTATGAAAATCATTTTTACTTATCATAATTCTTTGTCCAGCTGCTTGTCTAAAACTAAATCTTGGAATATTATTTTGATTTAATATATCATCTACTGTTGAATGATTAATTCCAAAATTTAATGCTGTTTTTCTTGCACTTCTAGTTTTATAATAATCTTCAATAATTTCTTTATTTGGAAGTATTTTATGGTATTGTTGACCTCCAAATGTTTCATTATATCCTTTTACAAAACTATTATAATAATCTATCCAATAAATTTCCGCCTTATCTAATTGTTCATAAGTCTCTATATTATCTTGAAGAACTTCAAAAGTAAAATTTTCAATTCCATATTTTCTCATAGCTTTATATAAAGTTTTGTTAATACAATTTGGATGATTGATATTTATATTTCTTTTATGTTCTTTTCATCTTTCTTCAGCAGTTTTTATTGTTTGACCAATATAACATTTATTATTTATTTTATTTGTTATTTTATAAATTAACATATTAATCTCTCCTTTTCTATTATTATATGAAAAGTAGATTAATATTTTTCTACCTTTTTGACCAAAGTGGTAGAAAATATTTAAAGATTTTCGCACTTCGAGTAGTAACTCATCTTCTACTCTACTCCTTTCGGATAGTCGTTACACCTTGCGGCGACTGCCGCCTTGGCACTGGATTACCTTCAACTTTACTTGCTAAGGCTTCCCTGTTAGCATAAGAATTAATTAACCATTTCCTGTTAAAACTGTTCGTTTCTTACACACCCTTGAGTAATAAGGTTCACGAAATTTTTTATACTATACATTACTGCATAGGGCACCTATTTCTTAAAAGTTCTAAGCGCCAGAATGGAAGTGACCATTGAATCGGATCTAATTGAGTTATACCTAATAAATAATGATTTAAACCTGAACAACTAGAACCACGACCTGCGCCAACTATACTTCCGCACTCCCAAAATAAATCAACATAATGTTGTAATGTTACTGGATATGCAAACATATTAGTTCCTAATTTTTCACTAATTGTCTTTTTTATATCTGCTTCTTCTTCTAATCTATCTAAATAAGTTTTATTTTTTAAATTAATTTCTTCTAATTTATTTACACATTCATTTACTCAATATCTATTTATTTTATCTTCAGAATTATACATTTCATTTAAAATCGGATAATCTTTTAATTCATTTTGTTTAGGATAATCTTTTACTTCAACATGAGGGATAGTTTGTTGATGTGCTAAACTATAATTTTCTATTTTATTATATATTTCATAACTATTTTCAAAAAGTTCTTCTACAAATTCTTCATCAAAATCAGACTTAGCTAAATGTTCTTTTTCTTGTTCATCTGATTGAAGATATGCATATTCATAAAATTCATCTACCTCTCTTTCCCCTCCTTTTGAGTTTAAATAACTTTTATGAACAAATCTATCTTCTTTTTTTAAATAATGAGCATCTGACCCAATTACCATTTTTACTTCAAATGCATTTGCAATAGAACGTAATCTTTTATTAACTTCAATTTGTTCTTTTGAACAACCTGGCGCACATTCTATATAAAAATCATTTCCAAATAATTTTTTACACCATAAAATAAATTTAATTATATTATTATGAGCAGCGGCCGCCATTTCTGAGTCACCAGTTTTTTCTCCTTCAATAAGTTTTAATGTATGTTGAGATAATTCTCCTCCTATACATGCTGTTGTTGCTACTATTGTATTTGGATATTTATTTATAATTTCTTCTAAATCATCATAAATAACTGGAACTCTTTCTAAACCTCGATCCCAGAAGCTATTCATCCATGCTCTTGAAGATAATTCTCTTAAAGCTCTATGACCTTCTTTGTTTTTTGCAATTAAAATAAAGTGATAATATTTTTGTCCTTTTTCTCTGTCTGGAGTTAAATATATTTCATTTCCTAATGCAACTTTAAAATCTGGATGCTCTTTAATAAAATCTTGTGCATAAAAATTTGCTTGCGGGTGTCCGCGATAAGCACTCGTGATCTGTAAGCGCGATTCCAGACAAACCTAATTCATAAGCTCGATCAATTAATTGAGGAATCTTGTTTATACAATCCAAAAGGCGAATGTTAGAGAATTCTGAGTGAGAATGGACCTCGAAACGAACTGACATCTTTTATTTCTCCCTTCTTTATTATAAATATATTATATTATATTTTTAATAAAAGGTCAAGTGAATCTTTTACCTTGACCTTTATATTGGATAATCTAATTCTTTACAATCTATTCCATGATTATTAAAATATTTTATTAAACTTTTTCTTTCACTACAAGGATTATTAGGAGCCTCATATACAATTAATACTGCAATAGGCTCTTCTTTAATATTATTTTGTAAACAATACATTTTACAAAAATCTTTTATTCCTTTTAGCATTTTTTTAAAATCTATTTTTTCTAAAGCATTTTCATAATTTTTTACAAACTCACATTGTTGCGGATTTCGGTCAGCGCAAGGACAACCGGCCGCCGCACTGAACAATAATAGGTTTTAATCTTAATCCATTAAGTATTCCTCTCTTGTCTGTAAAAATATATTCTTCTCCTTTTCAATCATGATATCAAGAAGGATCACTCATTGCAGTAGACATAGGAATCATATTAGGTTTAAAATTTCTAATTTGATAAAAATAAGAAATTCTAATTTTCATTTTTACCCCTTTCTTATTATTACTAATTTTTTACTACAACGAGTACATGCTGTATATAACCAACGGATATGTTCTTCTTTATCAAAAGGAAAAGACTCTTCAATAACAAGAACATTATCTCATTCACTTCCGTTGCGCCTTATGACATGTGATTGCATATCCATAAACAAAAGATAAAGGACTACTTTTTTTATAATTTTTATTTTTAGATAATTTATACATTTCTTTAAAATTTAAAGTAGGTTCTCCATCTAAAATCATTTTTTTATCCATAATTAAACCTTTAAATTTAGAAATCTCATCATCTGCATCAAAATCTGCAATAGTAGTTTCAATTTTATTAATGCGGCCGCCTGTTATATAATAAGGAATTTTTACATAACTATCAAAACTATTATTAAGTGTTCCTATTGTCCCATTAACTAGAGGAGAACCATCTTCACTAAAAACATCTCAATAATTTCTTAAACAAATAATTTTATCTCCATTTTCAGGTTTATCTCCACGTCCTAATAAAGTCCTCATTTGTTTATTTAAAGCGGTTCTAGTAGCATTAGTAGCACAAATAATTTGATCTGCTCATTGTAACATTCCTGTTGTTAATTCTTCTTTATCTAAAATTTGTACTTCTTTTCCTATAAAATGATTAAGAGGTTTACCAGCTCTAATATCCATAGTAAGTTTAATAATTTCACTTTGCTCTTCCTGGCGCATAATTTGATCTAGAAATATATCTGGATTATCTAATAAATGATTATCATCATCTTTATTAACTGGTGGCAATTGACCTGGATCCCCTAAACAAATAATATGAACGCTGTAATTCATTAATCTATCTAATAATTCTTTAGGTACCATACTACATTCATCAACTACAACTATTTTATATCCAATTGCGGGAACAGGTAATCTAATATAAGTTCCATCAGGTTTAGGAATTGATTTATATAATAATTTATGTAATGTACTTACATTTTTATTTCCTTTTTTTTGCAAAACTTGAGTTGCTTTTCCAGTAAAAGACGTATAAACAACATCTTTATCTGGATCAACATTATCATTAAGAAGAGCGGCAATAATAAATTTAACTAAAGTTGATTTTCCTGTCCCGTGCATAACCTGCAATTACAGTTATTTTACACCCAGTACGATATCTAGCTACAGCTAAATTTAACCCTTGTTGTTGTTTTTCATTTAGCTCAATCATATTTACCTCTCTTTCTTTAAAAATTATATTTATTTCTACCTATTATTTCATAATCAGTAACTAATATTTGAGGAGTTACATGCCCCATTCATTCATTTGCATTACATTTTCCTACAACATTTATTTCTATATAACCTTCAGATAATAATTTTTCATATTCTTCTTGTGAACTACCAAATTTAATAAAATTTATTTTATTTGGTAATGTTATTTTTAAAGTAGGTTTTTTGTCAGGAGACATTAAAGTTAAATTATCTTTAGTTACTTTTAAATTTTCTACACAAATTAAACTTTCTTCTAAATCTTGTCCTCATAAATCATTTAAATTAGCAATATCTAAAATAGTTTCAGATTGAACATCGACCCCTTTAAATATATAATCAATATAATATAAAGGTTCTGTTTCCATGTTAGCAAGAGCTATATCTGTTAATTCTATAAATTTATCTATATCTTCTTGCTTTATACTAATTCCAAAAGCATTTTGATGTCCTTCCGCATATTCTATTACGCCAGTTTCTTGACATATATCTTTAAAATTTTCTATACCTGATCTAGAATATCCTCTTGCACTGCCGCGATAATAAATATCATATACAGGTTGAGGAGGCAAAGATAATAATAGTTTATCTGGGTCTTCTACTTTTACTTTTGTTAACATTAAAACTGGACGCTGATATTTTGCCATAATTTTATTGGCTATTAATCCTGCTATATTAGTATCTATTTCTCCTGGCTCTAATAAGAAAATTAAAATTTTATGTGCCATTAAATTTTCTGTTTCAATTTTTTGTTCGATAGTAGCTAAACTTTTATCTTGCTCTCTTGTTTGTCTATTTTTTACATTAGTAGCTACTCTTAAAGCTTGATCAACTACTCTTTCTATTTCACCTTGTCTATGCCCTCTCTTAGTTGACAAAACTTCTTCAAATGCTTTATACTTTAACATAGATTTAAATAATAATTCTTTTTCTTCTAGAGTTCCACTTCTAACCATTGAATTAATAAATGGAACTATATAAAATGCGGCCCCCATAGGAGTTATTTTTCCACCTAGTGAATAAGAGTTTTTTTCAGCCATTCCATATATAAAAGGATTTTTTAAATTTTCATCATGAAATCCTTGATTTATAATATGTTTAGTTTCTATCGACTTTAAACTCATCATATCTCCGCAATTACCAAGAGCTGCTAAATCTATATAATTTTTTGCATTTTCCATATTTAATAATTTATCTAAGTAGCGACAAAATTGTCAAACTATTCCTGCTCCAGAAAAATCTTTATTAGGGTAATTTGATAATTGATTATTTAAACAAATTGCATCTGTAGGCATATGGTCTGCTTCGTGATGATCTAGTATTATTATTGTGCGGCCGTCTGCTTTTAATTCTGCATGATATTCATAATCATTACTTGAAGAATCTGGTGCTATAATTAATTTAGCATCTTTTAATTTTATATAATCACAACAATCTGATAGTCCATGAGTTTTATCTTCATGCAAATAATAATGTAAATGATTTTCTACTCAATAAGGGAATAAATCATATAAATAATTTATTATAATTGCTGCGGAAGTATATCCATCGCAATCACAATCTACAATCACGACACATTCTTCGTTATTCTGGACTGAAGACACTAAGGCGGCTGCCGCATCTTTTAATTGTTGTTCTCCTAATAATTCTACATCATTAATATCTTTATCTGTTGTGTTTAAATAATGATGGATTTCATTAAAAGGGATTCCTCTATTAGTTAATATTTGTTGAATAGGTGTATATTCTTTGTTTATTTCTTTTATTAATTTATATTTCATAATAACCTCTTTAATATATTTTAATTTAAACTAATTCTTTTTTCAAATAAAGCAATAAAAATCTGAGGCCCTCTATCTATCGGACTCATTTTATATCCTAATAAGTTCTCTTTATCAAAAACAAAACTTACATTTACATATTTTTTAAATTTTTTATTAATTTCTTTTAATTTACGAACCCAATTTAAATGTTCTTCATCATTTAATTCTTTAAACTGCTTATCAAAAGCTATAATTAATTCTTGAATACCTAAATCTAATAATAATTGAACTTGATAGTTTGATAAAGAACTACCGCATACTGCAACAGATATATCATTATCTTCACCAAAATAAGAAGCATATAATAAGCAAGATTTTTCTCCTTCAAAAATAATAGCTTTTTTCATTCTTTTTATATTTTCTTTTGAAAAATTTAAATTATATAAATTATAACCTAATGCATGATTATACATTGTATGATTTAAATACATAGGTCTATATTTACCATAAATTTCATTTTCTTTTATTAAAGTTCTTTCTCTAATTCCTATTAAATTACTATCTTTGTCATAATGAGGGATAACAATAGCTTGAGAAGATGGATTATAACAAATATTTCTATCTCTTATAACTTCTTTTGTCATTCCTTCTTTTTCTCATAATATAATGCGGGGACGAGATAAAAAAGTTAAAATTTTATCTTCAAAATGTTTATACTCTACTTTTTTATTATTTTGATTATTTAAATTTTCATTATAATTATTTAAAAATTTTCAATCTTCGAGGATTTCATCATTTTTTTGAAAATTTTTATTTTCTATGGCAATTCCAAAAAAATTAACAATTTCATAATAAGCTTGACTAAGAGAATATTTATCATTTCCTTCTCTTTGATGTATCTTTATTGCTAATTGAAATATATCAAAACTTTCTTCTGGACACTCTGTATAACATTTAAATAATTTTGTGTTGTCATAATAATATAACTTATGACTATCTCCTCCATGGCATATAGTTCTAGATATAATATAATCATCATGCAAGATAGGTTGAGCATCAAAAGCAGATAAAAATGAAAATATTTGATCTAAGGTTAAATTATTTTTAACTTCATCTAAATTATTACTCATCTTTTTCAAACATTCCTTTTATCATTTTATCTATAATTTCTTCTTTTTCTTTTATTAAAAATTCTTCAAACGATTGTAAATTTTTTAAAGTTAATTTCATTTCATATTCTTTTTCTAAATCTAAACAAGTTAATATTGTAATAATTTCTTCTATAGTTCGACCACAAATTGTTTCTTTAGCTGAATCAATAGGAGTAAATTTAATTACTCCTGTTTCTTTATTTTCTTCTTTTTTATATAAATCTAATATATTAGCCATGCGGCGGGCGCTCCTTTCCACTTTTAACGCGACAAAATCTGCTTTGACCGGCTGCCGCATTAAAAAGCACTTGCACTATTTAATTCATTAACTTTTATTTTTAAATCTGGAATATCTACTATTTCATATTGATAAGTGGTACAAAACATAGGTTCAATTCTACAAATTCCGCGATCTGCCTTACACCATAATAATATATCTTTATATTGTCCTCTTCTATTTTTATATACAGATATTTTAATAGTAGGTTCTTCAAAATTTTGCTTTAATAAAATTGGTTTTAATGCTTCTTTATCCTCTTGACTTGTCTGTAACATAATTGCACCAAAATCTATTTTATCTGCTATTGCTTTTGCACCTCTTAATAAATTTTGGTCATATTGTTGAGCTGTTGTATAATCTGCATTTAATTGAGTAGATGTCATAATAAATACTCCATACTCATTACATAAATCTTTTAATCTAATTGCTATCATAAATAAAACATTATCTTCTCTTAACCCTTTAATTCCCGCCTTAGAAGAAACTTCACTTAATATTTTTAATGAAGTATGAAGATAATCAAAAAAAACATATCTAATACCCCATTCATGAATACCAAATTTAATTGCATTTTCAATATCTTGTAAACTAAAATCAGGTAATCTTTTTATGTGAAGAGGAGATGTTTTTATTTTCTTAGCTGCGTATTTAACGCGGTCAAGTTCACCTTCTTCATATTTATTATATATAATATGAGCTTCATTAACGCCACTTAAAAAAGCTAACATCATTGTTTGAATCTCATCTACTTCTTGTTCTGTTGTTATATATAAAGTAGGTTCTCTAGTTCCATTCTGTTCCCATTTATTTTCTTTTATATTATAAATTTCATCACACGCAATATTACATGCGTCTGCAATCATAGCTCTAGTTTTTCCAACACCAGTTGCCGCAGATCTCAAATAAAACTTCTTTAAGCGGGCGCCGCGTGTAATAGTATTAATTAATGGGCCAAACAATGGATATCCAATTTCTGGGTTCTTTTGTAATCTATCTATTAAATCATCAATGTTATCTCCAGCCTGAACGTAATCTTCATCTGTTCCATCAACATATTTTAATTTTATTTCATTTATTTTTTTATCAATAGTATCAGCAATTTCTTCTAATGATGTATTATCAAGCCAATCTTCTTGTGCCTGTTTCTTTTTTGCATCTAGAATATTATCTGCATCATAAAGCCATTTTAAATCTACTCCAACTTTATCATACATTCTTAACAAAGTCATCTTTTTTATTCTAAAATAATAATATTCAAAAGTAGATAAAGAAGAATTTTTTGATACCTGTTCTAAATATTCTCTTCCTTTATTAGTTTGATAAATTCCATAAGAAGTTGGTCTGTTATATAAATAATCTTCTATTGTATTTATATTTATTTCTTTTGCTCCTAATTGATGAAGATTAAATATAGTTCCAAAAATAATTTTATGAAATTCTTGAGGAAAATCTTCTTCATTAAATTTATATTTTTCATTATCTAAAATGTTAGGATTATTATAGATATTGCCAATAACTTGAATTGTTGCGGGAGTATCCATATATCTACTTATCATCATTTCCTCCTTCTATATTCCATAATTTAGGTGGGGCAATATAAACTCGCGGAGATTCTATTTCAATCTCTTCTGTTTTATTTGAAAAAACTTTATCTTTATTTATATCTTGAGCTAAAAATAAACCATAATAATAAGTTTTTGCATCATTATAAATATATGGCAAAATACCAATTCCGCCATTTGTTTTTTCTAAAGTATTCTTTTTTACATCAAACCACCAAAATAAAGCCTTGTGCATACCGCTATAAGAAAAATTATATTCTTTTTTATATGAGGAAATTTGTCTAATAATTTTTGCTGATATTGTATTTAATTGAAATTTTTGTTTTATATATTGCATTAAAGCTTCATAATCCTTTTCCTCTTGAGGTTTATTTGCTTGAACTTTATCATGGCAAGATTTATGCGCATATCTTCTAGTGTTTACCATGACATATGCTTCTTTATTTGTATCAAATTTTTCTTGACAATAATAACATATTACAATATGAGCAGCCATATAAACCTCCTTATTTATATTATATTATATATTATTAAAAAAGTCAAAAAAGACGCTTTTTTAATGCGTCTTTTCTTTTATATATCCATTTTTTCTAAATCTTTTAAATCTGTTACTATTAAAGATAAAGCTTCAACTTGTGTTCTTGACATTTGACTAACTTTATTTCCTTTACCTAAATATTTTTCTGTAATTTCTGTTATTCTAGGAGTATATTTAGTTTCAAAACTATCTCCGCTTTTCTTTATTATTCTATTTATAATATCCTGAAATTCTGACATTAATTCATCAAAATCTAATGTTAATTTTTCATCTTTTGGAAGATAAAGATTGCTTCTTTCATCTGTAAACAAATCTTTATTATTTTCTTCTTCTGCTTGTTTGTCAATAGCATCTGCTATTGCTTTTGTCAAGTTTTCATAAGAAAATTCTATATAATCTGGAGTATATTTGAAACGAGATCCCGCCATGTATCTATTTGTTCCTCTCATAAATAACATGGTTTTATCTCCCTCTTCTGTTGTAACTATTCTTGAATAACCTATAATATCTGCCATACGAGAAATTATATTAGTTGCACGTTTATCAAGAGTAGGAACGATTTGATTATATTCTTCTCCATTTTCATTTTTAAATGTTTTATCAGTTGAATGACTAATAATAACTAGGCCATAATCCATTTGAACAATAGATCTGATACATTCATCAAATTCTTGTCCTACTAAACCATAACCTTTTCCATAACCTATATCACTGATTGAATCAACTCCGAATCCGCCATCTGGTCTTTTTGCATTATCACAAATATATTTTGTACAATAATCATAACAAATATCTGCTGTATCAATTACTATTGTTGAAAATTTATTCTTTACTTCTTCTTTTTTTAACTCTCTTAATGTTTGTTTAAATTCTGACCATGAATTAATAGGTTGTGCAATAATACCTGGAATTGCATTATAACCTTTTTCAAAAGCTAATAAAAGAGCTTCTGGAAAACGAGCGGCAGTTGTTGTTTTGCCGCTTTTAGGTTCTCCATAAAAGAAGACTGAATATCCGCGTAAGTCACGACTAACCTTATGAGGGGTTAGTGACATTAAATCAATTGCCATATATCTAATCTCCTTTATTTAATTAATTAAAATTTAAAATCTGCTGTCTTAGTTGCTGTTGTAGCTGTAGATGTTGTTGTATTACCAGCTGTTCTATTTGCTTTATAATCTTCTGCTCTTTTCTTTACTTCTGCTAAATATACTTCTCTATTTTGAGCTGCTTTTGTTAATTCTTCTGCAGTTAAGATATTTTCATCACCAAAATCATAAGGTACTTTTGCTGTTCCTGTTATAATCCATTCTTTATTTGAGTTTGAATAAGTTCTAACAGCTGCTTCACCAAATGCACTTTCTACTTCTGATGTTCTTGTTATTGTTGTAGATATAATTTTACCCCAAACTTTTGTATAGATTGGATTTGAATTAGAAGCTCCTAAACCTTCAAAATATTTCATACCTTCTGCGTTTTTAACTTTAAAATCAACAGGCAATAAATCATTTCTAAAATTAAAAATAGCACCTCTAACTGAAACATAATCTTCTTCTATATTTTTTTCTTCATCTTTCTCAATATGAGATACATTTGTTATAACCATATCTGCTGAGAATGTATTTCTTAATTTTTCTTCTGCTAATTGATTAATTATAGTAACAAATCCACCTTCATTTGTTTTAGCTGATACCAATTCATCATTATTATTATAAAAATCATTTAATGCTAATGCTGTATCAACTCTAACTTTTAAAGCATTTTCTTTTCCTACTGATGTCCATGTTTTATTTTCATCAATAATTTTCTTTAAAACTGCATAAGTAGCATTTTTATTACCACTCTTATTTGTTTCTGTAACGTAAGTAAAATGTACTTTAATAACATTTAATCCTTCTTCATCAGTTGCAATTTCAAGATTTCCTGCAATAAAATCTTTTCCATAATTATCTGATGCTTGATTTTGAACTTGCTTTACAGATAAATCATGTTGATAAATGTAACCTTCTACACGTTCTGTGTTTTGTGCTTTTCTCATTATAATTTTTTCTCCTTTTTTAATTTTTTAAAATAATTTAATTCATTAATACTATATTTTCATATTTATCATTATGATTTAATTATTTATATAAATATTATAGTATAAATTTTTATTTTTGTCAACACTAACCGATACCCTTGTTCCCGTTATATCCAAACTGATCAGCCTGATATAAATGAATATAAAATTTTTCTTTCTCATTTAATGCGGCTGCCGCACATTCTTCTAAAACCTCAAAAGAAAAATTTTCAAGGCCATCTTTCTGCATAGCTTTATACATACGGTTATTAGCAGGAGTATCTATACCTAATCCATATTTAGCGTGATCTTTTCATCTTTGAGCAAGATTAACTGCTTGTCCTATATAACAGGTATCATCTAAAGTATTAGTAATTTTATAAATTCCAGTTTTAACAATAGAAGATCCTCCTAAAACATTTGCACAAACTTGATTCATAGGTTTTTGATAATAAGTTGTTCATATAAGCATTCTTAATATACGAGGATTATTTAATTTATATTCTATATCTTTTAAAATTTTAGCATCTTTTAAATCATTTTCTGCAACTTGGGGACAATAGAAAGACTTTTTATCTTTAATCTCTTGCTCTTTTCTTTTTGCTTCTAATGCGGCAGCGCGTGTTGCGGAAATTTTATCAAGATCATATTTAATTTCACCTAGTTTTAATCTATATACCTCAGCCGCATTATCATAGCTTTGTTTTAAATTTTCTAATAATTTATCATATTCTTGTTCTTTTTGGTCATAATTTTTATCTAATACTTCTGCATATTGTTTAAAAGCTTCTTGAGTTGCCGCATTCATATCTCGAGTTAAATTTTTTATTTGAATTAATTTTTGATTTTCAAATTCCTCTTGTGTTCTTAAAGTATTTATATCTTTTACAATAATTTTTCTAGTTTCTAATAATTTTTCATTTTCTTTATCTATCTGTTGATTAATAGCATCAGTTTTTTGTTTTTTAGTAATTCCTATTATAAATAAAATAAAACTAATAATAAATAAAATAATTGCAATATAAATCATACTTTCCTCCGAAGAAAAAAGTGTTGAGCAAAAATGCCCAACACCTCCTTTTAGTTTTATTTATAAATTATTCAGCATCCTTGTCGTCTTCAGCATCAAAATCATGCTCTTTACCTTCATCTGTTAAAGAGATGAATTTAACTTTTGCATGACTTCCATCTTCTAACTCAACTTCAGCTTCTGTTCTAACCATATAACCTTTTCTTTGGAAAGCAGATGTAACGATTCCGTTAACACTTCTTACTGGAAGTCCTGTTCCTTCAGCTATATCAGCAGCTGTGATGTTTTTTCCTTCATTAGCTCTTACGAACTCTAATACTTTCTTTGAATTTTCTTTTAAAGCCATTTTGTTTCTCCTTTTTAATTTTAATATTTTTTATTTATAAATACATTATACTTTTATTTTTTATTTTCGTCAAGCTAATGTATTTTATAACCAGATGAAAATATTTTTTCTTCATCTTTTGTTAATCATATTATAGTAAAAATTTTTAAAGTTATCAATTCTATATGAATTTAACCTTGAATTCTTCTTCTGTTAGGATGGGTATATTTAACTCTTTTGCTTGTCTATTTTTTGTAGAGGTTGAATTAATATCATTATTAATTAAATAATTTACTTTTGAAGATATAGAACTAACTACTTTTCCACCTTTTTCTTCAATTTCTTTTTGTAATTCTGCCCTATTTTTATATAAATGAACCTTACCAGTAATACAAAATATTAAATCTTTTAAATTTTGTTCTTTTATTTCTTCTATTTTATTATTTATAAATAAAAAATTTTTAACTATATAATCTAATTCATCATAATTATAATTTTTTAATGATTTATTCATTTCATACCCGAAACCATC